AGAAACGCAAGGCGTTTAACTACATCGTTCGGGCCAATGACCTTGATCATGCCAAAAAGAATTTCGAGGAAGGCATGAAAGGAACCATATCAGATTTCGTTGTCACTTGTATCAAGGAAGAGAAGAAACTGATGGACTTCTACGAGTTTGATGGTAAGATCAGGAATCCGGAGAAACATGAGAATAGTAAGCAATAAAACTAGCTATGAGACCACATCATCCGTCGCCGAGAAGTTGATGGAGATAAGCAAGATGGAGGGTACGATTTATCGTATCCTCACATTGTCTAACAAAACTTATCTAGCTTCTAAATTAGGATATAGCAGATCGGGGTTCTATAAGAAGATACAAAACAGGAGTTTTAATATCCGGGAACTAGCTCAGATATTCGACACGATCATCAATTTCAAGGATCAGGATTGGACGAAGGGCAAAATAGATAGGCTTAAGAGGTATAGGGCTATGAGCCTTATGGAGTTCAATAAAAGTTATAAAAAGAAAAAAGCGTAAACTACCCGTAAACTAAAGATTTATGGGCTTTAGACGTAGAAATATCATCATGTATAGAACACGACAACAATTCCCATCTTTCATGGGTGTTTACATACCCCCATGTAGCAATATTTCTAGCAGCGTTAATGTCCGCATCTGCAATATTGCCACAATATTTACAATGGAATCGCTTCCCATTGCGAATACCTATATGTTTGCATTCATGGCATGTTTGCGAGGTATAAGCCGGAGGGACGGCAATGATCTTAACTCCATTCATCTTGCATTTATATTCAAGAAAGGAACGAAGCTGATAAAAACTCCACGAGTTACTTCTTCTTCGAAATGTTTTGTTTCGTCTTTTGGAGTTCATGCCGAATCGGATATTTTTAAGATCCTCGATAGCGATACCCTTGTTTTCTTTCTTGGCCTTCGCAACAAGCCATTTGCTAATACTGTGATTCACGATGGTAGCGAATCTTTTCTCACGTCCTCTCAACCGTTTCAGCAACTTATGGCAGTTGCGGGTGCCTTTGGACTGAATAGAAGCTCTTACCTTATTATATTTGTCTCGTATATTTTTGACCTCATTGGAAGAAATACTGGTTCCATCAGAGATAGAAACAATATCTGTGATTCCCATATCAACACCAATAAAATCCTCTGCATCCTCTTCTTCCTCATCTGGGATCTCTATCGTTTGATAGAGATAGAATTTACCCTTGATAAGGACGAGGTCGGCTTCTCCTTTTGCGAATTGCATAAGATGAGGACGATAGCAGGTATATGCTATTTTCTCACGCCCTCCAATAAGCGAGATGGAGCATATGGATTTTGGAATATTGTAGGAGAGAACACGACTATCGTATGTAATAGCCCCAAATTCACGGAAACATCTTTGTTTCTTTCTATCAAGCTTATACGCATCTGCGACCTTGCTGATAGCGCGTACGACAAGCTGAGAGGAAAGGCGATACGTTTCCTTTATTGGATAGTAAACCTCCTTATGCAGACCAAATTGCTTAAATACACGTCGCTCCCACGCTATTTGAGAAATAGCGTTGCAAGCCTTATTGAAAACACTAAATGTATCTTTCAACATTTCGACTTGCTTGCATGTTGGAAGCAGCTTTATTTGCAATGTCAATTTCATACAGCAAATATACTAAAAATATCTAATTGTCAAATATTTGAAATAAATTTATTAATCAAAGAAGGGATAGTGGTTCAATCCCTCCCACGAGATAAAGACTTGCGGGTTTCCTTGAACCTGTTTTATGAAGGGTAGGATGTTACCATGTGAGAGATGCGGCAGGATGGTAGCCATAAGGAGCAAGGGGTTGTGCCCTGCGTGCCGGGCTAGGGAACTACCGCCAAAGGAAAGGACGGCGATACGGGTGAAGGCCAAGCCGAAGGGACGAAGCCTCAGCATCTTTTTTGGCGCTCATGTGGCAAGATTAAGTATGGTAAGAAGATCCCTTACGGGGATGTATATACCATGCCCCGGAGTAGGCAATATATGCCACTTATATCCTAAACGAAGATATAAGTCTGTCGCTGAGGATAATGATAATGTTATTTATTTGACGATAGACGAACACACGAGGTTTGACTATCTACTAGACACGATGGATTTTGACCGGCTTTTAGAGGAGTTCGGTGACACATGGCTTTTAGTGGCCAAAAAGATGAGGGATCTCGTACCTAAAGTCGAGGAGGATGGTAAATTAAAAACCAGATTATTATTATGGATAGAAGAAAACAAAGATTACTTCTAGCTCTCGGATACGAGGCTATAAGTGACACGATATATAATAACGGAACGATTATGGAAGTCATAAGCGATCAGGAATCGTTTGATGACATGAGAATCCGTTTATCTAAAAGGCATCATATGGTCATCACGGATGATGGAGTGGTAATAAAGGCGAGTTTTGATAAAGAAATGAATGAGCATACGCCATTATATTACTGGCGATCATCACTTCCAATATTAAGGGCATATCATACATATCCTAAATTTACCGCATTCTTTGGCATATTAGACGTTTTATCAACGGTTCCGAAGGAAGATATCTATGAGGAAGAAAAGCCTATTGACGAGCCTAAGAAAGAACCTAAGGAGGAGATAGAAATTGAATATGATCTGGAAACTGAGCAACAGTATTATGCCGCTGAATGGATCAAGGATATCCCGACACCAGTCTTATACAGAATGACCGTGGCTGGCAAGCGTGTTTATTATGAAATGGGAACTGATGGATACCCTATCATATATGATGGGGCTACCAATAATATTGCGAATGGGTATTGTGATACTTCCGGGGCATTAGAAAAATGGAAAAATGAGATGAGACTCAAGGGTAAGGACCCGGACGAGTACGCCAACTACCGGGCTGACTTGGGTACGATCATGCATTACTTATTTGGATTGTATCTGACGGGAGTTAAGATAAAACTGATTCCAACATGGATAAGAAAAGCTGTCAAGGAAGCTAAGCTGAGAATAGACAAGTATAGGATGGAGCGGATATTAGTGGATAATATGGATGAGTTGATAGAAGACCTAATATCATTCGCTATATTCTGTAAAGAAAGACATGTAAAACCTGTGTTGATTGAGAAGATGTTGAGGTCAAGGAGATTGAAAGTGGCTTCCTCTGTGGATGCTGTGGTGGAGATGGATAGCGAGCCGGAAATGGTGGAGATAGAGGTCGAGACAGGAGAGCTCTATAAGACTGGAGCCAAGAAAGGTCAGCCTAAGACGGAGAAAAAGAAGATAAAGAGATGCAGGAGGATATTCGCTATATTGGACTTCAAATCAAACAGGAAAGGCAATTTCTATGACGAGTACGCTTTCCAGCTTGAGTTATATAGAAGAATGATACTGGAAAATTACGGAAAGATATTGGAGATAGAGGAGATATATAACTTCGCTCCGGGTGATCCTACCGCAAAGCCCAGCCAATATAAGTTGAAGAGACAGACTGACAACCCTATATTGAATATGGCTACCGTAGTATATCTTCAAGGAAAGTATAAGTTCGAGAAAACTAATTATACGGTTACATCAAGAGTCGGATCCTTGGACATAGAAGGCGAGTTTGACGTTAATAAGTTGATAAGAAAAGAACCACTGAGGGACTATATATATAGAGTCATGAATGAGAGGAGAGGATGATGGAATTTAGGGAGTTCAATAAGAGCGTTCATCGGTATGAGCTGGATCATAGCAAGCCAAGAAGGAAGCTGACGTGCCCGCAATGCGGCAAGGATAAGTGTTTTACGCCGTACGTGGACGTAACCACCGGTCAGATCGTTGGAGAGCAGTTTGGGATGTGTGATCATAAAAATAAATGTGGTTACTTTAAATATCCAACAGGGAGCGAACTTGGGAACAATGATCTTTTTACCGATTCAAACAAAGTATTAAGGAGGTACAGACCTCCTATGGATCCGGATATAGCCAACTGCATTCCGGTAAGCAAGATGTTTGAGACGCTTAATCCTTTCGAGACATCCGATCTTCAGGATTATCTATCCAATATCTTCGGATCGTATCATACCAATAGGGCATTTAGCTTGTATAAGGTGGGGATGATGAGATTCGGGGACTGGGGTAAGTGCTGTGTGTTCTGGCAACTGGATAAGAATTGGGTAGTGCGGACCGGAAAGATAATGGACTACGGGCCTGACGGGAAGAGGGTAAAGGTTCCCATGGATCACGTATGTTGGGTGCATATACTGGACGGTCAGGATTACCTGCTTAGGCAATGCCTGTTCGGGGAGTTTCTTATCAACTTCTATCCCAATGACGCTCCGGTGTATATAGTAGAGTCAGAGAAGACGGCTGTTATCTGCAACATCGTGTACCCTAGTAGGTTGTTCATGGCATGTGGCGGCATCCATATGTTGAAGAGGGAGATGGTAGAGACATTGGGTAGGAGGCGGATAGTCCTGTACCCGGATAAGGGCGACGCTTTCAACGAATGGAGAAAGAAGGTAGACAAGGATATGAGGGGGATGAATATAGAGATAAGTGATTTTCTAGAATCAAAACCCAATATAAATGAGGGAATGGATATAGCGGATTATTTTATTATTAAACAAATTTATAATAATGGCAAAGGTAGTTGATAATTACAAGAAATTCAAGGTGCTTGAAATAACAAGACAGGAGATGATGGATAAGCTTACCAGATACGGGTGCTTAGGTATTTGCGATATGTGTAACAGACCTACATCCGTAGGCTATTACGTGGCGGTGATCAATCAATGGATGTGCAAGGACTGTTACAATGATTTCATCAAGTCAATTGACAGGTATGAGGAGGATATGAAAATAGAAAACAAGAATTTTAATAGATTCTGCAATCTATTTAATGTTGAGATAGAAGAAAAGGTATGAAAGAACTATCTTTAGCCCAGAAAGCTATGTTAAACGGATCCGTATGCCCGTATTGCAAGAACCCATCCACTATGATAAATACGGTGGAGGGAAAGCAAGTTGGGTGCGAGAAGTGTGGGGCTTGGATGAGATCCGATTCTACGGGTAAACCTGTAGGTAGGTTAGCCAAGCCGGATCTCCTTAGGTCTATGGATATGGTAATGACCGAGATCAATGTATTCTTAATAAAAACAGGACAGGATAGACATGATCTTTACAAAGAACTATCCGGTGAGCTTATGATACCGGAGGAGCATATATCCCCTTACAAGATGTCTTTGCCATCATTACTTAAAATCATGAGACATATCAAGGCATATAGTGATAATCGGATACAGATATATGATGGAGGGAGGGGGAATAACTGCCCTAGTCATAAGGTGATAGCGATAGGAGGTAGCGCATGCCACGGATGTCCGGAGCATCTATTCCATGTAGTGGATAAGGTAACTGACTTGGTGGTGTGTGACGCTGACATGAGTTACGGTGATTACAAAAAATAATTATTAATAAAAATTGACAGAACATGAAAGTAATTTTCATTCACAAACAGACAGGGTTTTATGTAGGAGGATCAGTGTTTAACAAGACATGTGGTTTTTACAAATGTAGGGATAAGATGATAGAAAAAGGCATAAGCGAGGATAAGGCCAACATGCTTATTGATATAATAGGTCCACACGTATGTGTGTGGGAAATAAAGGATGGAGACGATCCTTATGAGAGCATGAGGGATAGACTCGGGGATAAAGCCTCGTATCTGGATGGAGAGGATATTATCGTAGAGAATTATGATTATGATGAGGAGGACGAAGAGGATGGGGAAATCGACTGAATATTATAGGACACATCCGGAAGCCAGAAAGAAGAAGGCTGAGACGGACAAGAAAATCAACGCCAGACCTGAGCAGAAAGCCAAGAGACGGGAGTTGGGTCGCAAGAACTACAAGACCGATAAGTTGAAAGGTAAAGCCTATCGGAAGGGAAAGGATTTATGCCATACGGCTAAAGGACTTAGATATAAATCAAGATCAGCTAACAGAGGGTCTAAATCCGATACGGCTGGCGATAGAAACGCAAGAGGATGAGTGAGGATAGGATATGGAGGTCATCCAAGGAGATTATCATGGATGCCTATGAGAGGATAAGAAAGTATCAGTCGGGAGAGCTTCTCCCGGCTCGTACTGGATACGCTTATCTTGACAAGGCGTTACTGGGCGGGTTCTACCCACAACATGCGGTGGCTATAGGCGCTAGGCCCGGAGTTGGCAAATCTTATCTGGCGCAAAAAATCATGAGCAATGTGATGAATGTCAATATCAATCCACAGGCAGATGATTATGTATGGTTAAGATGTGAGTTTGAGATGAACCCAGAAGATTTGATGTTACGTTCACTATCAAAAAAAATGGGGAAAGACATACAAGATATACTCCTTAACGAGATGTCAGAAGATGAGGTAAAAGAAATGCAGAGATGCCTTAGAGAAGAGAACTCTAGCAGAATAACATACATCCCTAAACCATCAACCGTAGATGAGCTTCAAAACTTTCTATGGAATGAGTATATGCCAATAAACAAGGATAAGAAAATGGTATTCGTGTCTATAGATCATACGGCTCTAGTACAAGGTTCAGGAGACGCCAAAAGAAATATCGACTCGTTGATAACCATGTGTAATATCGCTAAAAGAACTTTTCCTAATATTTTCTTTCTTATAATATCCCAACTCAATCGTGATATCGAAGGACGGCGGGATCCAAAGGATCATATGCCAAAGCAATCTGATTTTTATCAATCAGATACATTGGGACAGTTATGTACGGCTATGGTAGCGTTAAATATCCCGAAGAGATACGGGTACTCCTCATACATGCAATTTCCGCAAGGATGGTATCCTAATCTGGAACGTTTCAAGAGCGAGTCAAGACGATCCTTCCGTGTGGATGGATTATTGTTCCATCATATCGTAAAGGTCCGTCAAAGATCATTGGAGGAGATTGACGCTATACATGTAGATATCATGAAAGGATATGAGCGATATTATCCTGATGGAGGGGTGGTGCGCCAAGAAAGACCGGGAGGCTCGGACGCCCCTGTAGGCAGCGGCAAGCCGGACACGACTGTGGTGACGCTACCGCCCCCGCCTCCCAGTATCCCATTGGAGCAACAATATATACCGCCCAGTGATGATTTCAATGTAGTACATGACGAAACACCTTATTAAGCATGAGATTGAGAAAAAATTTTTTGCTTGTCATCATAAAAGGGATGGAGATGTTATTAAAAGCCAATTTCTCCACCGAAAACAAGATGGGCATACGAGAGATTATATCCTCATTAAAGGAAATGGCCGAATACAGTATCAGGTATATCATAAACCGGGACAGGGAGAAGGAGATCATGAGCATCTGTGATGAGGTATCCAATAAAGTACAGGAGTATAAAAGAATGAACGATAACTCAATGGTATTGGAATTGGAGAACTTGAAGCGGGAGGTAGTGGCGGTAGAGGATCTTCTTAGCTCTTACAAGGGCGTTCTTGACGCCGAGCTGGTGATAGCCGAGGATGATATCAGGATCATACGGGATAAGATAGCTATAAGTTTGAGGGAGGACGGGACATGCAAGAGCATGACTGACGCCGATAAAAGGGCTAGGGTGGACGTAAGATACGAGAGGGCGTTAGAGGATTATCGAATCCTTCTAAGATGCGCCAATACGGTTAGGGCTAAGATGTCGGTTGTAGGGCATCTTAACCAATCTATAAATCAATCTATATCAGTTGGTAGGGTTGGTATGGCTAATGAATCTTATACAGTAAAACAATATGAAAAAGGGAAAGAGATTATCGAAAGCAGACGCCCTTAGGGTGTTGAGAAGAGCTTACAATCTAATAAAGAATGATAATTATGCGTTTATATGCAGAGCAATAGAAAAGGCAGCGGTTGAATTATCACTTGCTGAAAGATCATGTGTGGCGTGTTATCTTATACCAGAACTGAAGATGTTCAAACCTGTAAACAGAAAAAAATGGAGATTTTTGGTTTCATTCATCAAAGAAAAACATAAGGTTACATATAATAGATACGCTAATAGATATATATAACGGAAATGATCATCCAGATATAGTCGAGAGGGTAGCCAGAAAGATAAGGTCAATATTTTAACTTATTTACATATGTATAGGTGATTATATACCATTTTACACAAAAAAAAATGAGAAATGATATACATTTGTACGAAACATTATACTGGGTATCACCAATACCCTCTACCGGTTGCTCAAGAGTGGGATCGCCGGATTCTTTTACTGAACTAAACGTTTTTGATTTTACTTACCCAACGAATGTTTTTTTTAGGGTAAAACCTTATATCAAAGACCTCTTTTGTTCAACCGTCTTGTCCGAAACAAGGGACTATATGATTCGATTGAGTGAAACAAAATTAGAAAAGAAGAATGTGAAATTAAATAACATACGTATGTTTTACAACATATCTGGTGTAAAGTAGTATATAATAACCTATGTATATTAATTTTGAACAGATGATGACATCAGGATTAACGATGTCTGATGTTGGATATCTTTTGATGATCCGGCAAAAAGAAGAGATGGCTAACACCATTCCAAAGGAGAAAATAGATAGTTATAAAGCATCTGGTTATATTGAGCTTCAGAAGAATGGGAAGTGGAAGATAACGCCAAGGGGAGGATCGCTGCTGATGCTGATAGAGACACCCGGTCTGACACCGGAGGTCGAGGGGATCCGGGACCGTATCGTTGGGGTATATAACGATATGGGTAAGGATACAGGAGCTATCAAGGAGGTGGAAAAAAGGCTTATCTGGTTTGTGGCTAACACCAACTTCAAGGAAGAACCTATAGTAAGGGCCGTAATATCTCACATAGATCTTAAACGTGAATATACGATGAGATTGGATAACTTGATCTGGAAACCATCAAATGTGTATAGCGTGCATATGAGTTTATCGGAATCAACGTTATTCGATACGATCATAAAAATGTATGGCATGACGTCTGACTTGTATCTTAGGGAGAACAAGAACAAGGAGCTGGCATGGTTGTTCGCCATAAGCCGGCTTCCGGATCCCCCAAAGAGAATGGATAAGGAATACGCTATCACAGGCGATGTTAAGATGGATATCGAAAGGATATCGGATATAAAAAAAGAATTAGGTAGAAGATTGAAAATGTCGATTTAGTATGGAAAGAAAAGAAGTTGAAAAAGTAGTCAAGGAGGCGATATTCGAGAAGATGGGTGAATTTAATGGCCTTGATCATGCTGCTCAGATAATGAACGAGGATAAGCTGGATACGGATATGGCTATGGATTCCCTTGATTTTGTAGAAGTCATAATGGAAGTGGAAAAGAAAACGGGTAAATGTATACCCGATGGGGCACTTAACGTCAAGCCTTATCACGAATTGACGGTAGGAGAGCTTATGGGTATGTTGTATGATTATCTAAAAGACAAATAAATGGATTTCGGATATGATGATTGGGAAGAGGGGCTAGAGACCCCTCTCGTCGATGATTGTGATGACGATCATGAGGAGGAAGAATATGATTTCAGTTAAGGAGTTAAGGCCGGGCAATCTTGTAAAAGACAAAGCTGGCGATATATGGAGAGTAGGGTGCGTTACCAGTATGCGTAATGAAAGTGGATCATTAATCCTTGAACGTGAGGTTGATGATGGGATAATGAAATGGTATTCAGGGGAAGATGATGTCATGCCTATTGAGATAGACGATAACCTTCTTGACGCTATCGGTTTCAAGAGTGACAAGAATAGGGACGTATATCGTGGACACGGGATGACCATGGAGGTTTTTGGCGACGAGTATTATCTCGGACTTAGGGATATGGAGGGTGACCTGAGCGAGCTTATCCAGATAAGGTATTTGCATAACCTACAGAATATTTCGATGGATTTATATGGGCGTGACATAAATACGGAGAGGCTTTATGATCGTTCCGGAGAATAACTTGCTATGTAAGACCATAGGCGGTGAGAAGGTGCTTGCCGCATCCTACTCACAGATAGACACGTTTGTCCAATGTCCGTATAAGTGGTATAAGACTTACGTGGAGGGTCACAGATCCACGGAGAAGCACGAGGCTACGTCATATGGTACGGTTATCCACCAGACAATGGAGTATTTCTTCAAGAACGGATGTAGACCTTCTTATGAGGATATGAGTAAGGCTTTCAATTACTATGCGGATATAGAGAAGATTCCTTTTGATAGCGTAAAATCCCAGATCGAGTCTATGCAACATGCGGCTAGGCTAATAAGATGGATTGTGGGGTTGTTTGAGAAGGATGCTGCTGGCAATTATAAGAAGGCATGGTCCGATCTTACGCCAATGGAGAAGGTGGTCCGGGGGTCGAGACCGGCCGGCGTGGAGGAGGGCTTCGTCCTGCCCTATAAGCTGCCCAAGCCCCTTACTTTGGATGGCGTGACGTACGATAAGGTACATATCATAGGATCGGTGGACTGGCGTGGAGAGTATAAGACAAAAGACAGGATAGCCATGTATACGATAGACTGGAAGTCCGGGAGAAAGTTATTCGATGAAGATAAGCTGCTTCACAATCTCCAGCATCCGATATACGCCTTCTACATACTGAGAAAGTACAAGGTATTGCCGGATATGTGCAGCTATTTCTTTACCCGCATGCTGGACAATCAGAACGTGAAGGTAGACAAGGAGAAAGTAGAGAGGTCGGTCAAGGAACTTAACGATATTCTCCTTGACATGTATGATTTCGAGACAAATAAAATAGATAGCTATCAAGCTCACGTTTGGGACGACGCCAAACAGGGGTATAAGTACGAGAAGCGCTACCTCATGGGACGCCAGCCGGCCTGCCTTGAACCCCGCCCCAAGCCCTTGTGTTTTTGGTGCGATTTCTCGATCCACAAACAAGGGACATGCAGGTACTCATCGGATTGGGATGAGTCAAAAAGAAAGAATAAAAAAGATTAACTTTATTAAAAAGCCTAGGTAAATATCTAGGCTTTAATTATATTTGTGTCAATAAATAAATGATTATGGATAAAAACGAAAGAGAAAAACAGGTATTGGATCTTCTGATGTCTAGAAAGGATATTAGGAAATTGGTAGAGAAATCAAATGAATGTTATTCTAAAATGGATTTCGTTGGTGCCATGAAATGCCGGCAGGAGATAAAGGATATCGTAGACCGGGAATCGAAGATCATGTTGACAAAAAGCGAGTCTTTGGTGAGTTTGATGAATAACGCTGATAATGAATATAAATTCAATATGCTGGTATGGCTACATTCCATGATGTGTATGGCGGATGTATTTAACGGGATATTGGAGGATTTCAAGGATGGGGTAAGAAAAGCCAATGGCAACTCCAAGTTCGTTAAGTTCGATAATCTGGATCGGTTAATGGCAGAATGTAAGAAGGAGATTGATTACCTGATGAAAGGCACAAGTAAATCATTCCAGATATCTTTTGCCGTAAGAAGCGATGAGCTAAGGGAGATGATAGAGAATATGGTTGGCGACAATATCCGGGAAGGGTATGATATGTTTAAGGAAGAGGCTAAGATGACCAAGGAGACAGACAGGAGCAAGATAGAGGAATTTAATAAAAAGCTTGACCATGATCAAATGTAATATAAAGCTAGGCGATATAGTCCATACCCAGATAGGAGTAGGAGAGGTGATAGCCATAAGCAAGACCAAAGAGACTTTGATGGTGAAAATGGACGATGACCGGGAGTGTGCGATGAGATTAGAGTACGTAAAAGACGTTTTTGATAACTACAGATCCAAATGATATACAAGTTAAGACCATATCAAGAGGAGTGTGTTAAAAGTATCTCCGATTACATAAATTCTGATAGACATGATCCGGTATTGATCGTAGGTCCTGTAGGTTGCGGTAAGTCACTGCTGATAGCAGAGGCGGCTAGATTGATGGAAGATAAGACGCTGATTTTACAACCATCAAAAGAATTGCTGCAACAGAACCACGACAAGATAACGTCGTATGGCATACCGGCTACCATCTACTCCGCTTCCTGTGGTAAGAAAGAGCTGTCTAACATGATATACGCCACGTTAGGGTCTATCAAGAAAGTTATTGGTCAGCTTAAGGAGATGGGGATCAGGAACGTATTGATAGATGAGGCTCATGCCGGATACAGCCCAGAGGAAGACAGTGAGTTCATGAAATTCATGAACGAATTAAAGCCTAGCAAGGTAATAGGGTTTACCGCCACGCCATGTAGACTTAAAACTATGTCGATAGGACAAGTATCATATTCTCAACTTAACTTCATAACCAGAATGAGACCGGTATATTTTAAGAACCTGATCCATGTCATACAGGTGGAGGAGATGATAAGGCAAGGATTCTGGACACCTCTTAAGTACGAGACATGGGATTTCAATGGAGATGCCCTTAAACTCAATTCTAACGGCTCCGAATATACGGCTGAGTCTATTAGTGAGGCGGTGAGAAAAAATGGTTTAAACAACCTTATTTTACGCCGATTAATGATATTAAAGAATAGCTGTAAGTCTATATTGGTATTTATGGATTCTGTTGAGAGCTGCAATACGGCCGCCGAATGGATGAACGCAAAGATATGCGCTGGCATGGCGGAAATGGTTCACGGAGGCACGCCAAAAAAGCAGCGGGAGGCTATAGTCGAGAGATTCAAGTCAGGTGGGACGAGGGTAGTGTTCAACTATTCCGCCCTTGGGACGGGATTCGATCATCCCGGACTGGACTGTGTGGTATTCGGCAGACCTACGTTCTCGTTCTCTACATGGTACCAAGCCATTGGTAGAGCCGTGAGAATCAAGGATGGGAAGGATAGTGCGATGGTGGTTGACTGCTGTAATAATTCTTCTAGATTTGGTGATATACGAGGTCTTAGTATAGAGAACTACAAGGGATATGGATGGGGAATGTTTGTCAATGACAACCTAATCACCAATATCCCGATGGGAGATAAGGTAACGAAAACGGATCTGGATATCAAAGCCGCTAAGAAAGATCGAAGGAGGGGGCTGGCGCAGGGCGTAACCGCAGCCCCTATCCCAGGGAGGCCGCCTCATCCTCTTGGCTCTACGGTAATGACATTCGGGAAGTATAGTGGATGGATGTTGCATTCGATCCCGGTATCGTACTTCAAATTCATAAACGAGACATTTGACTGGGATAATAATAGAAATAAGGATATAAAAGAATATATAGATTTTTTAATCAAAAACAACAGATTATGACAGGATGTATATATCATGAGGCTGACCTTGACGGAGTAATGTCAGCGGCCATAGTAAATAAATATTTTAAGAGAAAGGATATTGATTTACTGCCTTACAATTATGGAAAGGAGATACCTGACGTTAATAAGTATGATAAGATATTTGTAGTTGATGTATCATTTGGAAACAGAACAAGATTCCTTTTCGATGAGTGGAAGGATAAAGGTACAGATGTCATATGGATAGACCATCATAAGACAGCCATAGACGATATGAGGGATTACGAGGTAAAGGGCAAGAGGCGTATAGGGACGGCGGCCTGTGAGCTTACGTGGGAATATCTTTTCGATGATATCAAGGCCCCTGATGTGGTAAAATTATTGAGCGCTTATGATGTATGGGATCATGACCGCTTCGAATGGAGTAATGTTCTTTCTTTTCAATATGGGATGAGAGGGTATTGCGGTCTTGACATAGACGTCGCCAGTGAGATCCTAAATAAAGCTGATAAAGACTTCGTGGATAATATGATAAAAAACGGAGAGGCTATAATAGAGTATATCTTCGAGAAGAACAGAGGAGAGATGAGCATGTTCTCATTTGAGGCGGACGTGTTTGGTTATAAGGCGATATGTATGAACACCACGGAGTTTAACTCCACCACATTCGAGTCTATGTACAATCCTAGAAAACATGATTTGATGATGCCTTTTTGCTGGAACGGGAGATTCTTCAGATGCACGTTCTATACCACCAAGGAGGAGGTGGATGTCTCGGCGCTGGCACGCAAGGCCAACCCCGGTGGAGGAGGTCATAAGGCGGCTGCCGGCTTCCAGCTTAGCGTGGAGGATATGATGGAGTTTCTAAAAAACAGAAAAATGTTATGATAGGGTTAGTCTTTGCCTTTATAATAATGGCAGGTTCTATCTATTTGATAATAGAAGGGAATAAGAAGGATGATTCTGCTGAATTTTATGGAGGGATAATAGCAACGATCTTATCTATCTTCTTGATGTGCTTAGTAATACAAAATACAAATACAAAAGATATGGGAAAGGTATATAAATTCAAGAGACTTAACGAGATGAAGCTAGATGATTATGGTTTCGGTCTGTTCGAGTACAATGGCGTTCTTTATTTCAAGGAGGCAGATGAAGGGAGATGCTTTGATGTAAGGAGCGGGAATGAGGCTATTATCGGGAAAGGTAAAATTGTAACGGTCTTGGAGGATTGATCATGAGAAAGCTTAATGACACCAACAGGACAAGGAAGAGGAGCGTACGGCACTCATGGATAAAGGCGGGTCCGGGGATCCAACGCTGCGCTATTTGTGGGATCACGAAGCGAAGTGAGTATATAGACGGGAAGACCGTTCATTGCGTGCATCTATCATCTGGTGAGCTTTACTCTATGACAGGTGAGACGCCAGAATGCAGGGATCTTAGCGAATTTTATTAATCTAAATTACGAAAATATGACATGGTATGATACTTACGAGGAAATAAAGACCAAATATCCGGATACTGTTTTTGAGGAATATTGGTTAACGAAAGATGATGCTGGTAAACTAAAGAGATATGAACCGATTAAAAAGGGATGGGTTACAATTGAAAATAATCCTGATACAAGCGGTTTTATTATATCTAGTGACAAATGTGTTATCAATGGCTTTAAAGCAGAAAAGAATGATGGGGATGAGCGAAGCATATTGCTGCATATTGGAATACTGTCTCCTTTTAATGATGATCCAGTAATAATAATAAAACAAGAAGGAATTTAAGATGAAAGAAGAATTTAACAAATACGACAAGGTCGTTTATGATGGTGAGGTATTTGAGGTACTTGAGACCGCAGACAATACGGGGATGATGAAAATAGAACCGTTATTTGATGAGACATATAAATCCATTTGGGTTGATGAGGAGATGGTTGTCTCGTTAAACAGGGCTATCAAGTTAAGGCTTATTGATGATGAGACGGCAGATGAGGTGATGAATTTCGGGAAGCCAAAAATAGGAGATGCGGTGGTGGAAAGCGGGCCGCTCGTAGGGAAAGACGGCAGCGGCAAGGATGACCGGGCCGACGGCAAGCTTCGGTGGGACCTCCTTCCTTTGGCTGAGATAGAGGACATCGTGAGGGTATATACGGAAGGTGCCAAGAAGTATGCTGATAACTCATGGCAAGATATACCTGATGGGTTCAATCGTTATCTAGGTGCACTCATGAGACACTTGGTCGCTTATACGAAAGGGGAGAGATATGATAAGGATGGGTTCATGCATCTATCCGCCGTATGCTGGAACGCCATAGCGTTATTATATTACGATAAACATAACAAAGGGTTAATAGAATGGGAAAGTCAGGAGAAAGAACAGTAGATGAGAAATTAAAAGCTATCGACAAAAGGACTGGTAGATACATTAATGTGATCAAGCGCACTATTGATGATGATACCCCATTCTCGACAGTTAAATACCTCGATAAGAATTATAAAGAGCTGAATTATGATTGTGTAAGGCATCTTAATTTTGATATAGACATAGATTGGGAGTTGAGAAGATATCAAATCGTGAAGGATTTATTATCTAACAGTTTCGATGGGAGGAAGATGGGTGTAGATGAGATAGATAATGCTATATTTACAGCGGATTTAATTATTAACAAATTAAAAACTATTTAAAGATGGTAAGAATCGATTTTTTCACGAAGAAAGACGCTGAGTACAGCGATTACATGCGATATATTATCGCCAACACATTACAGGAGTATGAGGGTGAGGTTACGTTAAACCAGATCCCGGAGAACAAGGCCACGGATGAGGAGATATCCAAGTACGGTATAGAGGTATATCCTACTATCATCATCAGTGGAGATAATATGGATGGCTTTAACAAACTTGAGGGGATGGCTAGAAAGGCTGACCTTATCAACGTCATGTCATTATACGATAAAAAATAAGCCCATGACGCTAATGGATAAATATTTTGGCTGGAAAGATATATTCTTTGGCAGGTTCGTGCATTGCGATAATGAAAAAAGTGACCAACCGCAAGGGAGTAATATACCTCTAGCCAAAATAAACTTCGATAACAAGACAGGGTATGTGGAGGACGGGACTATTAATATAGCCGAGCTTCTTCAATATCTTTGGATAAATAATAAGGTCTATGGGTGTGAATATGCACCCATAGATATATCCTCTGTCTTGCAAACATTGATTAGATTGACCGAGAACGCTAAGTTCATATTTGACGACCAACCCGGCATACATGATATGATCCCATATAGAGGTTTTTTTCTTAGAGATGATTTTTTACCCGGGAAAGATTATTCACTTGATTTGGATAAAATAGTGAGCGGGATGGGAGGATGGTATGGGGAGGATGAGGATCCATGTTACTCGATGTTCGTCAGTCAAGATCAGATATGGAACTTGAACCCGATATTAAAGGTATTAGCTGATGAGGGATCTATTCTAGCCAAGGAACTTGGGTATGATATGAACTCATATGTCAGCGATAATGGATACACGATATACAACCCCTACCTCTCGTGGATTAATCATTACTATCATTATTGCCCGACATTTAATGAGGATAAGCTGAAGCCGTGGGATAGGGTAGAAGACAGAAAGAATAAGTTCAAGATGACAGATAAGGTCAAGAGAGGCGCCAATAACTGGTACTATTCAGGCGGGACTATATCCTGCGTGGATAGCTTCTTAGGGAAGAAATACAGGAAGAATCTCCGAACCTTCATATATCGTGGAATCGTGTTCTTCTTAGACCGGATATGGCATACACCATTGTTTGAGAAGATGGGCGTGAAAATGAAATACAACGCTTATTATTGTTATGCCGCTACTTCCGGGATATGGTATGATAAGGGATTCAAGGAAAGACTAGCCAAGAGGTTTAACAAGTCGCTGGGCGGCGACGGGGAACTGTTCGGGGCTAACCTAGCCTGCATGGTATGTGACCGTAAGGATATCGATTGGGAGGCGCTTCGTCTTTGGCTTGACAAATACGATGATCCTACTGATAAGGGCATGGTGAATAGCCCTATTCAATTTATGTATTTATATCTATATTACTCTTTTAACAAATAAGACATGGAGACTAAAATATGGTGTAAACTTGTATATAATTACCTAACATTATAATATAATTTAAAAGATGGCAAAGAAACAGTTAAAGATCCCGTTTAAGGACGGGAGACCATGTAAATGGGTTAAGGATGTTCATGATGAGGAACGTGATAATTATGAGTTTGATGAATGCCTTGAGATACACGGATTCGTTCGTGGATGCTCTTCGGCTGTAATGATATTAAGACCGGCAAATGATCATGGGGAGGATTTTAATTATGTCAAAAGTGTCTATTACCAAGTATTCTTGACAGACAGTAAGGAAGTAATACAGAATATGATGCATGGAATCATATATGGTAAATGGACTTTTGTTAAGAGAGGCGAAAATTTTGGTATAAAATTGGTTAAGGTCTTACCTAAGATACATAAAATATCCCTTGATATGATCGCAAAGGATATTTTTAGACCATGAAAATAAATAAAAACAGGATTTATGAAAGCGGAGAAAAATATGACAGTACAAGATTTGATAGACGAATTGATGCTTGTCAAGGATAAGAGTAAGGAAATAAGGGTTGTTATAAATACGAATGATTATATAACATCCTACCCTGCCTCTTTATCTGATATGTCTATAAAAAAAAGGGGAAGATATAGCCAAAGATCATTTTGATAATATAATTGCTATAGAATTGTATAGATAAACAATAGACAATATGAAGGTATTATCATTATTTGACGGGATATCATGTGGGTATCTAGCATTACAAAGAGCCGGCATACCTATCGAGACTTACTACGCCTCGGAGATAGACAAGACATGTATAAAGGTAAGTCAAAAACATTTTCCTAATATTATTCAATTAGGGGATGTTAATAACTGGAGAACATGGGATATCCCTTGGAAAGACATAGATCTGGTCATGGGAGGGTTCTGTTGCCAGAGCTTCTCTAGCTCAGGTAAGGGTAAGGGATTCATGGACGCTCGTGGAAGGCTTTTCTTTTGCTTCTCGGACATCGTAAAGCATTTAAGGAAGGAGACCAAAGGTAAGGTCCTGTTCTTGGGCGAGAACGTCCGGATGCGGGATGAGCACCGCTGGGTGATTACCGAGGAGCTTGGCGTGGAGCCGGTGGAGATCGATAGCGCCTTGGTCTCGGCACAGACCCGGCATCGCCTTTATTGGTGTAATTGGCCGGTAGAAATGCCGAAAGACAAGCATATATCATTGGATGATATTCTAGAGCATGACAAGGGTTGGAATCCGGGAGCCATAAGAGGGAGATATATAGGGACCATTGTCGGTAGAAGGATAGGAGATGACGGGTATCGAAAGGATTGTGACATGGGCATAAAAATAACGCAATGTCTGGAGATAAGAAAAGATAAGAATACCACTCCCATCAAGAAAAGTAATTGCCTGACAACGGTTATGAAAGATAACGTAATCTCATCGTTACCTCCCGGAAGATATCCTAACGCCTTTGACATAAAAGACAAATTCAGATACCTGACCCCGATGGAGATGTGTAGGCTACAGACATTGCCGGATGATTACCTTGACGGGATAGCCCCGAATACGGCCATGTCTTTAGCGGGTAACGGATGGACAGTGGATGTGATAGCCCATTTGCTAAGAGGCATAGAGCGTAGGTAGAATTTAAAACACGATCACAGCGATATGGTTATAAACAAAACATGGTCGATGCCGAATAAAGAGACATTCAGCATAAGACCGATAAGAGAACTTATAGATAGATATAAAAAAGACGGGATGGTTATAGTGGATCCATTCGCCAGAAACAGCGATATAGGGACGATCACCAACGATCTTGATCCTGAGACTAAGGCTATGTATCATAAAGACGCCACGGACTTCTTGTGTCATCTTGATGATAATATAGCTGATATGGTACTATATGATCCACCATATTCCGCTAGACAGGTGTCCGAGTCATATAAAAGGCTTGGAGAATCTGTTAATATGCAAACAACACAATCCAGTTATTGGGCTAAACAGAAGAAGGAGATAGCTAGGATTACCAAGAAGGGCGGGGTGGTCATTACCTGCGCGTGGAACTCCGGCGGTATAGGGACCGGGCTTGGCTTCGAGCAGCAGGAGATTCTCCTCGTGGCTCATGGGGGATGGCATAATGATACGATCGTTACGGTAGAAAGGAAAATGAAATTATGAAGGAAAGAATATTCACCACAAAAGAACAGGGGAGGGTGCTGGTCGAGACCGGCCTCCCTATCTCTACCGCCAGCGGCCACAGGTCATGTGGGGTAGATAGACTTTATTCTATGGAAGATAACGCGGGCCGTGTAAGCCTTGCGGAGGTCGTTACCCCAGACGTATCCAACCCTGTTTGGGATGTAGGCACGTTGCTGAATTTGCTCCCATATGAGATAGAGGGTTGTACATTAGAATGTTATAAGCTAAGGTGATTATATACAATTTTATACCACAAATATACCGAATTATTTTTATATATAAATAAAAATTTATATATTTGTGTCATGAGATTGGTCGAACAACATATAATCAAGCGAAGCTCAATATATTACAATGAGCTTCAAGATCTGTTGCATAAGTGTAAAAACTTATACAACAAAGGATTGTATGTTGTTAGACAACATTACTTTCAATATAAGGATGATAATACCGTTAAATACAAATACCTCAACTACTACTCTCTTGAAAAGAAGTTAAGAACAGAAAATGATCCAGACTATAGGGCGTTACCAGCACCAGTAGCCCAACAGGTGCTTATGATGGTTGATCAGAATTTCAAGTCCTTCTTCAATCTTCTTAACAAGAAAAACAGAGGTGAATATTCTGAGAAAGTAAGAATACCTAAGTATCTTGATAAAGACGGGATGTTTATGGCTGTTTTTCCAACAACAGCCTTTTCTCAGAAATGGATAAAGCAAGGTATTATTAAGTTACCTAAACAATTTTCCTTCACTACAAGAACTAACAAACGAAATATTCAACAACTCAGGTTCGTCCCTAAGAATGGATATATTATGCTTGAGATTGTGTATAATAAGAAAGAGAAAGATCTTATGTCTGATAACGGTAATTACCTTGGTATTGACCTAGGGCTTAATAATCTTGCATCTTGTGTCTCTAACAACGGCTCTTGCTTTATCATCAACGGTAAGCCTCTAAAATCTATCAACCAGTATTATAATAAAAGACTAGCATATTTAAAATCTAAATTAAAAGGCAATAAACAAGTATCAAGACAAATAAGATCGTTAACCAACAAAAGGAATAACAAGATCAAGGATTATCTGCATAAAGCCAGTGGGGTATTGATTAATCACGTAGTCTCCAATGGCATTAATACGATCGTAATCGGTCATAACAGATGTTGGAAACAAGAGATCAATATCGGAAAACGAAATAACCAGAACTTTGTATCTATTCCTTTTAATATGTTTATCTCAATGATATCATATAAAGCTACATTTGATGGGATCAATGTTAAGATCGTTGAGGAATCCTATACCTCAAAATGTAGTTTTTTGGATAACGAGAAGATTTGTAAGCATGAGGAATATGCCGGAAGACGTATCAAACGAGGATTGTTCAAGACATCTTCCGGCAATATTATTAACGCCGATATCAACGCTGCATTTAACATCATTAGAAAATCGGCAAAAGAAGCCTTCGATGTAAGTATCTTACCAGAAGGTAGAGGGTTTTGGTGGAACCCGGTACGGATTTCCGTATAGATATATATCATTTTACAATTTTAGTGTAAAATGGTATATAATCACCTAAGCTAAAACATGCATGGTCTGTAACGTATAGAGATATAGACGAGATCCCTATATATTGGAGTAGCGAGAAACTTCTTGTAGACACATTGTTTTCGATGATGATGGAATTACTTAAACATAAGATTATATGAGCATAAAGCAAATAACAAAATTAAGGTACAAAACGAAAGATAAGCCTCCTATGGAAGGTGTTCCTCTTTTAGGATACAGCAAAAAATATGACTGTTGGGTAGCGTTAGTATACAGAAAAGGGGATAACTATTACACCAATATGGAGTGCGATGTTGAATATAAGACATCTCCTCCAGATGAGTACGAATACGTATATCCGTGAGAACTAGAAGGGATATATTTATATTTAAGCATGATTAATATTATTTTTATATTATTCATGCTTTTATTTTTGTTTAAATCATATCTTTGTATCAACATTAAAAACCAGATTATTATGGATGGAGACAAACAAAAAGTCAATGAACTTACGATGAGGACGCTGGGTTCTCATTATGGCGGATATGCCTATGTAAAGGTAAAAAATCGTCAAGCTGATGTAAAGATAGACTGGAAACTATTAAGGGCTATAGAAAAAGGGGAGGTGGAGATAGACAACGAAAAATATCATCTATCTGGAATAGAGTACGTAGCTAAAAGATATCAGGACATGTTTTACGCTGGTCGTGATATTTATTATTTCAAGGGCATAGGAGGGCATGGGATGACCGATCTTCTTAGAAACGCTATAGATGATTTACTAGACACCATAAGTAGTAGAGAGGCTTATCGTAGTGCAGAGCATAAAATGTACGCCCAAATGAATCAACTTACTGAAGCGGGAGCCATGATCAGCTTGGCTATAGAATTACTAACATCTAATATCCGTCATAGTTATGGAGAAATTAATTTTGAACGATATCCAAGACCTGTGGAGGTGGAGGGAGAAGATAAACATTGATGACTTCAAAGAGGATCCTATGGCTGAGGATATGCCATTATATTTCCCATGCGCCGTCGTATGGCATGAGGAACATGATGATTATATATGCTATGGATTTGTTTATGTAGCAGAAATATTAGGGATATGAACATTAAAAAACAGATAATTCTTGACGATAAAGACTATGAGCGATTAGTGCACGATGCTAATCTCAGTAATGATGAGATAAAAAGCAGAATCGCCAACGCTCTAACCACCGATATGGTATTTAGCTTCGATTTCGATGTAAACAAAAAAGTTACGGGGAATATGAGGATCGAAAGCGCCACCCATAATCTAGGATATAATGAATATGATAATATCGTAAGGGCTAGAGACGAGAATATTCACCATGCTGTTTATACAGCTATATATGATTATCTTGAGAAAATAAAGAGAGATAATAATGAGCTAAGCGCAAAAGATTGGATATTATTCACATCTATAATCTTATCTATTTTAGCAATGGGATTTGCAGGTGGATGGTTGGTATTTAATTGATTAAATCATGGGTAATTTAAAAGACATACAAGATATAACCGGTCTTACGTCAGAAGCTATATTCAATATACGTAAACCTGTTGATTATATGTGCAGTGATATAGATAGCCATATAAAAGATATCAGGACACAATGTGATTATATTATGGATGGGGACGAGGAGGATGTTAAATATTATTCAAAATCAATCAAATCAGACGTAGATTCTTATTTCGAGGATATACGGTCAAAGGTCGAGAATCTCCGTGATTGGGGAGAGCAGTGGAAAGTACTGGCTAAAGACCTGTTTAATAAGCTGCTGGAAATAGATAGCGATAATACTATAGACAGCTATCTGTCTTATGAGGCATTGAATAAAATCAGGGAACATTTAAAATAAAATTATAAACATGAATAAAAGAAAAATCAAAAAAAGACTCCATTTAAATAATAAAGAATTTCAAACCTTATTTCGTTCAGGCAAGAAATACTTTAGATATGCGATAAATAATCTATGTCTTGCTTTTGGATGTTCTTCATTAGAATATTGGATATACTTCTTTGAAGGTAAAAGAGTTGATGGGAGTATATATTATAAAAGCATTTCACGACTAGTTCTTAGATAATGATAAATTAACAAAATAAATAGACATGAGCAAATTACTATTTTTCGATTTAGAGACAACCGGGGTTAAGTTCTGGAGAAACGGAATACACCAAATAGGAGGGATCGTGGATATCGACGGGCAGGAGGTCGAGAGGTTCGACATCCGCCTAGCCCCGAACCCTGCCGCCACGATAGAGCAGGAGGCGCTGGACGTGGCCGGCGTTACCTTGGAGCAAGTGCAGTCTTATCAGCCTATGGAAGACGGATACAGGCAGTTAGTTGGTATATTATCCAAATACGTGAATAAGTTCGATAAGAGGGATAAAATGTATTTAGTGGGGTATAACAACGCTGGATTCGATAACAGCTTCCTACGGGCTTTATTCAAGCAATGTGGGGATAAGTATTTCGGATCATGGTTCTATCCTAACTGTATGGATGTATATGTTATGGTGACACCGTTCCTGATGGGTGTAAGAAACGATATGGAGAACTTTAAGTTGATGACCGTAGCCAGAACTATGGGTATTGAGATCGACGAGAATAAGCTTCATGACGCTACTTACGATATTGAGCTGACTAGGGATATTTTCTATCGTATAATTGGCAAAATGGACATTAAGCTATGAGGGACATTTTAGAGGCGATGCATGATTACCCGGATGAGGCGCTTGGGTTGTGTTTCTTTTTGATAGTGATTGTCTGGTTGTTGTCAGGTATATTCGAGAAAAATGGATGATAAGATTAATGAGATACTGGATCTCCTGAGATCTCAGAACGAGATGATTAAGGATATCCACGATTATGTGAAAGAAGTTACCAGCGAGAAATATATAGGGGAGTATAGAATGACCAGCTTCTCTATCAACTTGGCCGCTGATATACTTACCGAAGCCATTAGCCCTAAGATAAAAGGGATGATGGTGGATTTATTAAGGAAACAGGGATGGAAAACCGAATGAGACATGGGAACATATGAGAAGAAGGTAAATCAGTTAAAAGATTTGATGGTAAGGAAATACAAATCGGCTTACGACAAGTCAAAAGGAATAGATATAGATATAAGCTCAATAATGTATCTCCCAGTACCAAATGAATTTAATGATATGGATATTGAGAATATGTATGTTATTCTCGATAAGATTAAAGATATTATAGATAACAACAGGGATAAGCTCAAGAACCCGACTTGCGGCACATGCGTACATCTGCATGATAATGAATGGGCGAAAAGATATGGCAAGGTATGTTGTTCTATTTGGCAGGTGTGTGACCATTATATAAACCCTAACAGGAAACATAATAGGAAACAAACAACATACGTAAGGCGTCCAAGCAACAAAGCTTGTCCTAATTATGAGTATGGTGATGATAATTTTGAAAACAGAAGAAGATGTATAAAAGAAAAGAATACCCGATAAAGAGCTATGTGCCGATGCGCACCAACAAGGATAGGACATGTATCTGCTGTGGCGACACGATCCCAGCCGGCAGCAGCAGGATGATACCTAAGCATGCCAAGGCAAATCACAGTCTATGTTTTTCGTGCTTCAGGAAATGGAAAGATGTCGGAGGAGATCTTAAGCTTATGGACAACCCCGGAGATGCGAAGAAAGAATATGTCATACATATGTCTAATATCCTGAAAGGGAATTGTGATATAATAAAAGGTCGAAAGCTTTACGTGGCTTTTAAAAAGGCGATAAACGGCGGAAAGAAGATCGTTATCAAATTTGACACTGATCAACCGATATCTATGTCAACAAGAGTCATGAATCCTTCATTCGGGGAGATTATGGATGAGTACGGCAAGGACATATTCCAAGGTAATCTCAAACTTGTAGATGTCCCAAAAGGAGTTAAAGACTTGATAGTTAACTATATAGAAAAATATCGTAAATCATGAATATAAAAACATTTATATACATGATCCTGACATTCAGGAGAGTAGATCCTATACCTAAGAATATAGGTCTTATGTTAAGTACAACGTTCTGGATATCTATAGTATGGATAATATCCAACTTTACTATATTGATAATGAGATTAATAAAATAGACAAGATGAAACAAGGGGACGTGATATACAAGAATGGCATGGAGCTGCTTGTAGTATTAAGTTACGACCATAATGAGCCATGTAAGGGTTGCTTCTTCTACGAGGATAAGGCGTGCGGATCAGAAAGACTGATAAAATGCTGGGATTGTAAAAAGGAATATATATTCACGGCTATACGTAAATATGATACGACTGAAATGTGCGGAATAGTAAAAAGATATGAGGAGACAATACTTAAAAACAATCAAGAAGATTGAGAAAGAATGTCAAAAATATGTTATCTGGGATACTGTGCATGTGATGTTGAAAGATGATGGAGAGCTTATTATAAAAGCCTTATCCAAGGATAAGTCCGTGCCTTTAAATGATTTCATTATATATGTCAACAATAATGGGAGTATAGATGAAGAGGACTATGATCTATTATTAACTAAATAATTGATAGTACAAATGGACAAATCAAACAAAATAGAGAATCTAGCAAACAAGTATGTTGAAAGGCATATAAGAGATAGACATCTAAGCGATGATACGATAAAAGAAATAAAAATAGCTTATATTATGATTATAAAAGATTTTATAGCTATTGTCGATAAATCTACATCAATGAATGAAGATGATATAATATACGTCGTTAACAACATATCATCAATATTATATGAACCTGTAGAAATCTCTAATACCGATAAAAAAATATTGGAGATAGGGATAGCGCTAGGCCTAAAGAGCGCCATATCATGTATATTTGGTTCATTATTAAAAGATGGTTGCAATATAAAAGATGAGATAATTGATATATCTAAACATATAAAAGAAAAATTAATATCAGATAATCATGGATAATAAACAACTTTATAAAATAACGTTGACAAGGGAGCAGCTAATGCTGATATCCCAATGCGTGGAAGACATCAGTAGATTCGCCGCTGGCGACATGGACCTACAACATACGACAGATACGTTGATAAATGATATGGATGGAGCGGAAACGCTGGGGATAAGAAGCTTTATAGTCAATAACTCACGAGCGATAAGAAGAAGACTGTTCCCTGATCTTGGGGATTATGAGCATATAGGATATGATGGGGGTAGTAAGGATAAGATAAATAGGAAGAGACTTATCGGTAACACCTACCAGATATATAGGTCGATATTACATCAGTTGGCCATTGACGAGAACTGGAATAACGTGTATAGTGATATCACGTTGCCTTCAGGTGATATGGGAACGATCAAGGTAGAGAAGGTTGACGATGATAAGGATAACGACATTTAACGATACTAAAATATGAGCTTATTTGTATGCGCTAAATGCGGTTGCGTTGATAATACCGCCACGTCTAGTTACTGGATGTTGACAAACGAGTATATGGTGGACAAATTCGAGTATGCCAAGGAACTACAGCCGTACAAGGGCATGGGGCTGTGCAGCGAATGCGGGAGGCTTACTACCTCCCCGGACGGCCGTGATGTCGTGGTGCCCGGAAAATGGCACGGGAAGTTCCCGAAGAAGAAAGCTACCGAAGAGCAGATGAAGAAAGTAGAATATAAAAGTTTGATAAGATGAATACAAAGAGGAATAAGATAAAAAAGGAGATACCATGATATATGAAGAGAAGAGATTCATGGCTGTCTCAGAGATAGAGAAAAAATCTTGTACAGGATGTTGTTTTTATGACAATGGAAATTGCCAGTTAGAAAACCCAAATTGCCTTGACAGTGGTATTATATGGGTGCAAAAAGAGGATTATATGAGCGAGATCAGTGAAAAGGCTATTAAATTGGCTATAGAGGCCATGAAACCTACCCCCCGTGTATTCGTCACCATGTTATAGCATAAACGACAATAGATCACCTGAGGAAAAGCATGAGGAAGACATGAGGTTTTGTAAGGATCTTAACGACCTTAGATGTGAGATGCTTATTGATATGGCTAAGAAAATAGAAGAGTATTTATTATAAGATATGGTGATTATTATGAAAGTAATAAAAATGAATATCAAAAAATATAAGGAGATTGTAAGAAAAAATGAAATACTAACACGATCCTTATCAGAGGCTCGTAAATTAAACAAATCAATAATATGGGAATGAAATATTGTACTGAAGCGGGAGTCGAATGCACCCCGGAAGAATGTAAGCTGATTGACTCATTAAATAGATTAGCGAAGAAATGGGAGAAGGATGGTAAACGTCTTTGGTTATATTCCGCTAGTGGGGTTCTTACCGTTATGATGCATGGTGATAGGGAAGATAACCCTATACCTGAGATGCTTCCTAACGCAGGTACGAATCCGGATAATATTATAACTACAGTTTTAGGAATAGATAATGATGGAGGAGATTGGTAATGATACGTGGAAATAAGTTATACATAAATATCACAAACCATTGTGATGTATGTTGCCCATTTTGTTGTATGAAATCAGACAGCAAAAAGCAATCATTCATGAACTTTGATACTATCCATAAAATCATGAAAGATATGGATGTACCATATATCGTGCAACTAGAAGGAGGAGAGCCTACCACGCATCCGCAATTTTATTTATTCATGGAATATATCTCCACGCTCGAAAAGGTGGAAGAGGTCGTGATAGACACCAATGCCTTCATGCTCGACAGGCATATCGACAAGATCGTCGAAATAGCGGTAAGGAACAAGAAGAGGATAACCGTGAAGTTATCTTACAACACCTACCTTAAAACGGTATTCAACCATAAGTTTGTCATTAAATTCGCCAATTATCTCAAGAACATCATCTCGGCTTGTGAGTTTATACCATATGTGAATTTTGCCATAAACGTAAGAGGATATACCGATAAGGAGCTAGATACGCTTAAGGACGAACTACCTCAAGAGATGATAGACATATCAAGCTTCCACCTATTTAACTCCTACGGCAGGGCTGAAAATGACAAATCTCTTCCACCTTTGAGGATAAACGACGTGTATGATGAATGGCGTTGTTACGCTTCTAATGCTTCTATATAATTATGTGGAAGGTTCTTTTCTACAGATGCTTCCGTTTTATTTAAAGCATTTGCTGTGCCGTGAAATACGCTTCTATATACATCAAATACTCGTCTTTCTTTCCTTGCTATTAAATATTCCATGCAAGATACAGATATCATATATACAATTGTTGGTCTTCCCCCGGTAGGGTTTTTACCATTTTTGGTAAAAACTTTATAATCAATATCTTTAATAAACCCATTATCACCAGTAAGAACCCTAACAGCCTTACCCTTATCAGAATATATCAAAGGCCAAACCTCATCTAGGTTAACAGGGAAATCCTCTCCGGATTTAACTAACTCAAGAACCTTCTCGAAATACGATCTGATAGATAAATCATCATTCAAAACAATATTACACATGATATAAAAAATAGGCCCAAAAGGAGATGTCGGATCTCACCTCGACAAATCCTAATGAGCCAAAAATATCTTACACATTGAATGACCTTGAAGTGAGATCCCGTCATTCATTGTTTCATAATGCAAATATAGCCAATCAAATTGTCTTAAACAATTGACTGGCTATTTTTTTCGTCATACTATATCAGTTATCTTCCCCTGTCAAAGTACCAATTAGCGTCCTCCCCGGACTCATCCTTATTTCTACCACCTAGAAAGAATCCCATCGTCATGCCGTTGGTCATCAACCAGTAGTCGGACGTCTGTTTAATATCCCTAGCCGTCTTGATATTATACCATTGCTTACCAAACGAGAACTTCATGAGCTGCCTCCATAGCTTGCTCTCGCCCTTATACACGCCGGTCTGGACGGTAGCGAACGGATCCCAATTCCGAGGATCGGTGAGATCACCTAGCTTCCGGGCCGTGACCAGCGGGTCTTGTAACATATCTATAGCGTTAAGCTCCATGAACGGGGATGTCTGGGAAGCGATCTCATTGATCGTCCTGAATCCTATATAGGTAATGAACTGCCCGAACCAACTATCCTCATTATCCTCCCTGTATCCCATCAACGCCCGTCCTATGGCTATCATGGTAGCGAATACCGCCATATTAACAAGCGATCGCTTGATGTTGGTCTGCTCATAAGGATTAAGACTATGATATTCTTTCAGCACGTCATGTATTTCCCTCATCCTGCCTTCTGACATCATATTATAAATATCCCCGGCAAATCTCCATAACGTTCTCATGTATCCTTCCTCGAACTGGTTGGTCTGGAAATTGAAACCGGCTTTCTTATACGCCCGCTGCACGGCCAATATAAACCATCCACGATGAGGCAGCACCATATTAAGGATAGCGTTCCGGCTAGCCCCCACCCGGTTCTGCTCGTTCAAGGCGCCGTCGCAGATCTGCACCATACTCCTTACCCTACTGGACAAGGTGGGTATATATCGGTCTATAATATCCTTGTTAGCCTCGTTCTTAGCCACGATCTTTCCATCCTTGACGTCTACCATGTTCCACATAGAATAATCCCTTAAACGCTCCCAATCGCGTTTAGCCTCGTTAGCGGACATATTCCTGTCCTTCATCATCATCTCCTTGAAATTGGAGTATGACCAGAACTGACCCTCGTATAGGCGGGTATCATCCATGACCGAGATAATAACCTGCGGATCCAACGGGGAGTTAAGAACCTCCATCATCTTAAACGGCAGATCCCGGAATAAGGTTCTCCAGATCTTGTTGTACGCCGCCGATCGTACACGGTTGCGGACATTAAACACACCTAGGGCCTCTCCAACGACATATAGCTTGTTGGTGCGGTTTATATCCCCGATCTCCGACACGTACGTACTTAACTGCTTCTGGGCTTCCCTATAGGCGTATTTCATGGAGTCCTTGCTTATATACTGCCCTACCATACCCTCCAAAAGGAAATTGGCCTGCCCGGTAAGGGCGCCGGTAGCCGCTACGAACGGGGAGAAGCCTAGGTTGGATTTGGATACGAATTTGGTAAACATAAGAGCCAGCTTATTAAGATCGACCTTATAATTACCTATATTCCATTCCGCCCGCTTATTATTTATCCTGACATCGTAGATGCTGGCGTTAACCCAGTCCTGAAACATTCTATAGGCGTGAGTAGCCTCCGGGTTCTTGCCTCCGTCGTATTGTATCTCAAGCATCTTATTCCTATATCCCATAACATCATCCAAGGCCGCCCTCTTATACTTGTAAGAGGTCGCTTGTAAGGACAACATGGAATAAGAGTAGGCGAAGTCATGGGACACGTCGTTGGCGTTCTCCAGCTTACTAAGATAGTATTTGGGGATCATACGATATTTGTTATCGTTCTCATCAAGCCCTCCTAGGTCTTGTCCCTGACCATGTATAGGGTCATCCACCCTCTCGCCAACGATATCACGTACGGCGTTGCCGATAGCCGCCTTCGGGTCAACCCCGGCCTGCACCATCCTCTCCACGCCGCCCTTGGATATCTGTGGTATTTGGTAGATGTTCCGGAATCGCTCATCATAATCCTCCATAGCCTTACGGCTTATGTTAAGCAGCTCCTTCCTCATCTCCCACTTATCCTTATTGATCGTAGCTTCCTCCCCCTCGTTGGTAATACCGTATTTCTTGAAGAAAGCCTCGTTCTTGTACTTATCGAACCTAGGCGTATGATATCCATAACCCAGATCGGGATTATAATTAGGATTACGGAAAGAACTCTCGGCGTCAGCCTCATCAAGCCACTGGTTATTGATCGTCAGATCGATCATATTAATATCGAACCCGAAACGGGATACGCTCTCTTCCTTTGATATACCATTTTCCATGGCATCAAAGAACTCGGATACCTTATACGTACCGTTATTTATCTTGCTGATGAAATCAGAATACCCTTTGGGAGAGTATTTTCTCATATAAGGATACAGTCGGGTTCTGGCGTACTCAACAAGAACCTCATTAGCCTTACCCATCGCTATGTCGTTAGCTAGCTTATTATTGAAGTCAGGACCGTATTTCCTTCTCAAAAACGATACCTCCACGGTCGTCCATGACGGGTTCTTCCTAGATAGCTTAGCGACCATCCTATCCACCTGACTCCGGGAGCGGGCAGACATATGTTCCTTGGCGAATTTAATCTCATCCATACCCTTGTCGTATGCCATGGCATCCCTTAAAGCGTTACGGTAAGAATCCGTGACTCCACTCTCCACCGTATCAGGCATATCCATCTCAATAGCCTCAGCGGAAGCGGCGGCGTTAATAACGCTCTTAGCCTCAGCCAGACGATCATATAACTCGTTTATCTTTCTTAATGAGGCGGATCCACGTAACCTATCGAAATCATATTCCCCGTATCTCGTGCTATCCCGGTACTGGATAAGCAAAGGCCTTAGCTGGTCATTGATCTCGTTTATTGTCGCCATCGCCTCCTCTACCTTCTCTATCCTTGATGATGATACAGATTGCTCCGTGATCTTATCAACCAGATTCTCGTAATAATCACCCTCCTCGGATCCCCACATATCCTTAGAGAAACCAAGATGACCGCCAGCTAGCAGGAACTCAAACGCAGCCTTGCCGCCCTCGGACCGCTCTATCCCACGAAGTATCTCCTTGAACTCGGCGGAAGCCTTACGACCCTCGTTGGTATTCCCGAACTCCTCGGCCCACGCCTCGTCCCATGCCTTGATCTCCTCGGACATCATCAGAGCCTCGGATCCCTCTTCCTTTGGTGTCCCATCGGAATACCACTCGCTCTTGGCTATAGCCCTATCACGTAAAATATCCAGATAAGATCTCCAAGCTATAGGATCGGATTGAAACGCCTTCCAATCGACCTTCCCGTTCCTCACGAACTTATCCATAGCCACATACCGGCTCCTGCGGATACGGGTCATGAAATCGGACGTAGCTTGCGATACCCTACGACCCAGTCTTTCCTCGACCTTCTTATTGACTTTCTCGATCTTATCGTAATAAGCCTGCACCATAGGTTTCTCCCGGTTCTCATCCAACCACTTATTTATCGTATCCAGATACCGTTGCTGATCCTCGAACGTCATGTCCGAGATATCGAAATTCTGGATGGTAGGCTTGAATATATGATATACCTCCTTAGTGATAGGCTTATCACCATCATACCCTACGATATCATCACGAGTCTTGACCTTAAGCCCCTTATCAGATAAAAACATGTCGATAAGCTGCTTCTCGGTCTTACCCGTAACATTCTTAAGATCATATATATCGATAATAGCCTTAGCCTGCTCGGTCCTGTATAGCAAATCGTATTTAGCGAAATCACGGGACGAGTCAAGGTAATCCGAGTTCTTCCCATTTATCTTCTGTATAAGATCCTCATTATCCTTTATCCCCCATCCACGCTCTTTCATCATCCTAGTCATCTTATTGATATTGGATATACCCTCGGTATGGGCTTCATTATGGGCCTTGGCTAGACGTTGGCCTAACATACCTAAAATAGCGTTACCACTATGCTCCAGCGTACCAAAGAACCGGGACATGACATTGATATCCTTATGGATGTTATTTATCAACTTCTTTATCCCATTCCAATATCTTTCCGGGATATTAAACATCCTGAGCTGTCCATCCAGCCAGTCCTCATTACGATCACTTCGAAGAGCATTTATATCAGACATGGATGTCTCAGCCATACGTAATATATCATCCATATCCTCTACCATACCAACCTTATTGCTGCCATAATAATCAGCCGCCTGATTATTGACGAATCCACGAAGGTTCCTGATCAGAGGAACTATCTCCCCATATACGTTATCGATAACCTGTATCGTCTCATAATCCAATCCTTTTCCGCTCTTACGTAGGCTACTGGCGACAGTGACCAAATACTCCACCTCAGCCTTGGCGGTCGCTATGACGCTCTTGGTGGATAATAGGTTGTTATTCTTATTTAGCTCACCCCCGACTTGTCTTACCTTCTCGCCTATATCACGTAGAAGGGAGATACTCCCACCGATCCTCTGGCTTTGGCTTGACCTCATCCTCTGCAATCTGGTATATAGTCTTTCCAATGACCTACCGTTCTTGATCAGCTTATTAGCCACATCAACATCCGATAATGAGTACATGAGATGGTCGCTATCCTTTAACAGAAGCACGTCAAATGCGCTTGGATCATCAGCTAACGCCGACTCCTTTATCCTATCAAGAACCTTATTCAAGTCTGATCTTTGAGTAGAGAAGAAATTCCTTATAGCCCGGATTATCCTGCCAAACAAGGAGAGCTGGGAGTCCTCGGACGAGGTCAGATCCTCTACCGCCTGTTCCATCCCCGGCACGAACCGCTGGGCCAACGTCTTGCCTAGGATCTCCCGCTTCACCATCCGATCCAGTTCCTCCCCTTGGTATTCCTTCCCATACACCTCATAGTAACGACCGGCGAATTGATTCCATAATGGCGTGCCGACAACAGAGTCCAGAACCTCGTCAATCTCCTGTTGGTTACGGTAAGTATCGATCAAGAAATGAGCCACCTCCTCATTAAGATCCTCTACCGTAGCTCCCTCAGCCAAGGCGATAACCCCATTGGCCATATCGGACAATGCCCTAGCCGAAGGCTCGACACCATTACGCATCTTATACTTATCCATATACTCAGACATACCCATCACACGGATACCTAACGTGGATAAGATGTTGGTGATATCAGTCCTGTTCTGAAGATCCTCCGCCTTCTCGTTCTCAATAACCCCACGGACATTACTTCCGTACAAGGCGTTATCCTCCATCATCAACGACAAGGCTAGCTCCATGAACCCATCATACTTATTATTAAGCTCCTCAAACTTACCTTGCCTTAACATGCTCTTGATCTCCGATCTGCTTACCGTAACCTTCTCCCCTGATGTCGTGATAAGATCAAGATCGTTATTTACCTCCGTATCAAAACCGATGGAGCCTAATACGTTCATCTCAGAAGACATACTACCAAACCTATTCCTTAGCCTAGACAAGGCATCCATAGCGTTATAAATCTTAAGACCATCGGAGTTGCCGGCCCCTGTAAGATAATACCTATCTCCTAGCCTTATACGCTCCCCGCTCAACAGACCTTTCTTGATAAGGTAATTGACAAACCCTCCACGGGTACTTATATTAGAATCTGAGCTGATGCCAAGGACCGGGATGAACGAATCACTGTTGTTAAGGGTTATGGAGGACGAGCCAAAGGAGATGTCAGCCGTACCGGACGGGACGTCGCTCTCCTCGACACTGCCGGCCAAGAACCCGGCCTCGATCCGCCCGCCGGACGAGCCTTTTATGGCGTTGGCGTAAGAGTCGTATATCTTGCCGTCATCCGATTTAAAGAACAGGCGAGGCTCACCGGAATCATACACCAATCTTGAAGATGGGGGCGTATAATCTTCAATATCATTTAACGGCAAGACATTACCAGAAAATATGATCTCCCCATCTATATTTCCGCCCTTCACCCTGATATTAGGTCGTTGACCGGTAAAAGCGCTTTCCACGGCCTTCCATAACATACGGGCTGTCTCCTTAATATCTATATTCTCCCTGATAGCCCTTATATCATCCCATGACGCCTCTTTCAGTATCGTATCGCCAATATTATCCTCGTTTATGGAATCCAGATCCACCTCCTGTACCGTGGATGTATCTACCACAGCCATATCATTGACATCACCTACCTCTCCGGAGGTAAGATAAGCCACGACATTGTCGCTATCCCCAAGGCTTCTGGCCAACGCTGGGGCATCCATATCGCTTATGGCGGACAGGACCTTGGCTGACATAAGTTGCCCCCACTCGCTGGCGCTAAGTCTGGCACTTATGGATCTGGCCGCCTCCTTATTCCTTGGCACGGATCTCGTCCAGCCTCCGAACTTAGACCTGAACTTATCGTTATAAATAGTCATATAAGCCTCAGCAGCCTTATCAAGATCACTTACGGCGGCTATACCCGCTATCTTATCGAACAAGGTAGATACCTCGCCGGAAGGAGTCAAGACACGGGCTATCTTACCTTCCTTATTCCTTTTAATTACGCAACTCGACATAACTTCATGTTTTTGACAAAGATAAACAAAAAGCCCCCACAAATAAGCGGAGGCTGATATTCTTATATTCCTTATAGAATTTATGACTTAATCCGTATTCTTGCTATTGATGAACTCACTAACGCAATCACCAGCGAAGCCGGCTATATACGCTGCGTGTTCATCCTCTCCAACCTTAAATCCAAGAGACATGTTGCAAAATTGGCATACGCTCATTGCTATATGGAATGATTCGTGACATATATTTCTCATTAGGTGATTATATACCACTTTACACTAAAAGCGTAAAATAGTACACATTTATACGGAAATCCGTACCGGGTTCCACCAAAACCCTCTACCTTCTGGTAACATCGTTACATCAAAGGATTCTTTTTCTGATTTTCTAATGATGTTAAAAGCACCATTGATATCAGCATTTAGCAGCTTCCCTATAGAGCTTTGGAATAATCCACGTTTCTTTCTTTTACCTAGATAAACATCATGCTTGCACAGTTTCTCAAAAGCCAGATGATCCACTTTGGAGGTATAGGATTCCTCGTGGACTTGAAAGTCTATTCCAACCAACTTACACTTATAGGATATCTTTTCAACAAGTTTTGAGAATGGAATCTCAACGAACTTCTGGTTTATCCTCTTCCCTAGATTTACTCCATTCTTCCATCCTTTATTCAAACCCACAACAAGATTCCCAATATTGTTTTCAATACAGATATTTACAATAAATCTGCTAACCTTGTGGATTTTATCTTCAATCCAAAAATTCCTATAATTATTTAGCCGTCTAAGTCTCTTTGAAGTTCCCTTATCGCCAATATACGACATCAATCTAGCTCTCTTCTTATTATACCACTGATTGAAGGACTTGATAATCTTGCCGTTTACAATGAAAGGCTTGATACCTACATTACTGATGCATGTGCATAAATTATTCAATCCCAAATCAATCGAAAGAAAATTATCCTTATCAAGATTTAAATCCTGTTCCTTCTTCTCATAAATAACCTCAACCACATAGCAAGTAGCTTGTGGAATTATTCTAACCTGACATAACTTGTTATCTCCTATTTTAGTTTTGATTGGCCGGATTATGTTTTTGATGAAATGAATACATCCATCTTCTTTCAGTCTGCAAGAATTTTTTGTAAAAACTACCATGTTCTGCTTCTTCCCTTTCTTGTATTTAGGCAATTTAGGTCTTGATAGAAATTTAGAAGGATTCTTCTCATATTCCTTCTTTGATTTCATCCAAGACTTTGTTACCGAAAACACTTGAGCTACGACTTGTTGGGACACTACTGATGGTAGATTCCTAAAATCAACCTGATTCTCCTTACATAATTTAGTAGAAAACTCATATTCATTTATGTAATCTCCGGAAAATATACCTTGTCTGACGTTGAAAAGAACATAATTATACAACAACCCGGATTTGAGGCATACATCCTCAAATCGGTTGTCTTTTATGATATGTCTCTCAACTAATCTCATTCTTAATATCTTATGCCATAAATATAAACATTCTTTATGAAATAAATAATTTATTCAACTATAATCCCTTTAATTTTTCTATAACCTCAAAACACATCTTACACTCAATCCTACGATACAACTGCCTTACGCCATCTATCGTAGTCCAATAACGACCACCCTCTCGGTGCAGGAACTCACTCATTACCTTAGTGTCAGCCACATCATGTAGATCGTATGAGTCAAAACATAACTTACATATATCGTCAAGATCAAAATAAGTAACCTTATTATACGACATACAACGGATTTGTCTCCCATCAGGAACCTGAACATCGAAAACATTTATCTTCTCCATATTAAAAAACAGAGGGATGCCGATCCCATCACAGACCGGTATCCCTTATAATAAATTAGCGACGAAAAGCATGGTGATGGACATGCGCCACAAATGTAATTACAAAATTCGTAAAAACAAAATATCAAGGACAATCACCTATGCATTCGCACGGAGCATCGCTTTTCAAAACCCCATACACCCGATTGTCGCTAGTCAGCCATCGTTTGCCGTCACTCGTAATATAAGCCTGCCGGCATCCCTCCTGATTCACCGTGAGCGTCTTCTTAATACCTTTTGGAGTTGTTATCTCCAGCTCAAGAGTCCGGTCAAGACCGTTGTTCATCACCGAGCCAAAGGAAACAGGGGCGTTACCGGTTCCGGACCCCGGACTGACGGTCAGAGGCTGGTCCGTTACCTCGCCTACCCCGTCCTTCCAATTAATATTCAAATCATTAGCCATAGTTGTATTATTTTTGTTCTATTGCAAAGATAGCAAAACAAGTGAACCCCAACCGGCTTAAGTCGATCGGGGTCTGAGTAAGCGAAAAGAAACTGATTATCGTCCCATCATTCTCAATACGGTTCTAGCCGCAGCTTGCGTCCATGTCCAGCTGTCATTAGATGTTACGTTAACCGTCTGTTGAGTACCATTTACATCCAAGTTAATAGTCTCCTTGTCAAGATCGATAGTAGAGTCTCCAGCGGCTTGCGTTACCGTCACGTTGACTGTCTGGCCACCAGCGGCAGTTACCTTCAATGTAGCTGTCAGTTCCTCGATCGTGACGTTGGCCGGTACGTCCGAGATCGTGATGCTCCAAACGAACTCGCCAGCGGCTCCGGGATCGTCGGCGATAACCGCTCCGTTAGCCGTAGTCTTTCCAGCCGCCGTGTAGTTAGCCGGGAGCTGTAACGTAAGCCCATTCTCCTCAGCCGGCGTGACCGCGAACGTAAGCTTAGTACTGTTAGACTTACCGGTGATGGTAACATTACCGCCTGTCTTTTGTACGGAAGCGTTAGGGCTGTCTGATCTTACCACCTCAGCAGCCGCTGCCTGATTGACTACCAACGCCTTCTTAGCCCCGCCGTTCGTGGTGACCGTAAGGTTGATAGTGCGTTGAAGACGACCGGTGTGTTTCTCACCGGAGAAATTAACCGCCTGATCTCCTGATCCTGATACCGGGTCGACGGTTACGAAACCGAATTTTTGTGATGCCATACTTAAATATATTTACAAATGTCATTTTATTATGCCAAAAATAACTTGTATCATATCACAAGCCAAATATAGGGGGGGGGTAGATACGACTAGCCCTGTACAACCTCAACATACAACCCTACTAAGTCCTTTAGATTATGACTAAGAGGAGTTCCGCTATCCCTAGTGCACTTATATACATCAGCGTTCTGGATGTAATATTTATCCTTGAATATCTCCATTGGAGGGAAATACGGGATAGGATCCCCTATGGTCCCGGCATGCTCCTTATCAATGACCTTGTATAAGGAAGCCGTATTTAATCCGGGTTCCCATTCCTTTGATAATGTATGTTGTTGAATAACCTCATAAAGGATATCCGTATCGTCCTTAACCACCCTGAGGCAGAATCCGGCATCCACCGACAGCCCGAACTCCGCCCCTTCTTGTCCCCATATAGGGAATAGGACCTTAACATCCAATTTCTCGTTAGGGGATAAAGATATAGCCTTGTTATTAACCACCATTCTGGAGAATCTGACAGCCACTTCCTGAGGATCGGAGGCATCTTTCTCCTTTGCCTGTTGCCGGACATAAGTCATGGTGATATTTACCTTATCTGGATAGCCGGACTGAGCGTCAATAGCCCTCACCTGCTCTACGGTAGTGGCTAAGCTTACTTCCCTCTGTTTGGCTCCTAACGCCGACATCAGATCATTATCATACTTATCCATCATCCCGATCAAGATCTTGCCTTCCGTCATATCGAACTCCAGACCTATGATCGTTATCTTACCAGCTATAGCCCCATCAGCCAAAGCGTTACGCCTATCATATTCAGGGATATAGATATTTTGGTCATCCAAGAAAAACTCATGAAGATTCTCATTCTCATAAGTCCTGATCTCCTCATACTTAGCCGATTTCTCCTCATTAAGAAGCCTTGAGTCATCCAATTTAGCCTCGATAATCTCCTTAACCGTAGCTTTAGGATTAGCCTCCTTGAACGCCAATTGCTCCTCCCCAAGCTCTATCCATGGGGCGGGATTCCCGTTAATGTAATCATCATAACTATAGCCCTTGGCGTAATTATCATCAAGCGGATCGTCCTGAACTAATTGATTGGGATATATTTCCCTGTTTATATATACGTAGCTCATATCTTATATCATTAATCTTGTTCTTTAACGGCGATACTATACTTACCTGAAGCGTAACACCAGATATTTATCTCGAAAGGCTTGTTAGCCGTAGTGGTTATAGAAGTACCACTCATGCTTACATAAGCCTCGGAGTTGGGTATAGCCTGCGTGAAGGCCGCCGACGGGACGCACCTGATCATCAGCTCCTCCCCTATCTGCATCCCTGACTGCACGGATAGGGTGGTAGCGGCTGATAACGTAGCCGTGATACTTCTCTTGCTAATAGGCAGGTTAGCTAATGTCGTGACCGTATTAACCCCTATAAGCCTGTTCATGGTCTTCTTATCGGCGGCCGCCATCAACCCGTTAGTAGACTCATTGGCTACGGCGTATGTCGTGTTAGGAGGTGTAGCCCAAGTGCCATCTCCACGCATGAAACTGGATGTGCTTCCATTAAGCTGTCTCAACAAGCCGTTAGCTGTAGTAGAGGCCAATCCGTATGTGGTATTGGTAGGTACGACCCATGTCCCGTCACCACGAAGAAAGGACGTCTGCTTACCAGCGGCAGGAGCCGGAACTAATCCCGCAGCACCAGCCGCCGAGGCCGTAGCCGCCTTCATATTGGCGTAGGTAGTATTCGTATCCTTATAATAGGGGATACCACCCACGATAGGGCAAGCCGTATATCCAGAGGCGCTTGTCACGGTACTGCCGTTCTTGACCAACCCCGTGGACCCGTTAGCTCCTACAACACCATACGTTGTATTAGTATCCGTCCAAGGCACGTTGACATACATCTTACCACTACTATCCAACTCCACCGGATAATTCTTGCCATTCTCCAAATATCCGATCATCACCAATCCTAAGGTCGTGGTATTAGCCTTAGCGTATGTGGTATTTGTCGGAACCACCCATGTGCCATCACCACGAAGGAAAGAGGTTTGCTTGCCGGCAGCCGGAGCGGGTACCAATCCCGCCGATCCTGCGGCTGAGGACGTCGCTCCGCCCATGTTGCTATATGTGGTGTTAGGAGGCGTTTGCCATGTCCCGTCACCACGAAGATACTTGGCTTGCGCTCCGGCGGCAGGTGCGGGGACCAAGCCGGCCTTTCCCGCTGCTGAGGCAGAAGCGGCTCCCATATTGGTGTATGTCGTGTTGGTATCCGTCCACGGGACATTCACATACATCTTACCGTTTCCGTCAAGAACTACCGGGTAATTCTTCCCGTTAGCCGAATACCCGATCTTAACAAGACCCAGATTATCGCTTGTAGCTTGGGTATAAGTCGTGTTATTATCAGTCCAAGGGACATTCACGTACATCTTACCATTAGCCAAAAGCACAGCGTAGTTCTTTCCATTAGAAGCATAGCCGATCTTAACCAATCCTAAGGTGTCGGCCGTGGCTTCATTATACGTTGTGTTATTATCCGTCCACGGAACGTTAACGTAAGCGTTGCCGGACGAATCCAGTTGCACCTTATAGTTCTTCCCGGAAGTCGTATATCCTACCTTAATACCGCCAAGAACGGTAGCGGAGGACGTGGGAGGGGTGAAGGTACTTGGTTTGCCCGTAACCCCGGACCAAGGCACGGAGGAAGCCTGACTGGCCGTGTAAGGCTCATACCCATCCTCACTGTTTAATTTAGACTCGTCTTTTATCAGATACATCTTACCTGTAGACGTGACCTTTACCGTATCACCGCTTTGAGCCGTAGCGGTGGTAAGGGCGAATCTAGCCGTATCGTCAGCCACCACGATCAATCTCTCCAAAGCCGCCTTAGGTAACCTATCTATGCTGATGGTTCCGGACGCGATCTTAGAGGCATCAAAATTAGCCAATGTCGTGGAGATAGTTACGTTGCTTCCGAAGTTCGATGAGACACTACCGGTAACAGCCCCGGACAGCGCTATGGTCCTAGCCGCCTGTAATTTCGTGGCGGTAGGGGCATTATCCGTCTTAAGAGCATATTTGGTAAGATCAATATCATTAGCCTTATCCAGAAGCTGCTCTATCTGATCACCATTGTATTTACCTTGAAAATCTGCCATATTACACTTATTTTTTGCTCAAATATAGCTATATACATACACACCAAGAAATATAGGGGGGGGTAGATGCGGGCAGGCGTTAGAAGCTGCCGTCCCCGTGCAGGAATCCGCTACGGAATATAATAGCCTTGTCTTTAAGTTTCTGGACAGACTCCCATTCCCATTCACCCTCATAAGGCTTAATGACATACTTATTCCCCCATGTCTTGAACTTTCTCTCTATGACAAACATCTCCGGGTCTTTCAAAACATGGAAGATACTTCCGACAGGGAAATACTTATCAGTTCTCAATATAACTCGATGATGTCTCTCGTCATATTCAGGATCGCCTACGATACGTGCCTTATAAAACTGGAAATCATTTAACGTCTGATCCACGGGATCTATCCAATAATACCCCTTACCCATTGCAGTTTGTATTTAATTATCTATATTTGCGGTGTAGTAACTCATAATGTTTTAAGTGATTTTCAACCAAAGGGAAAGGGTGTCCGTGAGGATGCCTTTTTTCATTCCCGCCCACCCTACCATGACAAAAAGATCTACCTCGAACAAATGTAATCATAATAAGGCTACGATCAAAAAGAAACCCTATCGGTATTCTATTGCCGACAGGGTTCTCCAACGTTGTATCAAACCTAAATCATATCACTCCATTTGATTGTGTCACCGACGAAGCACCGCACCGCCAGATACCTTACGAACGCCGTCCCTTCCGGGGCGTCAGGGTCTTCCAGATAAGCCAAGACAGCCTTGACTATTTTCTGGTCGCAATCCAATACCTTAGGAAAGTAATCGCTATAGAACATAGCGAACAGATATTGGATATCTCCCCAAGTGGCGTTATCAGGTTTCTTGGCCCCGCATTTATCGAACATCTGCTTAGCGTCCTCCATCGTCCATCTTCTCTTGGATCCGTCGGCGTTAAGCATCTTGTCAGCGGCTTCCCTAGCCAGCTCCTTGGAAAAGTGATATCCATGGGTGTCTATATACCGCTTATAATCCGGGTCATCGGCGTCTGCTCCTCAGTAGTAACGACTCCTGCGTCCCCTGCGCATATACGGTTCGGTACCTTCGTACTCGTCACGGATGCCGCGCTCACCGAACCATCCCCTGCGATACATCTCGTCCTCACGTTCATGGAGTCTTTCACGTTTCTCAAGCTCACGCTCGTCACGTTCCAGCTCCCTCTCACGTCTTTCAAGATCACGCTCACGGCGTTCTAGCTCATCCATCCTACCGTCATGCTCCTTGCCATAATGGTCGTATATTCCGCCACCATAACCCATGTAAGTCCCATCCGAACGCCTGCTACGTCCACGGCCGCCTCTACGATCGTAGATCTCGTCATTGTAGTCCTCATCGTGACCGCCGCCTAAATCTATAACTCTCATCTTAACCTAATTTTTTAATTAACAACTCTTTTAGCTCATCGAAAGAGGATCCCATCCTATCGACTTTCTCCTCAAGATTCTTGATCTTCCGGTCTTGATCCTTAGTCTGCTTAAAAGCCGGATTGATTTCCTCAAGGATCGAATCACAAGCCTCTAGCGTCCTCCTATGCTTATCGATACTATCGAGAATATCGGAGCTGGTTCTCTTAGCGGCGTTAAGCTGGTTCATGATCGGATCGACCGAGCAGGCCAAAGTTATGTTATTGGACATAGCGACATCCCTGCTCTCCGGTACGACATAGGTCATGGAAGACCCGTTTATCTCCACGGTAAGGTCTATCACCCTATCCTGTAGTTGCTGATATTGCCCCATCTGACCCATCTGGGGTTGCTGGAACCTAGGCTCGGACACGTTAACCACATTCCCCATCCTGAACACCGGAACATCGGACGTATCCAGCGTATATACTTGAAATCCTTTCTTTAAGTCTCTAAACATATCTCGATTTTTAAGCGGGAGGGAATACCCTCCCATTAGACATCCAATCTAACCTATTCCTCATCAACAGTCGTCTCCGACGCCGAGGCGGAAGTTGTAGGCACACAGCAATCCATGAGCCTCAATACACCCCTTACCTTATTGAAATAAACAAGGCGTTCGGTGTTGTTAACCATAGCCGCTCCGGTCACAGCCACGTTGATCGGGTTCACCACAGCCACGCCGGTTACCGGGCAGCATGTGTCATCACCTACCGTGGATACGGTGCTGTTCGCTGGAATAGCTATCTGTACTGGCAATGTCTCGCCTGTTGTCGGAACCACCTGCCGGATTTTCAGCAGCAGAAGGCCCTCGCATGGCAAGGACAGCCATATCCTTGGGTTGATGCCGAAGATGGTGTTGGTAGTAGTCACTACCACGTTCTTCGTGACCAACTCATAAAGAGACCCTATTTTAGAAACACAAGCCATAATAGCCTCCTTCCTTTATAGAGTTAGATAGCGGCGTTTCCGTTGTTGCAGCATCCATTGTTGCACCCACATCCGTAATTACCTCCATAAAATGCTTGACCCCATCCATAAATCTGGTAAGGAGAGCATGAAGGATAAGCCGGCACAGGGGTAGGTCTCAACTGGTTGATCAAATTCTGAGTCTGTTGCTGAGTCAACGCGGAGGCTTGGTAAGCCGACCTTTCATCACGCAACTGATTGATCGTATTCTGCATCTCACGCATTTCCAATTGACAGAATTTATCATTAATCAAGGTTGTTTGAGCATCAATCTTAGCGCTCAAGATATTGAACCGACTCGTGGCTTGCTCACGATTGTTCGTCAATCCTTGATTAATAGTGTTTTGTAACGTGTTAGTCTAATTCAATGTCTCAAGACGATTCTCATAACCTTGATTGTTGATCATCTGCTGAGTCTGGCAAGTGCTTTGGTTGATCAAAGAACTCAAATTGCAGCAGCAAGAGCTAATTTGATTACCGATCTCACAACCTTGTTGCTGTACGGCGTTAATAACAGCCTGAGAGGTCATACCTACCTGACCAGCTACCTTATCGATAGCGCCTTGTACGTTACAGATAGCGCTTTGCAATTGAGTGGTAGTACAGTTCAAGGCGTTAGCGATCTGATCGATAGCGCTTCTGTTACCTTGGATAGCCTGCATCAGTAACTCACGACCATAGTCGTTATTCAATTGAGCTGGAAGACCATTAGCGCAACACTCATTACCATTGCCAAAACCATTGCCAAAGCCACGGCCACCCCATAACCAGAACAGGACGATGATCCACAACCACCAACCGTTAGCCCCGCCGAAACCGTCTTGGTTGTTACGACCGTTCATCAAAGCCGCTACCAAGTTCGGATCCATCTTATTTCCGCCTATCAAATTGGCGAACATACCCGGAATCATAGATAATAAACCGTTAGTGGCGCTTCCACTACCGGAACCCATACCGTCTAACAAAACGATTTTGTCTCCACTTGTACCCATGTCTATTTATTTTTGAATTAATAATAACCCCACCTGATAGTGGGCGTTACAAAGTTCAAAAATTAATAATCCTAGGATCGTGATATATGTCATCATCAAAGCACGTCATGTCATGCAATTGGTATTAATAAGAACCGGTACAAGACAAAAAATCCGGAACGTATCACTACGGCCCGGATTCATCGCAAATCTATAAAATCCAATGTTTCAATGCTCGAAAGAAAACGTCTCACGACGTCAAAGAGAGATTAACTACACGAAAAATCTCGCATCAACTTATTTGTATTAGCAGTGTATTCATTAACTATCTTACTGGATGAGGGATTATCCTCTATCCTTGACAGGCGGTTATCGTCACTCCTTACCGTAACGTCACCCATCCTTCGTACCATGTTTTCTTGATATGATGATGGATCGGAGTATATAAGATCATCGACGAACCTGTATATCGCACCATCAACCGTCTCACCTACCTTCTCATATAAACCGGATTGGAATGACACGAAATCATCATACCTCCCACGAGCCAAGAACGAACCGTCCGGTCTCGCCTCGACGCCGCCGTTGACCTCCCGGAGCAGGCCCGGATTCCTTTGGTACAGATACCTGTAAAACCCGACATCCATCATCCTATCCTGACCATCCAGATAGAAAAGGTTTCTCATGCTACTGTCACCGGACTCGATAGCCACGTCAAACAGAAGATCCCTTACCTGACCTTCCGGCAACGACATCTCCATGCTTTTTAACGTACCTCTGTCATGGTGGTTCAAAAATACATTATAAAATCCATTAAAATCAAGGAAACGTAAGACATTATTATATAAATCCGATTTTTTTAACCTTTCCTTGATCTGGATCTTCCTCAACGATGTACAGGATTTGATAAAATCCCGATCCTTTCCCTGCCTAGCCTCGTATCTCCTGAACTCCCGATCAATATCGACATCATCCATCTTAGGGGTTACGGGATGCTGATATATTAATCTGGTAAGGATCATGTTCTCGGTATTCGAGGATGAGATGTTGGACATAACCAGCTTTTTTATATTATCCTTGACCACGCCAATATCGGAACGGGAAGCCCCGGCGGGAACCACGCCAGCCGGCAAGTACGAGGGCCGCTCTATCCCGATATCGGCCAACATCTCATAGGCCTGATCGGTGTCGGTTATCGGAGCCGTGTTATGGTACGTATTCCTACCCATATACAACATGCTCCTATCATACATATCGGAAGGGGATGTATTCCCGGACCTTACATACACCATCCTATCCCCAGTAGAATAAGTATCCTGAACCTCGTATATCGGATTCCCTTTCCCTGTTATCCTATCAAGATCGGAGATAAAGCTATCGTATACCGAATTGCCGGCCTGTATGGAAGACAACATGACGTCCAGCGACGCCATAAGATCACGGATATCCTCCGGTCTGGATATAATCATCTCATCGCTGATCGCCTCGCTTATATCCACGCCCATGTCGGCAAGATCCATGGCTATGTCATGCAGACGTCCGGCAACGTCCTTGATGTCCTTAAAATCATCCATATCGATTATCTCCCCAACCTTATCCCTTAGACCCTTCATATCCTTAGGCATACTGATATACGGTGTGGTACTATTGAAGTACGAGTCGGTAATCGTATTTCCGTCCTGACTCCGAACCTCCATACGGGTCATATTACGATACGTGTCATACATCCGATCTGCGTAATCCTGATCCTCCTGATACCGGAGTGCCAAGGAAGGGTATGGGATGGAGGCGAAAGCCTGATCGAACTCCCGGCGGTCGCTGATACCGCCTACCGCCCTCATGATCGTATCCCTTACCTCTATTGGATTCAAGCCCCTTCTCTTTCCTAACGAGTCATATGTATCCTCATATATCATATAATCATCACCAAGGCCTGACTCGGAGGACAGGAAATACATATCCTTCTCATTAAGATTCCCCTCAGACATAAAATCGACAATCCTCCTCATCATATCCCTTACCCGCTCATACTCCGATCGGTTAGTCATGATATTATCAATCTCATCAGCGTCATACATCCCGGATCGTTCAAGATTATATCTGTTGATGAATATATCACCGCCTGAGAGGAAATTAGATACAATCATATCATTAAGATCATTGATATTATCAACCCCCAAGGAAGTAAGAGTATTATTAATATCCTTAACCTCATCGGCCATAAAATTGCCGGCGAAATAGTTCTTCCGCTTGATAAAGGACATGACATCATCATACCTAGGTTCCCCGTTACTATCCAGATCATATTCTGATGGCATGGACATCCAATCGCCAAAGAAAGACACGAAGTCGGGGGAGTAGGCCGTACCCCAGACCGATAAGGCCTGCTTCTGGTCGCCCAGCACCTCCATCGCCCTTTGGTATAATCCGGATGGTTGGTCGTTCGGGGCAAGGACATTATCTACCCTACCCTCCTTATTTTTTATAACATAACAAGATCTACCCATTACTAAATCGTTTTGACACAAAGATATAAAATCCCGCCTACTCTCACGAGCGGACGGGATACTAAATAACAACATAATAACAAACCTTATGTTTCTCCGAAAAGTGCAAATCTTTTTGCCGATCCTCACGAACAGGCAAAAACTCAATCCTAAATTATAAAAAATGGAGTTTATCGTTTAGCGAAAATATCTTTATCTGATCTACTCAGAACCCTGCCTTTCAATTCCAAGAACCTAGGCATCCATTCTTTAGATATCTTAGACACAATCCACTGAAATCCCTTAGGAGTCACATAGACAGTATTAGTGCCGTAGAACTCGTCATCATTACGATATCTGTAACGAGCATAACCGCTGTCTATCATCCTTTGGGAAAGCAACCACCTCTTACCGGTCTTAGCGAAGAACTTCTTATCCTCAAGCAATATTCGAAGATTCTTCTCCGCTATATCATATCCATGAGCCTCTAGCTTTTCCCGAACCTCTCTGATCAACATATCTGTCTCTTGGGCTATTTCGGCTGTCTTAGCAAACTCAACCATAGGAGCCTGTTCTTTAATGATATTATCGGATATCCTTTTGGCTTCCTCTGCCGCTTTCTTCGCCTCAGCTAACGCACGCTTCTCCTTTTCCGATTTAAGCAAAGCCTCTAATGCCTCTATATAATCAGATGGAAGTTCATTCTTTGATGGCATATTGTTAGATGGCATAGAATAGGAACCTGTTTTTCTAATAGAAGGAAGAACCTCCGATGTTACCCATCTTTTGAATTTCTTGGCAGATTCCATCTTAGATGACATAATCAAAGAATACATCCCTGATTCATTGATTAATTTAATCTCCCTAACAGCCTGATTTATAAGGGGGTTTATTTTAAACCCCATTGATTTACAATCACTTGTAAGAATAATAGAATCCTCATCATCAACAAACCTTTTTACAGCGTTTCCTAAGTTTTCATAACCAAGGCATCTGGCTATGTCATTACCAACAAACCATGGATTGTTTTTCTCGTCTAATAATACTCTTACATCCCCAAAATCAGGATTCTCAAACAATTTTAAATTATCATCCATAATATAAAAACAACGAGAGCCATTGGCGTCCGTTATTCCACCAATGACTCTCATCTATCGCCTACGCCTAGGCGAGTTAATATCTTCTTATGGCCCAATAACGGATGGACACCGCAAATATAAGACCTTATTTTGAAACTACAAACAAACAAGAGATATTTTTACAAAAAATGTAATCAGCCATATTCCTCTGTCATATATAAAGCGTAGCTATACCTATCCTCTATCATCTCCACCACCTTCTTGATATCAGATAAAGTTAGTTTCTTTATCTCCATATTCCTACTATCCATCCTGACAAAAGAGTTCTTGAACTCCTGCTCGGTTATAGCATCCAACCTAAATAGATTGTATTTTATAAGCAACTGGCTTACGTCAAATATCAGGATATTAAGATCAATATCATCCTTCAACTCATCAAGAAGATCACGCATCATGGCTTTGATAGCATCAGTATCAAGTTCCAGTTTCTCGGCCTCTCTCATCAACTTCTTGATAATACCATTGTGCTCGATTATGATGTTAGCGTTATCGTCATCGGTAGGTAGAAGGATATCCATCGTACATTTTATACCCACCTTATCACTAAGTCTTTTATTGAACTCAGTCATATAATCAAAAGCCTGATCCCTGCTTAATGAGTATGTATGATCAAGCAACTGCTTTTGTCTGACCTTGACAAAATAGTTACTGGTGTATAACATCATCAAGACCTTTACTCGCTGGATGCGTAGGTCTTGCATGATCTTCCGATGTAAAAAGGCATCTAATTGCATAATATAAAGAGTCCCCACCGGGGCCATCACACACCCGACAGGGACCAGCTTTTAAATATCTTACTCGTCAGGTGATGAGCTGACGCCGCAAAGATAAGTCAAGATATTTTATTTAGCAAGGATTTTCCGCCTCATTTTCTCCGGATACTACGTTACCGTCGGAAACCAAAGACCTATCCTCGGCAGCCTTCGCAGGCGAGGCGAACTCCGATGGCAGATCCGGCAGGTTAGGGAACGAGACTTCCGTCTCCTCCTTGGATACCTTGTTCTCCTTGATACTCATCCTAAACTTAGGAGCTATGAAAGGATCGTTGTTAAGATCAATGTTGATCGTAACATCATTCATCAAAATATCCTCCTTAGTTCTGGAATCACCTATCCATCCTCTTACGTCAGCGGTCATAGGCATCCTGCTAGCCGCTTCCTTGATAGCTTCAAGCCGGCCCTTGATAACATCCACATCTACCGCCAGCGGAATCATATATGTCTTATTATCCAACCCAGATCTGGCTATAGCGTTATTAAGATCCATTATATCATCAATACTTACGCCTCCGCCTAGACCCTCCGTAATCCTATCAGCCATCGATTCGATCATGGATGAAAATGACGATATATCCTGATTTTTCAATCTTACGGGGTACAGGTAATTTCTTCCATTTCCTGTCTTTATAGCTACGACCGGAATACGTGAATTTTTATAATCACCATACTTATCCCTGACGATAGCCGTACAGAACGGGAATATATTATACTTAATATCATCCCTCATCGTAACCTCCCCATTCTCTATATATCCTACGCTCTCGACTTTACCAACCGTCTCGTTGGTAAAATCATTCTCGGATACCATCAACGTACCATTATCATCACTTACGCTAAAATTAGGTCTTCCCGGCAAAACACTGGTAACTGTACCTACGAACGGTATATCAATCTCGCCAGTAACAGATCCTATATTATCCCTATATAACTCAAAGGCCCTACTCCTTAAATCAGCGTTACTTCCTTTTGAATCCGGGTCATTGGCTTTCAGTACCGAGACGAAATTGCCGTCGCTATCCACGATCTTAATAACCATATTATCAACCAGCTCTCGGTAAGCCGACTTAGCCTCATCAGAATCAGGGTAAACGGCGTTAAGGCTATTGTATTTATCATACAATCCCTTGGTATAAGGATCTAACATATCCATCTTAAACCTTACGATATTATCCTTACGGAGATTAGCTACGGCTTCCTGATTCACCGACTCGTTGTTAGATCCAAACGTATCACCCGTATAATAAGGGACAATAGATCCATCCTGCCCCTTGCGATACACCATGAACCAGTTGGAGGTCGACAAGGCGGTTTGCCGCCCCAATATGACACCGGTAGCGTTCTCGAAAGCCTGAGCGTCATCCTCGCTAATCATCCATCTTGAGTGGTTATCTGACTCTATAACAGTAAATATGTCGGTTCCGTTGGTGAAATCCATCACCCTTCCATTATCAGTATCAGTGGCATCAGATCTTTTAAGCCCAAGACTGTCCATAAACCTGTCAAGTCTCATTCCGCCAACTTCATAATACATAACCCCACCGATCTCTCTCTTCTGGGCCATCAACACCACCGGATTCTGGGCGGCGTTAACTTCCGTCCTGCCGGTGGATGTCCCGGGTTCGCTCTCTGTGAGGACATCACCCATAGGTATGGATTTATCGTAATCCTTGACAGCTATACTTCCGTTATCATACAACCTCATCCATTCCACGAATTGAAGAAGAGGCCCATCGGAATAATTATTGATAATATCAATAGCCTCATTAAGCTTATCCTGATCAATCTCATTGCCATTGTCAGCCTCATTCATAAGATCATTATAAGTCTTTATAGCTTCTTTGATCTGATCCTGATCAAGACCATTAATATTCACATTTATGATATCATCAATATTATCCTTAATATTATCTGATACATTATCATTGATCTTTAATCTATCTATCATTGACTTAGCCCTATTTATCCTAGCTATAGGATTATCGCCAAATCCTTTTACAAGATTATTAATACGATCCTTATTGTTATCATATATCTGCTTTTCCCTAGGAGATAAAATATCCTCATTACCGTTCCAGATCTTTATGGCTATATCATTGGCTCTATCATCTGAAGGATTTATAATATCCTCATCATCAGGAACCCTCTCAACTATATTACTTTCATCAGCCTTAATCTCATTCTCCATAGATCTGGCTATCATATGATTATATGTCTTGAACATAAATGCCTCATCCTCTCCTATAAGACCATCTTGGTAAGCCTTGTCTATGGCTTGATCATTAGCGTAAAGGGCGTTTGCTTCAGGATTATCAGTATTCCTGAAATCATACTTGCTATCATCCTCCTCATAAGTCTTACCCCATGCGTTCGACAATATCTTCATGAACCCGCGCTCCTGCGCCCGGATGAATCTTCTGTCACGCATACGACGAAGAGACTCGTTTATATTCTTATAAGCCACAAGATTATGACGATACTCGCTAAGCAACGCCATGGCCTCTTTATGATTATCGACCCCACGGGTAGACACGGCATTCTCAAAATCAACTATAGTCTCATAAGCCGCCATAAGATCTGAGACGCTAATCTTAGAATCATTATCATTTAAAGATAACTTAGATATATCCACATCTGAATTAATCAACGTGCTTAACTTTCTCTCCAAGGCAATTCTTTCTTCCGTCAATTTAAGAAGCCTATCATTCTCCTCAGCCAACTTAGTCTTATCAGACTCAATTGCTTCCTTCGATGCAACCTTTTGTTGAGTATTTAAAATATTCCTCTCCATCTTCCGTATATCATTCGTCAGCTTCCGGAGTTTTTCGAGAGCCTTGCTTGAATCAGGATTAAGATGAGAGTATATATCAAGGGCATCACCTATACCCGTCTTATATATCCTGTTTAACTGATTGGTGATATCATTCAAATTATCCTTAGCCTCAATACCGTTATATACCATATTGGAGATATAGGCGTTAAAAGACCTGTTCGGGATACCCTCAGTAAGTGAGTCGGCGAATCTGTTGGCCATGGTAAAATTATCCACCTTCTTATTAAACTCGTTGACAAGATCGGCTTTATACTCATTAACCTGCTCATCCGTCATATTCATATCGGACGCTATATCGCTATTAGGTATAGATTCGACTACCGTCCTGAAATTCTCCTTGGTATCATCCAACATCCCCATCTCCGAATCATAACGGAGACGATTGAATACGGCGTCACTAAAATCCTTATTTATGATCCTACCATCACTCTCGTACGATGTGTCTACACCAGATAATTGAGCGTTAAGAGCCATACTGCCACGAATAGCACGGACAGCGGCGGTGGTCAAGGCGCCGGCATTGGCGTTGTAGGCCTCCACCATCCCCTTGTTCCGGGACATGTCTTGGCTCCATTCCTTTATACCCCCAATAGTCTTTCCACCCATAATCGATCCGATAATCATACCGATACCGATCTCCTTCCATCCTTGGCTAGACCCGTACGTCTCCTTGAACCCATTCTTTATAGCCTCCATATAGCCTATATTCTGCCGGATAGCCATAGGATTGTATCTTGATTCTACCCAATCCTCGGCGGACTTACTAGCCACTCCCTGAAGACCTTCCTCATACAGACCCTCTGACACTGGGCGCTTGATGATATTGAACGTATTTCCGGCTACCTTCTGCCATTTCTTTGGTGTTATGGCTCTTAACGTACCGTTATCCATCCTCTCGGCACCTACGCCAAATATATTGCGTTTTATGAACTTATCCACACCAAGATCCATGCCGAACATATCGCCGAACATAGCTATATTGGATAATGACAATATGCCGACGTTGGCGGCAAATACGGCATTAGCGGCATTGGCATTGTCAGCCCTGAACTTCATAAGCTCCTCATATGGGACTTCCCTTCCATAAGCGTTACGGTAAGACTGCCTGAAATTCTCCTCAGCCTCCATCAGCATGCTTCTGGCCTCGACAGACGCCTCCCACGAGGTAGATGTGCCAAGGAAAGCGAGGGTGTCCAGTCCCTTGCCTATCCTCCGTCCCGTACGGGCGGCCCTAAGGTAGACGCCGAACGCTTTCTTGGTATCCGAAGCCGCTTTGCCTATCCTAGCCAAAGCCACGCCCGCCCTAGCTCCCGTACGAGCTAAGTTCATCAATCCAGCGCCGGAATATACGGCTGACGATAACATGGCTCCAGCGGTAAAAGCAAGACCGGATAAAAAATCGTTAGACCAGAAATTAGCCGTGGTCATGCTTTGAAGGAAATTCATATCCCGCTCCTCACGATTGTAATAATGAGCAAGACCGTAATCCATCTTCTTGTCCTGATCATCCAACCATCTCGTGAAATCGTTATCAAAAACAGCGTTAAAATTACCTCTGGATACACCGGCGTAAATACCATAAAAAGGCTGAATAACACCACCTAATCCATACAAAGCGGCCTTACCTACAAATTTCCCCAAACCTCTCATCCATTTCTCAGTCCTACCTTGACTCCTAGATAAACGTGTGTCGTTATCTACACCGGGGATATAAGACTCGTATTTAGGTATCCAAGTACCGCTACTAAGTCGATACCTTGAATCCTCCAACGATATCTCCGAACCAGTAAGATTAAACCTGCCCTTATAGCTTTGATCAGAAGCCATATATCCTAATGGGGACATATGTTTCATATCATCATAATAATTTGTCTTAACAGTATTCTTGATCCTCTCCGACAATGACGGTATCTGGGACTTTGATCTCTCGGAAGCGGAATACGGATCCAATACCAGAGGCAGGTCACGATCCGGTATATCATAGGGATCCGTACCAATAGCCTTTATATTATCTACGTTTATGGTAGGATATCTGTACTTCTCGGCAAGATCCTTTCCGTTAGAGGTATTATTATAGATTTCCATTGTTTCCATTATTTCCACTATTTCCGTTATTCCTGTTTCTTATCTCCTGATCAATCATATCAGCTATGGGCGAGATGAAGCTCTCGAAATCATCAGTAGTAGATCTTCCCTCGCTCCTCCAATACACCTCATTCTCCTTGCTAAGTATCTGTTGCCATGCCATGACCAAATAATACTGCGGGCAGAAGTCGATCTTCCTTGCTACCTCATCAGCATAGTTAACGCCATCCAGATCAATTGAATACAACGGGGTATTACCCTCTCTAGCCCCTCCTTTGCTATATATATCAACATTTATCCCAGAAGAACCATTATTATACTTATATCCGGAAGCCCTTAACTCGTACATAGAAGCGTTATCGAACAACACGTCAGTAGCGATCATCATCTGATTCTTCCTGATATTACCGTCATTTATATTCGTAAACATATCTATATAAGGCATTACCGTGTCCTTGGCCCCGCTAGCGTAAGCGAATGGAGCTACCAACAATGACTTAGCCATCTTCCCATAAGCGTTGTTGCTTAAGCTGGCGAAAGATATGGGTACGACACCGGAATCATAGGTCTCGGACGGGATGCTTACATCCTCTTTGTAGAAAGTAAGTCCATTCGCAGCCAGATCAGCCTCGCTTACCTCAACAACAGATCGACCATCACCTCCATTATTGCCAATGATCTGATAATTACCATCACCTATAGGGGATATGGTAAACGTTATCTTCGTATTGGCATTATCCTTATCCTTGGGGATAAAACCGCCACCACGGGTGAACAGGTCACTAATCTTTATATAATCATACTCGGCTTGGCTTTTAGACGGATAATCGCCGGAGAAGATATACTCACGCTCGGCGTACTCATGACGATATTGTCTCAAGTAATCCTCGCCGGCTCGCTTGGCGTCATCAGCCAACCTTCCCAGATCGCCACGACTCCATTTGTGCCTAAACACATCGTATTGTTCTTTCTGCATTTCGTCATACATGGCCTTAGCTACGGCCACATTCCTTTTATTGCCATCAGACAGCCCATCAGTCAGCACCTTTATCATATTACCGTCATCAGAAACATCCATAGGAATAAGAGATAATAAATTAATATCATCCAATGTCAATGACGTACCCATCAAATCATTTATCCTATTCACCAATACAGCCGCCTCTCCAGAATTGACATCCCCTAAAACAATAGGGTTATGGACACCAGGAGTGGCCGCATGAATAAGATCGGTCATTTTAACACTATTACTAAGAATAGAGCTATATGCCGATAATTTAGCCCAATCATTTAATGTTATGTCATTTATCCCATCTATATCAAAAACCTTATCACCATTGCTGTTGATATCTTCAAGATTAAATGTCCCAAATCCGTAACTAACATCTATGCCTGATCCACCAAAAGATTTAACCTCTTTCTCGACTATAGCGTCAACGCCATCCAAAACAGCGTTCTCCGCCTTATTGAATCCATCATTGATCTTATTATACTTCCCTCTTTGAGTATTTAACCCAAGAAGCTTCAGGTAACTATCCTGACCATTGTAATCAAGCAACTCGTTCCTTGACCCTCCATTGGCCTTGAAATAAGCCATGATAACCTGATCGTTATCCATATCCTTGACCACGTTACTATTCTCAGGATCAGACGCCCATGCGTCGATCTTCCTTCTAGCGTCATCTGATAATGACTTAACGAAATTACCCATGCCGGTAGTTACCGCCTTCTCGTTGGCTATGAACCCGTTCATGAACTCATCGCTTATGCTCACATCGTCAAGGTTTGCGCTCTTGGTAACCACGGTAGGCCCGGTCGTGTCATCACCTCCGCCACCTCCATTCTCCGACTTACCCGATTTGCTGGCTCTCATCAACGCTGCTTTCTCCATGGCTAGATTATGCCTTTTTGTCTCATTAAACTTAGCTCTCTCCATCATCTGCTGATTAGCCTTGAAATAATAATCATCAACACCCAACGTCTCGTATGAGTTATTATAAGACCATCTCAGCCCGACGCCACGAAGGAACTGCTGTCGTACCATGAACATGCCGGCTCGCTCCGGGCTGTAGTTGCTACCGATAACGCCCTCGGCCTCCTCCACGAAATCATTTCTCTGCTTGATAATATCCGCCAGCTCCGACTCCAACTTAGCCCTCTTGGCCTTGTCATTGCCAACGCCCTTTAGCTTGGCTCGTATGGATTCTTCCTTGACACTGAAATCATCAATATACCCTTTAAGGAAATCTGAGGTGCTTTGAACATTAAATAAGTCAGGATTCGTTCTAGCCATATATCTTCCCTCTAATTGCATCTGAGCCTTACCGTTCTCAGATATAGAAGCCATGGCTATATCCCTGACCTGAGCGTAACTCATCTCATCTATATACATCTCACGCATCTCGCCCGTCCTATTGCCATTGGCATCAGTCACCGGTACATTGACTTTCTTCCCCTTGTTAAGGGAGATGAAATTCTTCATCTTCTCATCAATCTCAGCGTGGTAATCCGTATAAGGGGTATAATGTATAGGATTAAGACGTGTCCCTACCTGACCGTCATTCATCCAAGCCACGGCATCGGCGAAAGCCTCAGCCTCGTTTATAGGACTATACATCTTGGGATTGTTCAGCTTCATATCCTCCATCTTCTCGCTAAAAGCCCGGATCTCCCTAGTACCGGCAATAGCATTCAACACACGGGTATCCAGAGCTTCTCCAAGACGAGCCTGTATGCTTCTGGCTATACCGTCGGAAGCCAAATTAGATTTACGATACACGTTATTCACGTCCTGTATCAGCCCATTTAACCTATTCTGAAGATATTCCCTATCCTGAGGTTTTATAATGTCAGAATTGATAATATAATCAGCATACTCGTTTATAGCCTGCCGATTGGTATCTATCTTCTGCTGCATGTACCCCATCCCCTGCATCATGACATCCATGTTGTAGGGCGATACATACTTGCCGTAATTCCTTAATATACTATATTGTGAAGCCATCCTTTATCCTTTCTTGCCTTTAGTTACTTCCTGAGCAGGATATAATCTCCTATAACTCAATATATCTCCTTGAGGATCAGCGATCAACTGTCCATTAGGGCCGATCTTGACATCCCCGAATATAGACCTTAATGTATTCATGGTCGTAGCCGTATTCCACTTCTGCTGGATCTCGTCATTTACGCTATCGAAATACCTAGCCCAGTTCTCGTCATTTATAGCCAATCCCTGCAATATCCGTTGCTGGTAAGCTTGACGTTGGGCTATATTCTTATCATACGTATCAGCCCAAGTACGGGCGTTTACATTATCAGCCCAAGCCCTTTGAGCCACGTTCCCTTGTTCTACCTCATTAATGTATCTACCTATATTGGAACTCATGATAGCCTGTAAGTTGGATGATAAAGCCCCTCTCTGGGAATCCGGGACATTACCCATCTGATCCAATTGTGATTGGAAAGCACGATTGGTCTCAACCATATACTGATCAGCCGATCTCAACACCGGATCCACGGTAGGAGCGTAATGCCTTTCCAGACCTTCCGTTGTCACGGCTCCCGGGGTCATCCTAAATACCTCGGGGAAGTCAAGACCGCCACCCACTATATTCCTGCCTCCATTGCCGCTGTTCGACTTACCGGCATTTGTATTGGTCTTAGGGAGTGTATTGGGATCAATCAGCTCAGGCATATCCAGTTTAACATCAGGTTCCTCCACATCACCTATATCCATAGGACCTGGAGCCACCTTATGAGGGTCAAGTATAAAATCAAGACCTTCCATTCCTTTCATGGATCTCAATGCCTGCATCTTAAGCATATCCTCGCCAAGTATCTTATTAACGACATCCTTGTTCTTGTCAGAAAATAGTTGACTAAAATGGGTGATACCAGCATCGTTAAGAGCCTTATGCTGTTCCTCTGTAACAACGTCTAGACCGATCATAGGGCGAGATGTGGTAAACAAACCTAATTTATTGTCTCTCATCCTATCATGATATGCGGCTTTCTTGTCTTCCGGGTAATTACCTTGACTATCCTCACCGCCAAAGGAAACGAGCGTCGTGTAATCCCGAAGCGCCTCGGCGTTGGCGATGATCGGGTTCTCAGCCGTAGCCAAGCCCATCCAGCTACTTGTCTGACCGTAGATAGCGTCTTGCAATGCCCTAGCCCTAGCGCCCTCTGAAGCTCCCATATAAGCATCGTAAGCGACCGGATTGAATGTCTTGTAATAATTCAACCTCTCATCCGTATTAATACCTCCATAAGAGCCATCAGTTCCTTGGCGTTGATAACCGAAATAGTTAGGATCATTGTTGAACCTATTCTCGATCGGGCGGAAAGTTAATTTACGACCGAACAAAGACGTGCCTCCTATCTCCATCTTCTGGCGAATACCAGCCACTTTCTTAAGCAGCTCTTTCTTAGCCTCAGCTATATCCTCCTCCGTAAGACCGTATTCTTTCATGGATCTGGATATGATGTTATCTATTTCACCACCCTTAGCGAAATACGTATCCTCATCCTTCTTCATCTTCCGGTCTTCCTGCTCCTTGTATATGACATTAGCGAAGTCCGTAAATCTTCCCTCTAATCCATTAACGGTATCGTTGCTATCATTTATAGCCTTAGATAATACGGAGGCGTTTAAACGCCTTGTATTCTCGTCATCTATCTTATCGTTTTTCTTCAGCTTCTCCAGCGCCTTTTTCTGATCATCGTAAGCCGATTTAAGACCGATCTTAGCCTTATACCTGTCCATTAACGTAGCATACGTATCCTTAGGCGTGGCTTTGATCCCATACGTATCTCTGATGTATTTAGCGAAATCCGGCTCTATGGTTGTGTCGTCGGTAATAACCTTCGTTCCCTGCTCCAAGGAAACGGGGGTTCCACCATCGGCGTGCTTCTGCCCCATAGCCTCCATCGGCGCCTCTCCGGGCTGCGTCACGTACTCACCCTTCTCGACCTCTACGTTGGCTTGATCTTCCATCGACTTAGGTAACGGATACAGGTACTCACCGGTAAGGCTTCCGCTATCGAACCTATTATTAGGTCCTAGATAAACACCCCCACCATCCTTGTACTGCATCTGGGATTGCCGTCTCTGCCTAGCCTCTCGCTCTTGAGCTAACCTGATATTGGTACGGGTGCCTTTCTCAGACGCTATCCCGGAAACCACGTTACGAGCCAACCCCATGATACCACTAATTCCTGAGGCTATGGTGGTTATCGTATTAGCTGTTTTAGCTCCAGTAGATAAATCACCATACCCCTCGCTTCTCATACGCCCTATACCACGACCCATCTGGGTAAACCTAGATCCTATATCATCAGCGCCATAATAAGGTATGGCGGTAAAGTCAAAAACATCCGTGCTGCCAGACTCGTCAACCTTCTTATTACTGTCAACGATAGCGTTCAAATCACTTGTATCAATGGTATTAATATCAGGATGCTGAATATCAAATCCTATCCGGGTAGACGAAACCAAAGGCTCCACTCCAATACCCTGAAGACCAACAACATTACCGGGCATAATAGGGGTGACTTCCCCAGCCTCTTGATATTTAGGTATCTTCCTCTTGATTACATATTTGCCCATATCAAATTAATTTCGTTCTGACACAAAGATAATTTAAAAAAACAGAGACTCATCATTTTACAACGATGAGTCTATCAACAAATATTATTATGCACAAAATTTAAATATAATATTATATGATATTATGATTTACTAACGCATTGTAAATGATATCATCTATTTCTCCATTATTTAAACATTCCAATGCTCTTTTCCTTATTTCATCCATCTTTGATTTCTTATAAGCGTCATATGCCTCTTCTTTAGTATCATACGTACCTATATTAACCCGTCCCCTATCCAATGTCGATAAACTAGCCCTATATCTACTACCCCTAAGGACAACACCAGTAGGGCAATCCCTAATTCTAATCCTCTTATAAGTTAACAATGAATTTAAGTGATGTGGAACAAAACAGCATGTATTTGGACTATATATTTTAGATGCGCCACTAAGTATATCTTTATCCAATTCATATCCATCCTTATAATTAACATCAAACCATTTTTTAAACTTGCTAAAATACAACCAATCATCACAAACCTTAACCCCCACATAAGTAGGTCTTCTTTTCTGTTCTCTTTCAGAATAACATCTAGCTAACATTTTATTCCATATTTCATAAGCTAATGTTTTCTCCATCCCAATCATATCATTTATTCCAACCCCATACTTTATACTCTTGCTTTTATCCGCTTTACATTTAGGGCATCCTACTCCCCTAATGTGATTAAATGGAAGCTGGTAAAAAGAACCATGTATAGGACATATTATCTCTATTGGTATTCTAGCCCCCAAATAGTTAGATTTACTATAATCATATCTTTCTCCATGACATGACATAGCTCTATCAACAAAAACACTTTTCTTTGACTCCATTCTTTTAGATCCCCCTATCCATTTACTACATTCGGGACAACCTTGGCCATTCAAATGATTGTATGGTCTTTGGGTAAAAACACCATGATCTTTACATATTATTTTCACTGGAGTTCTGTTATTGACATAATCTACTAATGAATAATCATACAAACCATTATGTATCTTTAACGATCTTTTTATAAAATCATCTTTATCCAATTTTTTCATACAAACTTTTTGCCAAATATAACAAAACATTTACAAACTACAAAAGGCTATAACAGAAATAACGTCAATCATTATATCTACTCATGCCTTTTATGTTAAGGCTTAACCCCGGTATCATGTTAAGCACCAACTGTCTTTTCGCATGTTCCTTACGCATACGCTCAGCTTCCGCTATCTGCGCCTCTGATTGAGGATCATTCTTAATATTATTAGCGATGTCCTCTATAGCTTTCTTATTGGCTCCGGATTGAGCTAGCATCTTATATAACAGGTCTTGACCCTCCTTTTCCCACCAGCTGTCCATGGTAGGGCTGGAAGCCAAAGAAGGATCGGCGGGGGCTACCGTCTCAGGCACGGGCTGCTGACCTCCGTCCCCCATGCCCGAATCCCGCTGCCCGAACTCGTATCTCATTGGCTCGTTCTCCGGGACACCGTATCTATTGGAGAACATATCGGCGAACTCAAGCCGCTTCTCATTTCTTAATGTCGATCCAAGAGGCCTACCGTATCCTTGATTCCATGCCACGGTAGCGTCCTTGTAGTTGACGGCGTTATCGAAATCGGATTTAGAATACATATAGTAATTATATACATTACCTTGAGCGTCCTTGTCAAAAAACTTTCCTTGATTGATGTAATTCCAACCTAACCCCGGGACCTTGCCTTGATACTCATCCACGAGATAATCCAACTGCTGTGTCAATGTCGGTTTCTTCCCATACCTGCGCTGTAGCTCCTTCTTCCTCGGTCCAAGCCATTGTTGGATGCCAAAATCACCGGCGGCTCCTAGGGCTTCGGTGTCCCCTCCGGACTCGGCGGCGATGTTCGATAGGATGCCGATAGCTTGAGTTTGTGGTATCCCTTTCTTTTCTGTCAGATAGTCCCATATCTCATCATACACAACCATCTTACTATCCTCTGATCTACTAGGATCAATAACGTATTTACCAGCACCATAATCTCGTTCTGTATTTACCGGACCTCCATCCTCCTTATCCTCCAACTTATTCTTAGACATAATAGCGTTACGGATAAGAGCATCCTTCCCGCTTTCCAGAAGAGGATTATGATCCTCAAACGACCCTCTCTCCTCAAACTTATCGCCTATAGCGTCTAGTACATTTGTGGCTACGTTTACAGGAAATTCCTGATCGTCACCATGAAAATCGTATACGTCATAGACACCTAACCTTCCATCCGGACGCCTATAAATTGTAAAATTACCAAATCCTGACAATGGGGTAAGATCACCAGCAGCTTCGGGATAAAAATCGTATTCAGAAAAAACCGTAGGCTTTCCAGATCTTACCGAATTACGATTCTTCTCAAAAACATCTACCCATTCTCTAGACTTTTTCAAAAGCTTCAGCCTACCATAAGCATCATCTGTAGCCGGCTTATCAGAGCCATATATTTCTTGCTCCGTATCATGTATTTTCTTATCTAACCTCTTTATCTCATCCTTAGTGTCACGATTGAACATCTTCTCAATATCAGTAATGACATTATCAGGAATCCGTATCTCCTTATTGTTGCCATCTAGATTATTAGGTTGAGATAAAAATCTCGCCCATAGTTGATCGCTATATTCATCAACGTTAGCCTTCCCGTTTCTGCCATATATAAACTCATTGACCTTGTCAGGAAGGCTAGCATTTGAAGCCACCACATCGGGGGTGACATTCTCGTACAATCTTCTTCTTATGGCATTACCTAAGATATCTTTTAAATACGAAGCCTTATCAGATACATCCTGTCTTACATACAACGGATCATCACCAATAGGCCCACCATCCTTATATTTAACCTTGAAATCAAAATTGCCAATATATTTCTTTACATTATTGATATAATCATTATCATCAGGAGAAGCCTTGCCGTTATTCAATAACCTTCCCTTACCCATCCATTTATAAAGCAAGGCGTCGAATTTGTCTATATCATTACCTTTATTATCCTTAAAGCCACGACCGACAACCTCATTCTTGTATATAGACGCCAAACGCAACATGGTAGCTATACCTGAATTATATGGCTTTAGGATATTCTCCTTATCTATACCAAACTTATTATATATCTTTTGTCTCATCATTATCACCTTCTATCTTTATCTGTGTTATACCCTTCGAGTTATAAGACCTGTCATTCCATCCGTTACCATTTAACAACGACCTGAATCTCTTGGCTATATCAACGCCTTGATCACCGATAGCTTGTTTCCCTATATATCTTGCGGATACACCAAACTTAGTCTCCTGCTCGGCGATACCCATGGCAAGCATAGCCATCCTATCATAAGTGTAGCTATCGATACGATCAAGATCCTCCTTATATAAATCCTTTATCCACGATGGGATTTCCTCCGGTTTATTCTTCTTAGACATATATTACGTTTTTCACAAAGATAACCATAATATCACAAGCCTAAAAACACGAAACGGGTACATAATAAATCATGTACCCGTTTATACGCTAATGCATGTGATAAGCAGCCAAGGCTCCTTTAGCTTTCTCCTTAGACTTGTACTTAGCCGGCCATAATTTACCGGTCTTGTTACTGACCACTCGCCAATCACTCCCTACTTTCTTGATACATCCTGATTTAGGGCATTTGCCCTTCTTTTTACTGCTAGTTTTCCCTGCTGCCATAACATCAAATATTTAAAGGTATATAATCACCTCAATAAACTTTCTCATCGTTGCTAAACCAACGTACTATCATCTTGAACCGACTCTCAATGTCATTCACGAACCTAGCCAAGAACCAATCGCCACGAAGACGATCACGCCACCTCCGATGATAATCGACAGCCCTGGGGTCGATCTCCCGGCCAATGTCATTCACATCCTTAACCCATATCGGAAGATTGTTCGTATCGTCTTTGACCTCGTTAAAATAGTCATTTATATTTATCTTCTGATCAACCTCCGTCACCAGTATCTCACGGCTATCGTCATTGGTTACAGGATACCTTAACCGCTGGCTCATATCGTTCTTGTCGGCGATAACCATCCGAAGCTCACCGCTGTTGTTGGTATCATTATAAAACCATGCCTTATTAAATCCAGTAGTCCTAAGAATTTGGTAATTAACCTCATCCTGATATCTTCTGGCATCCATCCGATATTGGTAGTTGGTGAGGATCTTATTCACGTACTGCTCACGTACCGGAACCTCTATAACAAACGGATATAGCTTACCATAAAATACTTGATACGATTGGTTGGTCAAACCATGAGACCATAAACCTATCTCCTGACTTTCACTTGAGTAGTTCTTTCCGGACTGGAAATAATGCTGGTGCTCGATATAATAATCAGGGGTGTAGGATAAATATGATTTCCACTCACCCTTCAGGCAGTTATACCCAACGGTGAACGAGACGTCCGTGAAATGGCTGGTGTCCTGCAACTCCACCGCCTGTCCGTTCCTGTAGAACCGGCCGCCACGGAATTGGTACTCGCTCGGATTCCCTACCGGTATATAATCTTTCTTGGTTATCAGAACCCTCTTAAACCTATTATCCCAACCCATGGACAACCCTATACCAAAAAACTTGTTATCAATATCATAATAAGACAACTCGGCGTCCGTATCAGCGTTATATATCCGGCTACGGATGATCTTCATCTGAAGATGCTCCTTAAACCAGTTTCTAAGCCCCGGTGTGACCTCCGTAAGATTCCTACCATTAGAATCTACCTTAAACACCTGACCACGCCTTAAATCGACCCAAAAATGCCCAAACTCGCAACTGATCATATCCCGACTCTGGGTCCCGGAATATCCTAACGTCGTATTATTATACTCAATGCCACGAGAGGCGAAAAGCCCACCTGTCCCTAGCTCGCTATTCTCCGGGGATATTCTTTCTGCCAGCACGTCTATAGCGTTATATAGTCCTACCTGATTCTCGAAGCGAGCTAGTATTTGATCCGACTCTATTCCCTTCATGCTTATAAGCTTTCCGAACGAGGTCTTGAACTCATGGTAATCCATAGGCTTGTACGACAGCCAAGGATCGGTCATGCCGTTCTCCGACACGTCGGCGGTGCTCCATATGACGCCGTTGGGTCTTTGGTAAGCGCAGTCCCAAAAATTGCTATCATACGTCTCTGGTAATGACCTGCCACCTAACGTAAATCGATTCTTATACACAGGACTCATCTTAAACACATTACCCCTTGATATAGGGACATTACGCTCCTGAGTCCATGATATATAATCCCCCACCTCCGGATAGAACCCCTCGTAAGGCTCAGGGCCGGCTATACGGAAATTGCAATTGATCTCAGACTCCACAAGAAACTGAGGTATGCCATAGAAATATAGGAAGAAACGACCGCTAAGATACATATCTCCGGTCTTGCAAACCATCTCATAAGCGCTCTTCCGGCTAGGGAAAGAGTATAGCGATCCGGTATCCGTATCGGTCTTGTTAAGATAATCCTCCCCGGTATCGTAATTGACGAAATAACGGGGATACCCGATGTTTCGATAATCGTAATAAGGGAATGGTATCATGTCCCCCTGACCGAACTGAGTCAAATAAAACATAGGCATCTTCCTCTTAAGCGAGAATCTTGATATAAATACATCACCTCCAAAAACAGGTTTACGCTTATTCTCATCCATCAACCCGCAACCGCCTAACGATACCCACCTGATATCCTCTATCTGCCCGTATTGAGCCGGAGAATATTTCTTTATCCTCATATAAGGACAGGATACGAAAGATTCACGTGTCATAAAATGAGGCGTCATACCAGCCACCTCATCGTTACGAATATTACACTCATCCTGAATACGACTGGTATCGTAACTTGAAACCAACTCCGGATATTCAAGCATATACTTATCCATACCAAATGACATGAACAACGAATGCTCACGATCGAGGTTGTTTATGATAATAGGCTTACCACCTACGGTTCCCCCTTGTGACGAGATGTCTGTAACCGGATACAACCCGCTCTTGATATATTTGGCCGTTGACAATCCACGTAGCTCCGACGCCCCTATTTTTTGGTAAAATAAATTATAATGAGCGACAGAAGTATAATAATAAGCATAGTTCCGTCTAGGTCCCCTATCTATCAATGCCGTTAACCACTGATATCTGTACTTGCCTATATCCACCACGGACTGGGCTGTGGCCTTGGCGATACCCGTAGCCAGACGGATAGCCGTCAGCGCTATGCCGACAGGGTTGGCTAAAAAGAACACGCCTCCACCGACATATTGCTGTGAAGCCGACTGATATGTATACTCAGCTATAGCGGATATTAAATTAGCCATAGCCTCCACCGTAGCCAATGATGTTGCCATACTGTAAGCCTTACTCCCTAATATCGTCCATTTAGGGTGATCCTCCACCTCCCTGAATATACCTGAGGATTTACCTAATTGATAACCATCAACAAGGCACTCGGTGGGAGCGTCAGGCTTGTTAAAGGCAATATCAGGACTTAAGAATGAATACCAGATATTACCCTTCCTGTTAAACGGATGCGTTATAAATTTCTCACGATTAATATCCTTATAGATATACATATCATCAGACAAATCGTTGTAAGGGTAATTAGGATAAAGGTTAGCCGATCCGTCGGGATCATCGTACTTAAACATATCATAAGCCAGACCGGTTCCGATAACGCTCTTATCCAACGTCCTATCGCCCCTATACAACTCATATCCTATTATAGAATCCCTTCTAGCCTTATCTATAAGACCGTTCTCTACCGCTATATCCAAAAACTCATTAACGATATCGTCATCAAGCATCACCCCCATAGGATAAATATAGGAGTCAACTCCATATTGACCGGTCAGCTGAGACGGATTACCCATGAAAGGAGCGACAGAGTTATCCGGAAACTTGTAATGACGTATAGGTCTCTGACAAAACGTGGTTGACGTATTGGGGTACTCAGCGTTATCCCCATTACCGGTGAAATAAGACTTACCCCCAACGGATTTAGGAGACCCATAGTATTTCGTCAAAGAATCTATTATATCCTTCCTCTTTGATCCTCCCGATGATATCCCGATCTTACTTGAATCATACAACTCAAAATTAGCCGGATACTTATTGGCAGACTCCCAATATCCGAAATCACCATACTGATATGGTCTGGGAACGCAGTCAGCGGGTTTATCTCCACATGAGACACATTTCGCCTCATAGGTAACAAATCTCCTTAATTTCAATTCTTTCGTGAAGAAGAACACGTATTTCACCTCCAGTGGCCGAATGCCAAAACAGAACGGGGCGGGGAAGATGGCGGTGCCGGCCGTATAGAATCCGGCAAGCTCCTTCATGTCCTGCCTCATGGCGAAACCGGTGAAGAACACGCATACCGCAGGCTCGATGCAAACATATATCTTATGGAAAGTAGTCTTGTCATCATTCCAGAACAAGTACTTTGGCATCATAAATATCTTATGATCCACGTAATTCACTATAACACCTTTCTTGGCATCATTAGCCAAAGGATTAGGAGCCACGGTACCTTCCTTGTCCGAGAAAAACGTTATACGAACCTTATTGTATGATGACGAGTCGCCGATCGGATAATTATAGTTACCCATCATCTCTATATACATAATACCGTTATCAGGATCGGATAAACCGCTTACGTATTTTTCGTAATCCAACTCCACCCATCTGGCGTATGAGGATACATGTGGATAGAACTTGAAATAAGTCAAGTTACTTCTACCGAACCAATTGGTCTTGGCGTCAATATCATTCTGCACAGACACACGACCTTCCCAGTCAGTAGTTATACCGGTATTAAACTTAGAATTATCACCATCGCCAAAAAGACACATGGCGTTCTCGATACCAAACTGACTCTCATATTGGGGGAAATAAGCCTCCATCGTATCCATTAACTGATCAAGCATCGTCTCCGTATGCTTCTTTCCTTCCCATCCGGGATATTGATACAAATATGTGCACTTACCCAATGACCTACCTCCTTGGAACGTGGGTAGTTGAACATCATCAATAGTAGGATTCACGTAAGGATCTCCTACCGAACACCCATTAGTACATATACCCTCATCATATAACTGCCGGACATTAGACATATCCTGACACAAGACCAAGGCGGAGGAGTCTATATCAGACGAGAATTTATCCTCATCCTGACCATCCAACCATTCCTGAACCAGATCTATGATATTCTTACCTCCACTGGAGTAATTATCGAAATCACACAATACAGAGAATTTCCTTTGTGACTCGGCGTTACTTTGTATTAAGGTGGTAGGCTCGGTCTCCGTATAATCACTAGCCAGCTTATATGTAAAATCAATCCTAGAATCCACCAAAGAGTTTTTATCCAATATAGTCCTGGTCTCTATCCTCTCGATATCATCACATCCACTAGGGAAATCGGGAGCCTTTATACCGTCTTGATCCTCTGGCAATGATATAGCAGCGCATAACTCGTCAGTAATACCTACATTAGATTCTATGATATCACACAGGTTCTCTATATTATCAGCGATATAATCAATAGCATCATCTACCGTAACATCTTCCCCCATCGTATTGATAACGAATTGGGTCTCTCCTACCGTGGCATATTCCTGCTCTACATATCTGAGTTGCTTGACATCTAGCTGATTCTTGCATTCTCCTCCAAAATCATCAAATCCCCAAGACGGGTCGTTTATGATCTTTGCCGTATTCTTAAACTGCCAAAGATAACGGCGGCTGTTCCCCGCGCACTGCGGGTTGTTCTCCAATACCGAAGCCGCTGATAGGTCTTCAGAGTTGCCGTCCTCATCAACGATAACCTCCATCTCCTCCCTTGTGGCCGGACGAGGGATAAGCGGGAATCTAGCCGTCCTGTATCCTGTATTGGTAAAGAATCTTATACCCAACGGATATACCTCGTCACGCATGAAAGAGGCGTATTTAGAGCAAGCCACACCGTCTTTATACAAATTCTCCGTGGCTATAGATGTCTGCCATTTAACGAAATGACCCAAGAAGTTAACGACCGGTTGAAGATTCCATTCGTTCTCCACGGTCAAGCCGTATTGAAGAAGACGATTCCCGACAGACGTCATGCCTCTGGCTGTCTTATATACCGGTATTTCCTTGGATAACTTCTCCATGGTCGTACGCTCGCTATACTGATCCGTAAGGTAATAGATGGTCCTTTCCGTTATCGGATGTATACCTTCTATGAAATACTCAAGAACCGGGCTTTGCTCGCCATTATATCCAACGGTGTTCTGTATAACACCTACCTTATAATGAGATACCTGCTTATCTATATTGGATACAGTAAGCCGGATACCCATGTTGGTTGATTTGCCCCATAAGCCATCACGAATGACTATATCCTGACGATCGAATATCATGATAGGGTTGGTCAATGAGCAATATCCGGTCTTCTCTATCCCGAACTCATCGCACAACGCCACGCAGAACTGGTAGGTCCCGGCACGCAGGCTTCCCCCGAACTCCACGACCTCAGGCTCCACGCACGGGGCCGTCAGCAGCGGAAATACCAGTAGCTTCTCGCAAGCCAGCCTACACCTCTCTATTGGCTTATCATCCCCACATGTCTTATATCCATGATAATGATACCAGAAGTCACCATCATCATCCGGATTAAGTGCCTTGTCAACCATAACATATCGCTGGGGGTTATATCCATCAGTCCAGTATATCACCTTACCACACTTCTCATCCTTGATCTCTATATCAAAGATCGGGTGATGAATGGAGAAGTTAAGACAAGGGTCATCGGTCCCATCCTCTATCAACACCTCCATCAAATCACATATCTCATCGAAACGACCATCCGACTCCTCAAGCCTCTCGCCAAGGATACGATGAATATCTTTCCCTGATCCCGCTAATTGATCCTCTACGGTCTTGACATAATCCAATGACCTCATGAACGTGATCTTAGAGGTGTTGTTATCAGGATTCACCAGAAAGAAATAAGTGTTATCACCAGCTATATCATTCTTATACCCAATAACCTTATAGCCATCAAATCGCTTACATAAAAGGGTACTAGGCTCGTTCTGGATCTTAAGCTGACTCCCATCGTCACCCTCTATGGTAGCGTTCAAGGCGAAACTGTACTCAGACGGGGATAGGTCCTGTGGATGCTTATCCCTGTTCATCCCGGAATCGGGAACCGCTATATTAGAATTATTTTGCACGATGTTATGTTTTTCGCAAATATAGCAAATCCGCCAGATAATCACTTATGTGGCGGATTCTAATAAACTGTACGTATTATGCAAAACATTCAAATCGCACAAAAATAGAAAATCCTTCTGACTCTTACAAGCCAGAAGGAAAATCTAAACACTTTGCAACGTTTACCCCTAATGAAAATACAAAAACATAATAATTATGGATTTTTCCCCATGTAGCTTGATTGCTTGTCGGCGTCCTCTACGGATATGTAGAAGAACCCGTTAGTCACGTATCTCTCATTGACGTCCACAAAATCAGTAGATCCTTTGTCCACCCCTTTCTTCGATCCCTCATCACACACAGCGACCAGACTATTAAAGTCATTGGAATAACCTACGACTACACCGTGCATATCCCGATTTCGAGGATCGAATACGTACCTCATCTTACACCTATCGTAAGCTAACTCTAAAGAGCTTTTGCTTAGCCTCTCATCTAATCCAGCACCCGCTACCAAGGCCAAAACGCTCTTTGATATGTCACTCATGGTGGTATCCTTGGCCGGAGCCTTAGGCATAGAAACGCCTTCCATGACAAAATCCAATGCCTTATCTAAAAGCTCGTCGAAATCATCATCCCGAACATAATCCTTGAACACCTCCAATATATACAACCGGACATGGAGTTCGTTATTGACATCATTTAATGCGATCATAATGCTAGTTTTCGGCAAAACTAGATTATTCCCACGCAATAAAAGATCAAACATGTCATAAGTAAAGGACTAAAAAACAAAAAAACTCCCCCATCCTCACGGACGAGAGAGCTGATAGATATTTGTATTATGAAAAAGAACAATCACTCACCTATTCTTACAATACAGTCACGAGACTCCTTGTTGTAGATCATCGTGCCTACCTTAGAATACAAGGTCTTTATATTTTGCCAATTATCCTCACCATGGGCGGATACGTTGGTAGGGGCATCACCGGTATAAACCTCCTCACCTCCTATGTTGACAAAATCATATCCACGTTTCTCCATAGAACCGCCCTTATATGCCGTGAACTTGATAGTGACATTACCTTTCTCACGACCACCATACCAGTTACCGTATATACTACACCTGATCTCAAGAGGTAATTTATCATAATTATCGCCATCCAACAACGGCCCCATCTGGATCAAGGCGGCCTCATTACCTGATTCCATGTTATCACCACCGTGGATAAGATAATCACCTACCCGCTCCTGCGTGGTCTGGTTTTGTTTACTCCAACCAACCAGCTTGCCGTCAACATCCGGGAGGCCGGTGTTATCGAAACCGGTTGCCGTGTCAAAGTCAATGCCGTCCTCATCAGCCCAGATATACCTAAGCACTAGGTAGTCGAACTCCGGGATAATAACCACCGGGACCGACTCCTGCCTGCACACGAACGTCTTCTCCTCCTTGGTGCCTTCTTTTATAACCTTGTACGTAGCCTGACGTATCTCTCCAGTCTCATTGATATCAGCGGTAACCCTAACCTCAGCAGGACCGGTACCACTTGTCTTATCTAAATGTATCCAATCAGCCATATCATCATATTTTGTTAAATAAATTTAATATACTTATCAAAAGCGTTGGGCCACATACGCTCATGAGACAGCATCCTCCTCCTATTATCCTCAGCCAGTTCCCGATAATCATTCAAGGTAATCATCGACATCTTAAGCTCCTTCATGGCCCTAGCGAACTTAACCGGTTCTTGCTGAGCATATAATTTGTAAGCGTCACCAGCGCCTTGTATCAAGCCATTCACGGCAGCGTTCTCGAAGATCTTCATCTTGATATACGTCTCGACATAATCCTCAAGGTATCCTAACGCCGTTTCAGGTATATACGGAAGACCGTCATCATCCTTGGGTGTAGCACGATATATGATGTAAATAAATCCATCAAACCCAGTATACATAGTATTGCCAGATATAGTTATATCATAATTATCCCAAGCATATTTATCCCGATACTTGTCGGAGGCGCAATCACGCCTCAACCCACGACCTATGGATAACCTTACGGGATGATGATAATGGAAACGAACCTCGTGAGACCCGATATATATCTTCTCCGTGATCGTCTTCTCAAACTCCTCCTTACAGCACTCGGTGCAGGAGTTCCAACGGAAACCGCGCTCGGTGCGCTCGACCCAGCCGATCTCGTGTTGGAGGTCAGCCTTAGCCTTGTCGCCGCCAGGAATCTCACAGATAAGAGGCTCACACCTATAGGCGTCAAGCATGTCGAAAAAATCGGAAGGCAATACCGCCTGTTTATTACTGGTCTTGACAACCGCCTCTGACATGACCGCTATAACACCCCCGAACCTTTTCAGGGCGATCTCAGCCCACCTATAAACAGACGAGGTATCTATAGCCCCGCTATCATCGTATTTATGTAAATCGGCCTTGATCTCGGCCAATAGCCCTTTTATAGTCATATTTAAGTCTTTTGCACAAAGATATGTATTTGAATCCGTGATACAAAAAAAAATCCAGTCTACCCTCACGGGCTAACTGGATCACAAAAACTTCTACAGTTTGTAAACCCATTTAACTCCAAATACCTTACTCTCCGACTCAACCTCCCGATACAAGAACTTATATCTCCTACCTGATTCCATAGCCAACCTACATTCCTTATTCAAGGCCGGAGAGATATATAGATGAAAATACTTATTCCTAGGCATAAAATCCATACACGTATGGACGTAAGAATATCCACCCGTCCCACGCCTATTAATAGTACCGGTAAGTTTATTCAGATATATCTTGCGGTTAGGATTAATCTTATGACATAGATAACCGATGTTGTTTATATAAACCCCTCCCTCATCCTCCAGATACCTATCACGTATGACTTTCCAGATCAACGACTGGCACTCAAGGATATCATTCTTATCCACGATCGTATGCTTCCTCCTTTTCCCGTTCTTAGACATAATAGATCTATAGAATCGAAGAAAGTATTGATCAAGTATTTTAAATGACTTTGTTTTCATATCACAAATATAACAATTTCATCCTAATACAAGAAATTTATACACAAAAATACACCGCCTGCACCAAGGACGAGGCAAATAGGATAGCCGACAATAACCTACAATCCGATGGTATCTCTTACGCTAATGGCTTAGCTCAGGCCGATAGATGCGATTGCCTCGAAACATGGAGCGCTTACGCTAGCGGAAGTTTTAATGGACAATGCTTAAGTATATCCGTAAGCTATGATAATCCATGTGGTAAATCTAAAACAGCATCATTTGATGTGTATTATACTAGATCTGAACCATCTGGAGATGTAGAATATTTCTCTACCACTAAAACAGTCACCATACCATCCGGATCGGGAACGGTATCAGGCGGAAGTGATTGTGTTAGCAATGCTACAAGCATGTATGTATCTAATCCAAGTCAAGGTGGAGGCTGTTAAAAACAAAAAGGAGAGGTTAGTTGTCCTCTCCTTTTTATTGTATATACATTATGATTATTTAACCAACAAAACCACCATATTTTAGAAGGTGGATGAATTGGTTTGATTAATTTTGAATCAAAATTACAAATAAAAAAATGATTTCCTACAAATACAACATCTATCATTCCAAGAAAACGAAGTATCTTGATAAAATGCTTCGTGAATGTTGTTTTGTATGGAATCATGCTTTAGCTCTACAACGTAGATACTATAAACTGTTTGGGAAATATATATCAATTGGTAAAATGGAGAAGCATTTTGCTAAAAGAATTAAAAGAAATCTTCTTCATTCTCAAACAACACAAGAAATACTTGAACGTCTTGATGAATCTTATAATCGTTTCTTTAAAAGAAAATCAAAGAGACCACCTAAGTTTAAAAGATCAGATTGTTTCAACTCTTTTGTTTTTAAACAAGGAGGGTTTACTCTAAATGGTAATATTCTCACAATCAACAAAGGAAAGAAACGTTTTAAGTTTTCATACAGTAGAGCATATGAAGGTAATGTTAAACAAATAAGAATAGTCAGAGAAACATGCTATCGTTTTAGTTTGATTATAGTTACAGATTACAATCCTGCAAACTCTTACAGAAAGACATATGATGGTGCATCTGTAGGATTGGATTTTGGTCTGAAAACTTATCTAACTAAAAGTGATGGTAGCAAAATCGATTCTCCTTTATTCTTCAAACAATATCAAAACAAGATTAGAAAACTAAATAGAAAGTTTTCTAATGCGAAGAAAGGATTCAATAATAGAAAAAGAAGACTGTTTGAACTCCAACAAACGTATCGTAAAATAAACGATCTTCGATCGGATTTTCAATGGAAATTAGCTCATGAATTGTGCAAGCGATATGATTATATTTTCATTGAAGATCTAAACATTGAAGCCATGAAACGTTTGTGGGGAAAGAAAGTTTCTGATCTTAGTCATTCTTCTTTTATTAACAAACTTACGTATATCGCTTCAAAGTATGGAGTGATAGTACATAAGATTGACAAATGGTATCCTTCCTCAAAGACTTGTGAATGCGGGTTTGTTAATAAAAACTTGTCGTTGAGAGATCGCACATGGTGTTGTCCAAAATGCGAGTCTATCAACGACCGTGATGTTCTTGCGGCCCGTAATATACTTCGGAAGGGCATTTCCGAATTGGAGAGCAAGAGTAATTCCAGCGATAGTAATATCGGGGTTTCTTGCGTTTGTATCCAAGAATCCCATTTGCTTTAGTGATGGGAGTATGTCAAATAAACCTAAGATCTCTTTTCTTAGTATGATTCAATATCCTACTAATATGTCTGGTACTTAATCCCGTTCTTTCCTTTATCTTATCATAGATATAACCCTTGGATACGTAAGCCGACATATCTCCTAGATCTTTTATAATCTTGTCATACATATCATGCACCTCATTATATCTTATGATAGAGCTGTCTCTCATCCCTCTTTCGCCTATACCGTCAACTATGGCGTCATTGAAACCAAAGAAATTGATTATTGATCTTATTAGATTCATGTTATTGAATTTTTTGTGTTTTCTTATTAATATCCATATCCGGGTTCTCATCCGTAGGGATCTGCAATTTGGTTACAGTTTCCCTTAATGTTTCGGAAACCACATATTCAAGAAGTTTGTCTGGGCATATGAAATCATAATCCCATTGAGATGTACATGGCTTATCTTTTTCAGCTCCACATCCCCCTAGCTCTAACGCCGCTTTTCTGTCGAGAGTTATAAGATCAACATTTATAGCCTCTATGTTAATATCTGGTATATAGATATATCCATCATTGACATAATAATAGTATTGATCTATATTCCCGTATTTACGTTCCTTGTTGTTAGCGTATTTTCTTAACGATATGGAGGTAAATATAATATCATCCATGATGTTTGATACTTTGATGATAGCCGGACCTATACGGGTATATATCATATCGGGCAATCTTTTCTTGGATCTCATAAGTATCCTGCATAGTTTAAACTCATCAAAACAACAATCAATTTTCCGAACCCTCTCCATCTCCATGCAATTGATATGAGTATACAGTGATTCCTCGCCGAACAAGGTTCCATCAGCATACTTCTGGGCTATATATGATCTTGCCTTTTGTCTTCCTATGGATAATATCCATCTCCTACTGACATGAGCGTCCTTATTGATGGAGTTCATATCATTTATGATTCTAGATACAAATTCTGAATTTTTCATATGCTAAATACTGAGGAGGGGATATACCCCTCCGGTTGTTACTTCTTTTTCTTAACCTTACCTCCGCATTTCATTTGAGGTTTCTTTTTCTCGGAGACTTTGCCTCCTTCTGCCATCTTCTTTTTCTTAGCACATGCCATAATCTTACTTTTTTTAATGTTAGTGATACAATATTAGTCATTTCTATCGAAAATAGAATAAACAAGGTTGATGAAACTACCAACTTACCGCCGCGGCACAGGCTGACGCACAGAGACTAGCGCAGGAAAAAGCCAATGCGATGGAGTGCGATTGCCCGCCAACTAAAAACTGGTCAGCCAATGCTTATGCCGATGGTAATCCTTGCAATGGCGCTTCTTCAGGCACTTCAGCGCTAAGAGTAGAGGTCAGGATTACGTATAGTAATGAATGTACTACGCAGAAGAGTTTGACGGTAACAGCTTCAAGCTCAGGGACTACTATCGGGAGTACGACAGTAACTATACCTACTGGATCAGGCACTAAAAAGGCCACGATATCTTTTGATCGTGGATATCCATGTAATTCTATCAATATAAGTGGAAGAGCTGGTGGTCAATGTTAAGAGTCTGATATATAATAAAAAGGAGAGGCTAATTAACCTCTCCTTTTTTTATTATGCCTCTTTAATAAGAAGCTGATATTGTTATAGATCCAGGTGGACAATCGGCGGAGAAAAACTCGGTAGAGCTAAAACTGCTATTACAAGTTAAATTAACTCTCTGGGTATGGTAATTCCCGTTAGAGCAACTAAATGTGACAGTAGCTTGTTTTGAGTTACATTCACTTCCGCTACAATTACTGCTGCTATCCTGAACCTTGTACTTGACGCCTGGTGGAGACGTGTATGTCTCTGTTATGTAAGCTGAAACCCTTCTAGTACATTCCGGCTCCGGGCAATCGCACTCCATCGCATTGGCTTTTTCCTGCGCTAGTCTCTGTGCGTCAGCCTGTGCCGCGGCGGTAAGAGCGGCCTTATCACCGTTACACTCACACCAAGCGCCATTGTTTCCGCCAGAAACCCAGTAAGCGGAAGCCGTTGGAGCTGTACAATTAGACGGACAACCTTGCTTGGTAGCAGTAGCCTCTACATAATCATTACATACCCTTCCACTACAACCTGCATCCGCTAATGTCTGAGCTTGAGATCTCAACTTATCTATCTTATCGCTAGCTTGAGCGTTGGCAGAAGACGTGCTAGAAGCGCATATAGATCCAGAAGGCACATCCGGATAGGTGATCGTTACTCCACAAGGTCTATCAGATGGACAATTTCTACTAGTAACAGAACCTCCTTGGAAACCAAGCATATTACAGCAAGCAGATCCATAGCTTATATATTCCTCATTTCCACAATCATTTCTATATAAAGCTACACTTTCGCCAGATCTACATTCAGCGTCTCCTACTCTACTCCAAGAATTAGGATCACAACAGCTATCGCAAGAACCACCAGAACATCCACATGAGCAATACTCATATACCCGATCCTCGGTCTGGTCAGCATGACATCCATTCCTATCGCTCCTTCTGTATGTAGCCCAAACATCGCCACTAGAGCAATATTTTCCACCATCATAACTCCAACTAGTCCAATCTGGAGGAGTATTCTCACAATCGCCGTTCTTGTTGGCGTAAGCCTGAGCGGCGATTCTGGTAGCCGAGTCATTTCTGAAAGCGTCTTGAACCTTGCTGTTGGCGTCAGCCTGAGAAACCGTTGATGTTATAGGGTCTAATCCTAATGAGCTATAAGGAACTGATATAGCCACACCTTGTCTACAAGAACCGCAATTATCCTTGTAGAAAGTATAACTTCCGGTACCGGTCCATACACAAGTTCCATGTTGGTTAGCGTAATCCTGTCCCTTCTGGTCTAAGATCTGCTCGGCCTTGCTTCTGGCATCCGCCAAAGAAACCTTGCTGGTGATAGCCGTACCGCCGTTAACCTGCGTGGAGGTCACGGTAATCCTCTGGCCTACCCCGCCTTCGGCGCAGTTGTTCTTATAGAAGTCACGGCTTGCCACGTAAGTCCATGTACATCCTCCATTCTTATTGGCGTAAGCCTGACCATCAGATCCACGAACCGCGTTCTCAGCCTTCTTGTTGGCGTCAGCCAAGGAAACGGTGGAGGTGTACGGGTGTCCCGGAAGCTTGCTGCTACTTACGGATACCATGTCGCCCACGCCGCCGTCAGCGCAATCGTTCTTCCTAACCTGTCCGGTATAGCTTCCTGTCCACGTACAAGTACCCTTCGAGTTAGCCACGGCCTGACCCTGAGAGTTCACGGCGGCCAATGCCTTGGCGTTAGCGTCAGCTTGGGATACACATGACTTAAACTTACCATCAGAGCTAGGACTTGGATCCGTAACATCATTCTGAGTTACGGTAACAGAGCTTCCAACTCCACCATCCGCACATTGACGGGTAAAGGCCTTGGATGCCGTACCAAACCAGAAACATGTATTATTACCACCAGCTATATACCGCTCTTGATTATCAGGATCAGTATAACAGGTATTGGTGTTACGTTGATGTAATTGAGAGATACAGTCCTTACATACGGTCTCTATAGTCTCCCATACCGGTTGCTCGGTCTTCGTATGGCACGTATCATCATAGTTCTTGTTGACGAACGCCTGACCCATTCTGTCGATATAGGCCTTAGCCAAAGCGTCTGCCTCTTCCTGAGAACGGGTTGAGGTGAAGAACTGACCCATAAGATCCGGAGTTACGGTGATAGGATCGGCGTACTGACAAGTAGGACACTTAGGAGTGAACTCCTTGCTATAATTACCTACATATATCTTCAGTTCGTCGCAAGTACCACGATCGTTGGCTATAGCCTGACCTTGCGCCTTGACAGCGGCCTTGGCAAGCTCATCGGCGGCGAACTGGCTCTCATAAGAATAGAACGGACCACCAGTGACATCAGCCTCCGTAACGTTAACAGATGAAGGTATCAATCCGGATGGACAATTATTCTTCTCGAACACCTCACTATAATGACCGGTGTACTTAGGAGCCTCATGGCAAGTACCACGCTCATCGGCGATCTTCTGACCTTGATTCATGACAGCGGCCATAGCGACTAAGTTAGCCTCATCCTGTGACACGCAAGACTGGAACGGATGACCTTCCACCATATCTTGTGTCACGGTGAACGGATTTCCTACCTGATTAGCGCCACAATTGCTCTTCGTGAACTCGAAGCTAGCCTTACCGGTATACATAGTGGCGTTAGAGCAAGTACCCTTGGTGTTAGCCAAAGCCTGTCCTTGAGCCTGTACGGCGGTCATAGCCATAGCGTCAGCGGCGGTCTGGGAATCGTTAGACTGGAATGGATGTCCTTCTACCATATCTTGGGTGATCGTCACCTTAGATCCGATCTTACACTCACCACAGTTGTTTCTCGTGAACTCCAAGGAAGCACGGCCGGTGTACGTACAAAGGGCGTGGATATTGGCAAGAGCCTGTCCTTGGGCGTCAACGGCGGCCTTGGCCTTGCTGTTGGCATCCTCCTGTGATACGGTAGACGTGAACGGATAACCGTCAACCATCCTATCATTTACCGTATAAGTACCACCAGCGCCAGTACCACAATTGTTACGGGTAAACGTACGTGTATAAGTACCGGTATATACAGGCACCTTCTCGCACTTACCTTTCACATTAGCCACATCCTGACCTTGAGCCTCGACGGCGGCCTTAGCCTTATTGTTGGCGTCTTCCTGAGATACGGTAGACCTGAAATCTCCTGTCACCATAGTCTCATCCACGACAACCTTGGTGCCGTATTGGGTCTCATCACAGTTATTACGAGTGAACTCCTTATTATACCTACCGTAGTAGATCGTCTTCTCCTTACACTCACCTTCTAGGTTGGCTTGTTGCTGGGCGTTAGCCTCAAGATCGGCCTTAGCCTTATTGTCGGCATCCTCCTGAGAGATAATAGAGAAGTACTTACCAGCGGCTACAACATAAGTATAAGGTTGACCGATATGGAACTCATCGCAATTGTTTCTAGTGACTGTCTTCTCCATCCTTACGTTATAGTAGACGTTAGTCTGACAGTCGCCACGCTCGTTGGTGATAGCCTGACCTTGCGCCTCGACAGCGTCCTGCGCCAGCTTATTGGCGGCATCCTGCGATACCATAGAAGTGAACGGATATCCAGAACACATCTTCTCGTCCACAGTGAAGTCAACAGGAGTAGAACCCTCAGGGCAGTTGGTTCTCTGGAATACCTTGGAATACGATCCGGTAAATACCGGTATCTTCTCACAGTTACCTTTGATATTGGCTATATCCTGACCTTGAGCCTCGACAGCAGCCCTTGCTAGGCTATTAGCGTCTTCCTGAGACACGATGGATCTGAAGTCTCCCGTAACCATCGTCTCGTTAACAACCACATCCGTACCGTATTGGGTGGAATCACAATTGTTACGGGTAAAGGTCTTGCTAAACTTACCATAATAGATATTCTCCTTAGGCTTACACTCACCCTCCAAATTGGCTTGTTGTTGACCGTTCTTCTCAATATCCTCAAGAGCCTTTCTATCGGCGTCCTCCTGAGAGATGGAAGATACGTACTTGCCCTCAGGAATGATATAAACATATTCCTGACCGTCACTGAACTTATCGCAATTATTACGTATAAACGTCTTTCTCTGCTCCTCGTTATACCAGATATCGGTTATACACTCACCATGCTCGTTGGCGTATTTCTGACCGTTCAGGGCTATATCCTCCATAGCCTTGGCGTCTGCGTCCTCCTGCGAGATAAACGACTTGTAAGTCCTTTCCTCGACCGTATACAACACCACCGATCCATGTTGGTTGGCCAGACAGTCATCCTTGGTGAACGGCTGAACCATCTTGATATTATAATAAACGGGCTTGGCGTCTTGGGCTATCATATACTCCTTGACAATATTACCGTCCTTTGACGTTATACGGAACTTAGCCGTACAGATCTGACCGGTGTAATTAGCCTTGTATACGATATTAAGCTTATTATCGCCTACCCCATGGCTCTTGTCGTTAATGGCAAAGCAATTACCCTCAACGCAATTCTTATCTATTTCCCTTGCCATATCAATTCTCCTCTATTCTCCATGAAACATCATCCCCGACCTCTACCCTCACGATTTGGGTATCACCATCCTTATTAAGCGTCAACCTTTGCGGATCCACGTTGAAGGGTGGTTCCGGTTCCGGCTCACTACCATCACCGCAAGTGCAACATACCAGCTCGATATCATACTCGGTATTGGACTTGATATCGATGACAACCTGACCGTTCTCGCTAGTCACGTTATCGAAGTCATGATCAAGTATGATATAAGGTATATCATTAGGCTGTTGATTGATATTAACAACCTTACCGTTCAAGACAAACATCTCATGATGCTGTTCGTTATCCATATTCTTAGGCATAGCTATGACAAAGCTAGCCTCATACAAATCAGTGGCTCCGGGATCCTCAGGATCGGCATACACTATATATCTGCTATCCTCTTCCGGGACTTTCATGGATAAGCCGTTCACGTTCATGGATACTATATAGGACTTGCTCACCGAGCCACCAAGGGTAAGGCAGGAAGCCTTGACCGAGGCGGAGTTGAGCTTGGCGTTGATGGTCGCCGTCCCGCCCTCCATGTCGAACATGACACTGGTAGGATCCACGCTTACCCGCTCTATACCCTTCTGGGTTATAGTAGCGAGCTTCGTAACCTTGCCTTTCTCGACCGCCACGTAAGTCTCCCTAGGCAACCTACCCATCCATCCCGGCTCTACCTTGATCGCCACCTTGTCGGGGCCGGTACCGGAAATCTTGTCGTAGGACACCCATGAGGAGCCTTGCTCGATCTTAGCAAGAATATCTTTTAAATTATTCATATCATTCCGCTTGAGTTATAGTCCATTTATCACTCTTACCTACGATAATCTCCAGAATCTGCTCGCCACCCTCAGGAGGATACTCGAAGTTAGTAGGCTTAATCTCAAACACGCTGGCGCCTCCACAACCAAGATCACAGATCATATCCGGCAACCATCCCTCCTCGAAAAACCGTTCTATAAGCTCCCTGACAGCCTCTGAAAAAGAATCAAGTTCTAACCTGTCTACGGGGAGAGATCCCTTCTTGAGGGTCTCACCACATACCCAGCCGTCGCACTCGGAAGCCAAGACCGTATCGTACACTCTTTTAGCCATAACATGAGGTATTTAAAATATTACTATTCAATGTAGTATATACGATATTAACATCAGTGAACTCATCACCCATGCAATATTTCTTCTTAAACTTAACGGACCTGCCAGAAACGACATACCCGTCATTGGGGACAATAGTGCCACAATAGGTAACGCTGAGCACGACTAACGGCTCGTATCTTAATCTGACAGCTTGAACGCCCTTGAACGAGTCACGCTGGATGGACGCCGTGGCGCCAGATACGGCGACCAGCTTCCTTACCAGAGACTCGATTACGTTATTCATGCCATCACCGTTCCTGATATCTGCCTCAGGAAACGACTGACCGTCATATATGATCTGGGAGCTGTAGATACTACATTCGTTCCCCGGTCTATATTCCGGCTTACATGGATTACAATTATTTCTCATATCAAATCAATTTATTGATCATTCTTCTTAATTCAAGTATCTCGGCATCCCTATCCCGTATGGCTTTTATCATAGCGTTAAGGGTATCGGACATATCGCAATTAGGGGATAATCCCAATGATTCCACACGTACCTTATCACCGGGGTAAATACAATCGGTACTCATGTACGTAGAGCACGGTACTTTCGTATCGTCTACAGTAGGCCTGTATTGTTTTTTGTTGCAACCATTCATTACCACGTCTCCTCTTCCGTATCGTTATCCCCGCCGCTACCACCGGCGTTGACAAGCTCGTTTATAATCCTCTTCAAATCCAGAACCTCACGATGGTATAAATCTATCTGCTTATCCCTAGACGCTATAATACGCCTCAATGAGTCTATAACGACAGAGATATCAGTACCTTTCTCTATACCATCCACCACCAACTCATCGCCTGAGTACAAGACGCATTTATCATACAAGGTTATAGGACATCCATAACCAACACAAGGTTCGTCCTGACAATCCCGATCGCAAGGATCACAAGGATCGTTAGGGCATTTGTTAAGAAACCTGTCTATCTTAACGCCATGACAACACTCTTCGGGACGTTCCCTTGAATGATCATGGCAACAACCATTTGTACTACACATATTAATAATGTTATTGTTTTCAACAAAGATACAGATTTGATTTAATAACAAGATAACACACTCCATTAAACAATATAGAGAATACGACATTCGTATCCCCTATATCTGCGAATTATAACAACGAAATAAAATCAAGACTTCAATTTAAGAACAGGATTACCCCATCTTTCTTTCCATTGCCTTCCCAAATCATTTATAACACCATTGTAATCTTTTATATATCCAGCCTTAATAGCATAAGATATATTCCTTTCTATTGATACTATCATATCCAATTCTTCAAAAGAAGCTCTATTCCTTATCCCTTCCTCATGCACGCCAAACACGACGAAATTTATACCCTTGGCTATCCTTGATAACAACTCCTTTAAATTACTTTTATCACTTATAAGTGAAGATACACTACTGCACATCTCTATATAAGCATCACCAGCGGCATTTCTTGTCCCTACAACATTATCAACAAACCACATTACAACATCAGCGCAAACCTCAGGACTCATCTCCATGGCTACCACGAGAAAAAGATATGGATTCATATACCACATTTGACCATCCCCCTTACCTTTTCGACATGCTAATCCCATTTTATTTAAATCGCTAAGATTTAGAGCCTTATTTTGTAGGCTGATATTTATCCGCTTACATAAATCCCTGTTTTCCAGCCTACTAATTATCTCCCTGCATTTTTCCTGAAACCCATCATACTTAATGATATCATTAAGCTTCTTGGGAGACAGCCCCTTTTTAAGCCTATCATCAGACAAAACCTTCATGGCTAAAGTGATATTAACAAAACCATTATCACTAAGCGCCGGTATGACAACGCCCATCAATTTCCTGTCGGAAGACTTGATTTCAACCCTACTTTTCATAACTTTGAACAATATTTTAAATTAAACATAATACCTATCGGTTCGAGATGAATAGATAGGTATGCAAATATAAAATATATTCAACATACAAACAAGTGAATCACAGTATATAAACTTAATACCATTGATATATATACAAAAAAAATGGAGGAGATACACGATCCCCTCCAAGCACTAATCTATAAATTATGGAAAAACAAAAAAAGGTATTATCACCAATAACACTGATCTTCTTGATCGATATTCTCAATCCATTTCTCGCATTCAAGATTAAGGTCAGCATGTTCCTGTCCCTCTACCATCAAGACCTCACGAGCCTTGGCGTTGGCATCCTCAACCGATATCCATGACCTAAACCTGTTGGCTTTGATAGAGTAATATACTTTACCGGACTTATATCCGAACGGACATACCTTTTCAAACCAATCACCGATCTTCGTATTATAGAATACAGGTGAACAACTACCCTCGGCGTTAGCCTTCTCCTGACCTTCTTTCATAAACTTCCTATAAGCTAACGTATCGGCGTCTATCTGGGATATATCGGATATGACAACTCCGGCTGGTAATTCATATACAATACCTTCCTTGCCTGATGCGCCAGCCTCGCAGTCGTTCTTGTAAAACAAGCCACGAAAAGGCTGTGAGGCCCAGTCCTCGCAGCAAGCCCCGACGGAGTTGGCCTCCCCCTGCCCGATCCGTCCAAGCTCCACCCTAGCCTTATCATTGGCATCTTTCTTGGATACGTAAGAGACAAACCTACCTTCCTCTATACATACCTGCTCCTTGGATCCCTTACCGCTTACGCAATTGTTCTTGATAAACTCATCGCATACCTGATCATTATACCATACAGCCGGTATTATGTCGGCATATGTATTGGCGTAGTCCTGACCGTTGGCTTTGATATCATCTTCAGCCTTGTTGTCAGCCTCCTCCTGCGTATCGCCAAAATAGACGTTGGCCGGGACCCGGTAGTCAACAGAACCGCCCACGTACCCGGCAGGCGGGTTATTTCTGGTGAACGTCCGAACTATTTCTTTATTACCGTATACCATTGTGATTCACTTTGTCACAAAGATACAATTTAAAATCAAATTACAAAGGAAGAGCCTTTTTGCTTCTCAAAACCTTATACAGATAATCCCTTAACTGCTCCTCGGTAGTTATATACCCAAATTCAATCATCTTAGCTATATCAATCTCTAGCTCCATCAACTCTTTAGCCTTGACCTCCTCGCCAACAGAGTTTCTTATCATAGTCTCATGAAGACCGTAAACTATTATATTCAAAGATCTAGCTAAATCCTGTATTTTATCTTTAAACCTTGACGAGTCCACGATTTTAGATAAAGCGGAAGACATTCTCCTATAAGCATCACCAGCCTTATCTCTGTAATCTATAAGTTGATCATGTACAAACTTCAAAACCTGAACCTCAAATCTAGGATTTATCCACATGGCGAATTTTATAAATAGCAAAGGATGCATCCATATCTTATCAGGTGTCTTGCCATGTTTTGTAACTCTACCTTTTACTTTTACAAATAACTGATTATCACCATTGTCCATTTTTGGACTATGGCTTTCATCATCCTTTAGAGCTTCTAAAAATTCTATGGTTTTAGGACTATCTATAAACACAGAAAACTTTCTTCTTATATTATCGGGATTATCATTCCATTGCTTAAGTAAACTATTGGCATCAAAATAACCATCACTAGTTCTTTGAAAAACGTTAAAATCGCCCATCTTTCTTGTTAAAACATTTACTGTCTTCATTTTTTAGTCTAATTTTGAGATTAATAATTAATTACTTTATGTCCGCTCCCTCGTGAGAGTCGGCGGACATACAAAAATAGCCAATCGGGATGATAAACACAAACCGATTGGCTATTTTTAATATCCTAAAATCAGGACATTAATTACCCATTGCAGATCTTATCCTCAATAGCGTAAAGGATTTTCGCTACGGTCTTATCACCACTTACCTTCACGCAAGACTCACCAAGATCCCGGACATCTATAGCTTCCCTGATACGGGTAAGCTCGTCATATATCTCCTCTATCACATCAGAGATCATAACACACTCATCAGAGTCCTTATGCTTTGACCACTCCGGAAGATCACCCTCGTAAGGTACGCAAGTGGACGGAGTTATATGTGAACAATTATACTTTCTCATGCCAGCAACTTATTAACACGTTCCTTTAACGATCTCACCTCATCCGGGCATAACCCGCAATCATTATCACACAATGACCTTTGCAGACGAATTATCTTACCCCAATAGGATATATCGGGCTTATTCCCGATCCTATACCTATGGTATCTCATATATCTACCCCATTGGCAGGACAGCCATTCGTCTACGGACTTACATAAATCCGTCCTATCAAGGTTTGATATGCTCTGCGCGCCCATTCAGAATCTCCTTTCTCATTTCCTGTACCTCCTCGTCTGGCGGGCATCCATACGGCAGGTTCTTGATCCATTCACGGATCTTTTTCTGCATATTAAGATAAGATACACCCACGCCATCACCCTTGGTACGAACTTGCTTATATATACTAACCACGTCACGTTCCATGGTCTGCAACGGATCTTGCATAACCATACAACCAGCGGTACTTCTAGAAGCGTACTCCATATCGCTAACAGCGGTAGAAGAAGAATGATTCATCATACTTCTCTCAATCCTTTCCCTCTCGGCCCTTAACGCCTTTTCCTTACAAGTATTACAACCCACGACTAAATATTTTTATGTTTAACAATCCACGCAATTGGTAGCCATCTCAAAAAGCTCTCCGACACGATCGATAACCTCATGGGCGGCCTCTATATTATCCAGCCTGACATTCGCCTCGGCTACGGCCATAAGTGTCTCCATCTCCTGTATCTTATTTATAAGATCCTTATCCTTGTCCTCGCATAAGACATCAGTCTTAATCCATAGCCGGTCGAGACGTCTGCGTATAAGATCCGTCTTAAGATACTTGCGACTGAAGTTGTAAGTAGAAGGGCTACCTATGATCTTGATATCATATATACCATCAGGTAGGTCAAGGTACTTGACATTACAATCATCGTAATTAAAACAATTGAGACCTAGCGTTAGACTGGTAAAGGTATTGACCTGATTCTTGCCAAGAAACAACGTAACGGGGTCGGACATCCCAGGGGTAGTGATCTCGATGATCGCCTTCCTGTCCTCCAGTAGCCCCCACTCGGACTCATCCAATACCTGCAACACCTTAGGATCACGTGTCTCTAGCACCTGAAATGACAACCGAATATCATTCATATTAACCTTCTTATCGTACCTACACAAACTATCGTCATAACGAGCCTGCATATCAAGATCAGGGACATCGGTATAATATGTCTTGACCTCATGCCCGTTGATAAATACCGATGTTATCTGGCAAACATGAGACCTAGCGACATCAAAAAACACCATCCTTACATTACCCTCATAATCAACACCAGATGTAGGGTATGTCAATATCTGGGTATTATACTCACCATCGTTACGTCTAGCCACGACAGTAATAACGATAGGTTTCTCTATATCGTAATCATCCATGATAATCCTAGCGGCGAACTTATCATGAATTATCTTCGGTATGATATTAATCTGATTCATCTCGTATCTTTTTCACAAAGATACTAATTTGATCAACATCACAAATACAATCATAAGATAAGAGCGGCAAGAAGATCGTCCTCGCTAAGAAGAATGCCTCCGTTGATAGCCATGAATATAGCTAGGTAAAGATAAAGAGATCTTAGATCGTATTTAAGCATCCTCCCTCTAAGGGATACAATAAACTTGTTAAGGTCAGGGTTGTCCCCGGCTACAGACATATAACTCTTAAAAAGGAACGTATCGTATATAGGATCGGATGTAGATGGATCGGTATCATCATAAGAGAAGTCACATATCTCCACCCATAACCTAATAGACTTAATGATCAAATCCTTTACAATAGACTTATTCAACAGACATCCGAATCTAACCAAAGCCACTATATCTCCCCACTTCTGATCGGATATCTCTTTCATAACATACATCGACCCATTCAAAGGGTCTTTTACGACAGATGACAATATATTCTTACATCCAATGGAATCCGATAGCTCTTGGATATTAAACATACCATTATCGTGGTTAAATACGATGAATATATCTCCACCTCTTACGATACTAAAGCTACTCATCACGAATCCTCCACAAAAGAATTGATATCAAAACAATCATCAAAATGACATAAATCAGGCTCATACCCTTTCTTGCCATTTTCTATATCAGAGATAGACCTATCAGCTAAAGACCTTAACTCCAATAGACTTACACCTAAAAAGTCTAACGCAGCCTTAAGATACTTATACAAGGTAGAGGTTTTCATTTCTTTAAACCCCTCGTGAATCAAACGACTATTATATATATCAAAAAGGACTTTATTATTCCTTCCATCAACTCTTTCCCCATTATTTTTAAGGCTACCATCAGATTTAACCATCTTTCTTATCTTATCAGCGGATCTTGTATTTATGATATTAACCATAATCATAACCTTATAATCAACAGCAGCCCTTCTGGCCTTATTAGCTCTTCCCTTTGAGCTTACAGGAGCGTTATCACCACCACCAATATATCTGAACTTAGCCTTATTCACGAAGCATGATGGATAGACCTTACGCATATTCCACTTATAATTATAATCACCGATTGACCTCATGATCGACAGCTCTCCGTCAACTACCAATGATATCATGTTATAAGCCTTCTCAAAACATCTAAAAGAACCGACATGCTCGTAAATAAACCTATATGTCATACCTAACTTAAAATCATTATCAGATATCCTGTTAAACACGATAGCCCTATCGAAGTTAATGATAATAGCCATGATGATCTTAAGCCTAAAGTAAGGGGGTATATAGATGTTGTTAGGATCAATATCCCTTGGATTAGCGGTGGTATAATCAGCGCCAGCGAAAGTATCTCTACGTTTCTTAAAATTACGCGGATATATAGGTTGTCCTTTAGACAACTTGATACAAGTACGTCCCTCGGCTACCTGCTTCTTCTCAGCCTCGGTATATACCGGGAACTCCTTTATCATAGAAGAGCATTTCCTTATATAATCCAAGTCAAAATTCATATCGATCATATCTTATCCACTTCAAATATACGTAAAATATAGAGAATAGTAAAGAGAAAATTGAATTAATTTACCATCATACCGCTACTATTATTTCAATAATAACGTAACTAACTAAAACACAGTTGTCTATTTTGTGACATGTGATATAAGGAGCTTCGCCCCTTAAGAAGGGAATCTCATTATAAATCCTTTCTTTATTTAATTACTTACTATCTTTACCTCATAAGTTGATTAATTAAAAAGCATTAGCTAACGCTTTCTTATAATTTAAAGTATATAAGTTAATTACATTAACTTAATAATCTGTAGTAGATTGAAAATCTAAGATCTTAATAATAATGTATATCAATGATTTAGCTTAGTGTATTTTTGACACCTACTTATGTTATAGATGGATCTTTGATCGAAAAATAACTACCTACATCAGACGTTAATGCATTGATATGTTTACTTCTTTCCAACGCTTAAGCGTAATACGCCAAGGGGAAAAGGGAGGTGGGCAACGAGTCGCTCCGCTCCTGGCCGGCCGTGTGGGGATACCTCCTGCCCTGCCTCACGGAGCCGCCACATTCCCTTTGGTGTCAACAGAGATAGACCTCAAAGAGATATTGCCTCACCTGGCATTTACTAGATAAGGGATTTTCTTTAAGGAAGATTCTAGTCGAGTAAAAATCTGGTCAAAGAAGTTGTCTGGTCAAAGACAAAATTTTATATTCGCGCTACGGTCGGTTGGATGAGTGGTTTAGTCGGTGGTCTGCAAAACCATATACCTCGGTTCGAATCCGGGACTGACCTCATTTTGGTTTTGGTTGATACGTGGGTAAAGATAAATGGCAAGGGATTATGGTAGATCATAATCCCTTCCTTTTTGGAGGTTCAAAATCTGACTCCCATCTAGCTATATCACTTATCCTGAAATCGTCCATCATAAAATTTCCGTCATCCATACCACCACCTCGTGTATTAATACCTAGGTTATAAGACCTAAGGGAAAGCGTATTATTGGTTTTCGTGTTAATAATAAGCATACCATTAACAAAACATCTTAATATGTCATATTCATTACTGCTTCTGACTATAGCTATATGATACCATTTGTTTGCCTCAACTCTATCAACATGCCAACCAGCTTGTTGAGCTTGAAATAAAAAATAAAAACCAGTACCTGTTGAAACTACACCAAAATAAAAAATACCATTAGGATATTCATGCTCAACCAAACAACTTGTAACAAGATTGGTTGACTTATACCAAAAGTCTATAGTAAATGGATGACCGTCATAAAACAGCTCAGGGAATAACGATTCTTTGGTGTTTATGATAGTATAAAGAAAAGGACCCTTTTCGTTATATTGGACACATTGTATTGAGCCATCGGCGATAAGATTGCCGTTATTGGCTATAAAGAGATTGCCAGAGGGAGTAGGATTCCCCTCTACCTTAAAATTACCATTGAATCTCATTAAGAATCTAGTATGATCGTCAATCACCCCCCCCCTAGTACATTCAATCATTCTTCGTCTCATAAAACCTTCATCTTTTTTAATAAATATATTAAGGTAATTATATACAATTTTACACTATTATGTTGTATAACATAAGTGAAATGATATATAATTACTTTTTATATCATACCTTTACATCAAAAAACAGTAGTATGCTAAAAGCTTATAAATATAGACTAAATCCGACATCCGAACAAATCTCACTAATGGAGAAGACTTTCGGATCAACCCGATTTATCTATAACTGGGCTTTGCAAACAAAAATCAAAGCGTATCAAGATAATAAAAAATCACTGACGGCTGTTGATCTATGTAAGAAATTGACTGACTTGAAGAAACAAGAGGAATATTCTTGGCTCAATGAGGTATCTAATGAATGTCTACAGCAGTCAATAAGAAACCTAGATCAGGCTTTCACCAGATTTTTCAGGGAGAAGAAAGGCTTCCCAAAATTCAAGTCAAAGCGAGGATCAAGGAAATCGTTCAAGAATATCCTTAACGTTCACGTTGATTTCGATAACAACAGAATCAAACTACCTAAATTAGGATGGGTAAGATTCTACTCTAATCAAGTGTTTAAGGGTAAGGTAGGGACTGTTACAGTATCTAAGTCACCTACAAATAGATACTATATCAGTATCCTTGTAGATAACGGCCTTAAATTACCGGACAAGTCTCCTATAAATCCGGATACAACCGTAGGTATCGATGTCGGGATAAAGACATTCGCCACCTTATCGAACGGTTCGGTTTTCGAGAATCCGAAATATCTGGAAAAGTCTTCCGCACGGTTAAGATGCTTACAACGGAGATTGGCTCGCAAGCAAAAAGGAAGCCGAAGAAGAGAAAAAGCTAGATTAGCCGTAGCTAAGGCATACGAGCACATATCAAATCAAAGACATAACTTCCTACACCATGTTGTCAACAATATCCTAGGCGAGAGCCAAACCGTGGTTATTGAGGATCTTAACGTGGAGGGGATGATGAAGAACCATAAGCTGGCTAATAGCATAGCTTCATGCTCATGGAGCGAGTTCTTTAGAATATTAAGCTATAAGTCAGATTGGAAGGGCGTGAATTTGATTCGGATAGGAAGATTCGAACCTAGCTCCAAGATGTGCGAATGTGGGTACATACATCGGGATCTTAAATTATCCGATCGTATCTGGACTTGCCCTTCTTGTGGGGCCGTAAATGACAGGGATCTGCTAGCAGCTAGGAACATAAAGAAATTTGGGTTAGAAAAACAGAATCTTATAACCCAATAAGATACGTCACCGGTGGTGAACCGGGTAGGGGACGTGGAGTCGCTGGCGTTAGCCGGGACCTTGAAGCGTCAAATTATACTGGTTTAAATTGGTATATAATCACCCATATCAAGCCCAATAATATCAACAACACGCTAATTGACGTGATAGCTATTGGCCATCTTGATTCTTTCTTATCATCTACATCCTCATGTTCGATGTCTGTCTTCTTGTCAATATCCTTAACACCGGTAATCGTCTTATCAATGCCAAGGGAATCAGCCGTCACCGTGCTGTCCCGCCGGCCAATGACGATATGGGTATCTGTCCGCAAGGACACCGGCCGTTCCCCCGTGGTAGGATCAACATCCTTGTCCGTATCGAACTCTCTCTCCGTTATAACAATATCGGCATTAAGATCAGATGTCTTGATCTCTACGATCTTCCGATCCATGACCTCATCTATCATCGTCTCTATCCTGCTGATCAACCGGCTATCAATAGACGTTTCGCTAACCTGCCTCCTGCTTCCACAAGAGGACAGGAATAGCGACAGACCTAAACAAAAAACAGCCTTAAGACTTATCCTTAACCTCTTCATCAGCGATCTTCTTTATATCGTCAAAAGCGTCATCCGGTAAGGATTTAGCCGATCCGAAAAGTTTCAAGATATTAACCCTGTTGAATATACTCTTAAACACCTTCACTATATAAGTATCAGGGAAAGCCTCCCCTATCGTGTTAAGGAACAACATGACATAAGCAACAAGAGCGGCATAAACACCATATTTGGTCACTACCAATATAGCGGAAGCGTCATCCTCCTCAATACTCAATGTCTTGTATATCACGCATAATGTCATGACTATAAAACAAGACAGGAAAAACTCCTTGAGTATCCCTACCAACCTGACCTCCCTGAACCACCGGTATAGGGAGAACCGGCGTTTACGGCTACGACGGACTTTCCACCTTCTGGCGCTCTGGATAAGCCTTGCTATAAAATTAGCCAACAGCACTACAAGAAGAACCTCCAGCAGATGATGAACCGGCTGGAAATAAGCCCAACATGAAGTACCATAAGCGATAGCGATATTCCACAGAACCCCAATCTTATCCAACATACCCTTATTATCCATTACTAATGTCATTTACAAAGTTAATCACTATGGCATTAAGTACCTAAAACACCACGGCGTGTATACCGTTCCTCGTATCAAGGCTGTCAAAATGTAACCAACCCACCTTCCCTTCAAGCCGGAAAGGATATGGTAACATATCTTGATGATCCAAGATCAAGCCTCTAGCCTGTTCCGCCGTCATTGACTTGACATCGAAATCCCCAGCCTTACCCAACACATGAGCGGATAGATAAACATCTTTCTTATCCTTAACTATCTGGCAGATGTTGCATCTAAGACCACGTTGGGAAAACTGCCCCTGCTTGTCCCAATTATTACAATACATAGGCTGTTTGATTATATCCCTCCGTAATATAAGAAGATTATGGAGAAACGCAGTATCAAGAAACTGCCACGATCTATCCTTCCACTTATTGTATGTATGAGGACACACCAATTCAACTATATCAAAATAAGAACCTAATTCTTTTATAATATCATTCCTATCCATATCATCCATTTTTAAAATAATGTAAAATAACAATACCACGATAACCTGATCCTCCTCGACCTATCGTAGCCCCACTATTAGAAGCTTTAGAGGCTCCTCCTCCACCACCTCCATAATAAGTGGCATTACCTCCATTTTTGCCATTAATAATAACACCCCCAATATCCTCGGCTCCAGCTCCATCACCTCCCCCGTGATTTCCGCCTTTCCCTCCGGATAAAAAGCCCATATTCCATCCTCTTGTATAAGCCCCCGATCCACCACCAGCGCCCATAGGATAAGGATATCGGTCAGGATATTTGTTGTTAAAAACATATGATCCATCTTGCCCTGGATTTCCCGGGGAAGGATCATAGCCATCCCCTTCAACTCCATATCCGCCTCTTCCACCTTCACCGGCAATAGCCTGATATATACCGAATACACTATCCTGACCTACATCTCCAACAACCACCCTATATGTAACACCTGGATTTACGGATATAGTCCCAGTCAGTACACCACCTCCGTTACCTCCACTCCCGGCATTATATATATCGGAATATCCTCCATTAAGACCTCCGGCGACCAACGCGAACTCAACCTCATAGGCCCCATCAGGAACCGTCCAAGATCCACTATCCTGAGGAGATAGCTCCTCGAATACCTCTATTATCTTCCTTTTGGATAACATCCTTCTTCTCATCATAAGGCAAATAGGATTTTACCCCCCCCCCAATTTAATTTTAAAATATTGATATTCATAATATTATTCTGGTTTAATCGTCCATCTCTGGGCGTAGTTATTTTTTAGCACATATATCTTCTCCATAGGTGTAGCGGGAGACCCGTTGGACGAGCCTTTCACGAATCCCTCTGGGGCCTGCTCCGTGCCGGAAGGACGCTGGTTGTTGGTTGGATAAGTAGCATTATACATGCTTACCGAAAGACCATAGAACTGATTCCTCTTTCCGTCATTAGCTACCGATGTCATGGTTATCTGATCCCATTCCGTAACCAGTTTATAAAAAGAATCCACGAAATCATCTGATCGTTGCTGGCTATGAGTAGAATAATTCACGTTAAACCATGTAATAGCCCTCATCTCATAAATATAATCCGGAAGCTTATCCATTCTAAGACTATTGCTATTAGCTGCAATGAAACCAATAAGATGTTCCAATCCCCTTCCAGACATATTATCATCATTCCAACCCGTCCTCCTTTCTCCACTTACCCAGTCTTCTAAAAAACGAAAATCAGTAATATTAGGATTTATCTTATCTACCTCGAAAAAAGGAAGGATATTTATATCAAAATAATTCCACATATCAGGAGGGCCAGGATGTATTTTCAACGAAGTTAATTTAGGAAGATCATTAAACTCCTTTATATACCTATCCAAATAACATGAAGACAATTCAAGGGTTTGAAGATTTTTCATATTCTTTATATTCCTTATCCCGCTAGATTCTATATCCCTAAGATCAAGCATATTAAACATACCTAAATGATATACCTCTGTCTTACTGGTTATAGCCTCAGGAATTACAGTCATTCTTTGCCCTATATTTCGAAGATCGATATAAATTATTTTTTTGGATCTTGACAACCTGTCTACAGGTATACCGTCATTAACATACATCGTATGGGATACGGTCAAAAACTCAAGTCCTGGTATATCCACAATCGGGAAAGCCGTCATCTTACAAACTTGGATATTGGCATAATAAATATCACAAGTAAAATCTATCGACACAGCCCGTTGCACGTCCCTCCTCCCATCAGCGTAAGCGTGATTATCCACAGGTACGTATTGCGATCCATCCTCCTTCCTGAACCACCACGTAATATTGGGATTTTTCCTGTGTTGTATTGCCAAAGAACGGAATATGATACGATAATCATCCTGCCCTTGGACCTTGGTCATAGGAAACTGCTCCTTTATTCCATCCCCCCAATCCACATTAGCCATACCGGGCTTTCTGGATCTAAACTCGACAAACGTATTATAAGGATTACCAACGACAGGATCAGGTACATAATTATAATCATCGGCATAAAAATTTCTAAGTGCCCTATCCCATGTCGTGAACCACACGAACTTATTTGATGAAGCCTCATATTTATATAATGTCTTAGCCATTACCTATCTTGTTAAAATATTCTACAATAACATTCCTGTCCAATCCCATAGAATCACATAAATACTCTCCTTCTGGTTGATCCCCAAACGATAATACCTTATCCGTATCATGAGCTAAAACATCTCCATTGCCTACAAAGGTACGCCCATCGTCAAATACGATAAGCTTATATGGCTTATACAACCTCGTGTCAATATCAGAAGATCGTATTGACCTTAACACCGAAGCCTCTGGCGCCATACTAAACCTCCATCCATAATTATTCATAAGAACATAAACCATCTCCATAGGAGTCGACGGAGAGCCATTAGACTGACCCTTTATAAAACCAGAGGGAGCCTGTAATACGCCACTAGGTCTTTTATCATCAGGATTGGCATCCATATATATACTTAGATACAATCCATAAAACTGATTTCTTTTGCCATCGGAAGCAGAGGAGGACATAGTTAGATAATCAAACCCCATCACCTTCTCATATAATGTTGATATAAACGTATCACATCGACTTTGGGTTGACAAGCTGCGATGCATATAAAAGCTATTCATAGACCTCATCTCATATATATAATCCGGTAGATTGCTTACATCTATATTACTATAGCTATATGAGGCGACAAGGCTAGTGATGTTTTCCAGCCCCTTGCCGATCATATACGGATGCCAACTCACGACAGACCCATACCATCTGTTTATATGATCGAAGGTCCTTAAACTAGGATTTATCTTATCCACCTCATCCATAGCCGGGCATGTATTAGGGTCAAACGATGGCATAGCCACTCCCGGGGATATATATAATTCTCTTAGCTTGCTAAAAGACAGCCATTCCCTTGGATATACCCTAACCCTGCAACCTGCCAAAGCTAATGTTATAAGATTAGGCCACATAGAAGGGAATTTCCTTATATTAGAAGACTCCGTATCATTAAAATCAGCCGTTCGATTTAAATTAATGCCTTTCAACTTAGTCAACCTATCCCAATCGTCCGGTATGGATGTCAATGTCCCTACACCCAATTCGTTAAGTATTATATACTCTATATTTACCGATCTACGTATCCTGTCTTTAGGGATATCGGTTATATTCCCATAGCCGGTAATGGATAAGGTTAAGTTGATAATACTTGGGGCGTCTAATATCGGGAATCCTACCATCATTATCCTCGCTGTTTGAACGTATGTAATATCATTCGTAAAAGTCATGGTAATAACCCGATCTTTATCTAGTCCATCAGCGTAAGCATGATTGGGGGCGGGAATATACTCACTCCCATCTTCCTTATAAAACCACCATGGATGGCTATCCGGATTCTTACGATAACTTATATCCCTTCTCCTAAACATCAACCTATATCGCCCGTATGTGGATTCGCTCCTGTCCTTCACGAAAGGGAATTGCTCTTTATTCCCGTCACCCCAATCGACCTCGCACATGCCGGGGGTCTTGGAATAAAACTGTATACTCTCATTGTAATTATTAACATCCAATATAGGATCAGGCACGTCATCAGTAGTATCATTCCTGTCAACGCCCCTAAAAGCATATTTGCCTTTAGTAAAAAAGGTTATAGACCCTTTATTCGTATCCTTACATATCAACTTCATATCTCTCCCTCCTCTATTCTCCTGAAATACTCGACAACCGGTGAACTGTCCAATCCCAGATCGTTACAGATATCTATAGCCTCGTATTTGTCAGCGAAATTATACTTACTCATATTATCATCCAATACATCTCCGCCGAACACGGATACATGGCCGTCCTTTACGCCAAGGACGAAAGGGGTAATCCTAGCCTTCCCAGCCCGCCTTGCCCTCGTAAGGGCGGCCTTAGAAGCTGGGGCAGGGGCCAAGACCCATGTCTGCCCGTAGTTGTTGGTAAGTACATACACCTTCTCCATAGGCGTCGTAGGATTACCGTTGCTAACACCCTTAACAAACCCATCAGGAGCCTGATAAACGCCAGACGGTCTCTTATTAGTAGGAGCTACGGCAGTATATAAATCTAAGGTAAGTTTATAAAACTGATTCCTGTTACCGTCAGAAGCCGTCTGTGACATCGTTATATAATCCCATGACATCATCTTATCATAAAACGTGTTAACGAACGTATCAGCCCTCTCCTGCGTATTTATAAATGTACCACCATCACGCAAAGTCCATATCCTAAATTCCCTTACCTCATATAACCAGTCTGGGAGATCGTCTACCGGTACCGTGCCTGAATTACAATACGCGCCCTGAATCTTATTCAACTTACCTCCTACCAGATCTTGTTTCCATGAGCTACCACTACCCATAAAAGCAACGCCTGTCTTATCATCTCCAACCTTATCCACCTCATCAAATACAGGTATATTATTCCAATTGCTTATAATGCTTATACCTTTTGCTGGAATAGAATTAAAAGCCGGATCATAAGAAGGGATATTGCACCAATTGAAATTAAACTCCGTGAGATCCTTCCATTCCGAGAACCTCCTCCAGTTCGAGTCGGGGTTGTCGGCGAAATTGAACACGCTGTTGCACCCGAAATACTTAAGATCCTTCATGTTAAGGAACCCCTCCGGCCAGTTGCTCCACGTTCCCGGATGGTAGAAAGATCCCATCTGTATGTTCTTGAGGTTCACGCTCTTGCTGATCCTGTCATATGGTATATCCCCGTTTTTCAAGACAGATCTTACCATATGCAGATAAGATATATCGGGCATGTTCATAAGCGGGAACTCGTACAGGACTATCCCGTCCATCTTGAAATCCCTGTCTATGACATTGGAGAATTTCATCGTCACCTCCCTCCTCTGGATGCTGCCGTACTTATGCGGCGGTATGGGCACGTACTGCGATCCGTCCTCCTTCTTGAACCACCACGTGCTGGCGTCGGGGTTCTTCCTCCACTCGATGTCCAGCGACCTGAATATGATCCTGTACGAGCCTCCGTTCCTCACCAGGGGGTACTGCTCCTTCGTCCCGTCGCCCCAGTCCACGTTCACGAACCCGGGCTTGCTTGACGATATGTCCAGGTTACGGTTGAAATCGTTACCGTCGATAACCGGGTCGGGCACATAGTCGGCCCCCCTGCCATTATAGCAAGGGAACCTGTCCTCGTTGACGTAAAACGTGACCGAGGACAATGCTGTGTCATATCCTACAAGAAATCCCATGACGCTAGCTGATTGAGGTTATGTCGTAAGACACCCATTCCTTGTATCCGTTAACCATCTCATATACTTTGTTGATGGTCTTGCATACGACAGCGAATCCGATATCCACGTTAGGGAACTTCTCGTTAAGCTCATCAATAGTAAGTTCCCTGACAATACTCTCATCCCACTTCCTCATCTCCTTTACCTCCATAAGGATCGGTTTTCCGGTTATGCCTACGCTCATGACCCACTCACCCTCACGATTGGCATCCGCCAGATCGGGGAAGATCGTAACGCCAAAAAGATCGGAGAGGGTGAAGTTCTCGCCGGTACGGGTAAAGGACGCCGCCGCCCCAGGCGTAAGGACCACCTCGTTCACGGCCAACAGGCTCGTAAGTTTCTTGGCTCCTCCTGATACCGTGGCGTTAAACACGACAGTAACATTACCGGTAGCGCTATTAACGAACTTGATCTCATCCTTATCGCTATTTATAGCCTGTAACCTAGACCCAGATACGATATTCACGATCTCATAGTTCTTGTCATAAGTGCTTTGCAACGTAACATTACCATATCTTGTATCAATCAACGTAATCCACTTAGCCTTACCACCTACTATCTCTACAAGCTTATAAAAAACGTTATTACCATCAGCGTCAACCCATCTAGCTATAGCACCCGGGGCGAAATTAGTCACCTCCCGATCTTGAGTATAACTTATAGTGCTTTCCGTAGGCTTGTTAGCCAAAGTAACGTAAAGACATTGCTCTACATCGGCCTCCATCTTAACTATCCCAGCACCATCGTAATAATAATCAGGTACGTTTTTCTCTCGTATCAACAAGATGGTACCTTCCTTAAGCTTATCGGCGTTAGTTGGATCATCCACGAAAGACTTCATCTGAATATAAGTATCGAAGATAATAGACGTACTCTTATCCTCTATCTTCTGATTGATATCATTGACAATATTATTAATCTCGTCTTTCGTATAATAAGGAGATAAATCAACCTTCGGGCCTTCCTGCTCTAAAGCCTGAGTTCCATCCCACCAATAATCAGGTACCTCCTGCTCCCTGATCCAGAAGCTGTCCCCCACACGGAGCTTAGCCGTGTTCTCCGGAACCGCCAGCCACTCATTCATGGCATCGACCGTATCAAAGATATACGCCGCGTTCTTGCCCTCAGCTATACGTCTTACGACAGCCAACTCGCTCTCGACATCGCTAAGTCTTTCCTTTATATTATTGATCTCTCGCTCTAACTTATCATAATTATCCTCCTGATCTATAGCGTCACCGATGGACATATAAACCTCGTTAGTGAGCTTATTGTAGGTAACACGAGCCACCTTCTCGTAGGATGTCTTATACGTAGATGAGCCTTTGCTGGTATGACAAACAAAATCATACGTATTTTGATACACCACAGATCCACCGGTATTGATGAAATTATATCCGTCTTGGCTCATCGTACCTCCCTTGTATCCAACAAGTTCAAAAGAACATTTACCCGTACCTTTAGATCCAAACCATGTAGCGTAGGCCATGAAATACGTCTCTTCAGGTAGGATATCATAATATTTAGCCCTTAAATCCTTCACCGACATCCAAACACATTCCTTACCAGAACCGGCATTATCACCACCCCATTTAAGAACTTCTCTAACAGAGCTATCTCCATTTCCGGGACCAGACCAACCTACAGCAAGATTATCTATGGTGGGAACATTAGAATTAAGGGCTTCCGTCATCGTGTCCAAGTCCCTTCCGGAACTTGATTCCCATAAATATCTGAACGTCACAAAATCAACATCCCCGATCTTAATGCCTCCAGTATTACTAGGATATGTCTTTGTGACTAACTCATAATACCATTTACCATCACGGAAAGTAACCCTTATCCTCTCTACTTGCTTGGGGGATATAGAGACATATGATCCACCAACAGAGACGTTATCGCCATCAACCGCGCGGGAAGTCCCATCCTTTGGATCCTCAGGATCTACGGGGGTGTAGATCGTAGCCTGCTTATCTCCGGTGTTGATAATAACTATATAATAGCTATCCCCGTCAAGACCCTCGTCATGAGCCATGGTGACAAAACCTTGCTCGCTATCCGGTCTCCATTCAACGACAACCATATGCTTGTCCATAGGTATACCGGAAACGCTGTTAACGTAGTTGGTTGAAGACATGAAAATAGCATGGTCATCATAAGCCTCATCCACACGCTGATGCTTAGTAGCCAGTCCATCAAGACGAGATATTTCTGTGGGGTCGGAAACCTCGACCCCATTATAATCATACCACTTATATCCTATCATCGTATTCTCACGACGATATTTCCTTTTTCTTATGACCTGACCTCCAGCTAAGGCGTCAATCATAAAATAATCATTACATACTTTAACCATAGCCATTCAGATTAACAGGTTTGACATAAACAAGCCACGATAGTAGCGCCATCGGGGATGGAGGTCAGTGTCGTACCTACCGGGTAGGTAGGAGAGGATGACTCCATCACCGTTAACGACGTCCGCTCAACGACCATATCGTTATCCACCAACCGACTTCCCTCCACATAGAACCGGCCATCGGCTACCTCATAGCACTCTCGCACCGGAACCATATGTCTTTGGCTTTTATCAGCGTAATCGCATATCGTGACCTTAGCCCCATCAGGAATAGAAGACAACTCATCTCCAACACCGTAATCCGGATGATCTGAATATACCACATAAAGCTTGGACTTAATATCCTGCAATGCAGGATTGACCGTCCTAAAGCCCTTTAGATGGATCTTATGCCCCCCGATCTCATAACAATCATCTACATCCATGATATTGAGATCACAGCTAATAACGGTCCATCCGTCTATAACAGATTGCGTAGGTGTAGTATTTAATCTATATGCTGGATCAGTAGACTCTACGATCTTATAATCAAATGTCTTGAGATCAAGATTACCGTTAAGAGACTCTTGCCTCCGGATCTTTACCGTACCATTGCCGGTATCATAACAGGTCTCGGTAGTATCTATAAGCCGATCCATGTAATCCGGCTCCTCGCATTCGATACGAGTAAAATTAGATGGCAAAGAGATATATTGAGTACCAATCTTGATATCATTATCCGTAGAACTCAATACATGATGATTATACGACCTAATATGATTTAAAGGGTTGATAACGTAAGTGGATTTAATTCTTACCGATCCTCCTGGAGTCGAGTAACATTCTATCGCACTTCTGGTAATACGATCATCCAACCTTTCTATGGCACACCTTTCACGGATAAAAACCGATGGGATGCTATTCATCCTATCCCCTAGACCATATCCGTTATCAGACGAGTCCACAATCTCCCAGAACTGGTTTCTTTTCCCAAGATCACCATCATAAGACACCACATGTCTCATACGTATGCTCCCGTTTGATGTCCTATAACATTCCTCGATATCAATAGGCATTCTGTCTTCCATATCCGTGAAATCACAAGACACCAAAGACCATCCGGTAGGCAGGGTGGATATCCGCTGTCCCGGGGCGAAACCGCCGTTATCCGAATCCAGTACCTCGTAGCGGACGTGGCGCTCGTTTGCCTTGGCATCATAAGACACGACTCTCCTTACCTTGACATTACCCTCACCGCTATCATAACATTCCACGAAAGACTCGATATCACGATCCTCCATATCCTCCATCTCGCACACCATGCGATCCCATCCTCCAGGTATGGCATTATATATCCTATCCACGAGAATATCGGGATTCTCAGATCGTGTAACGACATAAACAGCGCCCCTTATATCTATATCTCCATCATAAGACGTTATTCTTAATACCTGTACACGACCTTTATCTGTATTATAGCATTCTTTCCTTGACTGAAGCATTCTATCCTCAAAGTCAACGAAATCACAAGGAACCAAAGAGAATCCGTCGGGGAGGGTAGCTAGGGCGGCTCCTGGGACAAAGTCTGCGTTATCGGAGTCCACTACCTCGAAACGTGTGTATCTGGCCTTTATCTTGGAGTCATACGACACCATCCTTCGAAGTTTAACGTTTCCGCTACCGCTGTCATAACACTCTATATAGGATTTGATATCTCTCTCCTCCATATCGTCAAAATCACAGACTACCCTTATCCAAGTGTCTGGCAAGGAACTGAAGCTGGCGCCCTCAGGTTGTGACGGATCGGTAGTCTCCAGGACTTTATAACTCTTATCCCTAACTCCTATATTCCCGTCCCATGACGTAAGAACCTCCAGCTTCACCTTACCGGCCGGTGTCTTATAACATTCTACAGTTACCTCAATATCCCGGTCCTCCATATCCGTGAAGTCACAAACGACCTCAACCCAGTCATCGCTTATGCTGGTGATAAACTTACCTACCGGATTCTCAGGATCGGTACTTTGCTTGACGCGATACCATTCCTTTCTGGTACCCATCTCGTAATCAAATATCTTATATCCCTCTATCTGCACCCTTCCGGTTCCGGTATCAAAGCATTTAAGCACCGGTATTATCTCCCTTTGGGTCATGTCCGGGAAATCACATACTATACGACTCCATGTATCGGGTATCTTATCATACTCCGTACCGATAGGATTGCTATCGTCAGTCGTATTTACCACCTCATAATGGGATACCTCCGGGTTCAGGCGGGGGTCTACCGACTCAACGCCCTCGATCTGGACCTTGCCCCCTTCCGTGGCGTAACATTTACTTACGAATATCAACTCCCGATCGGTCATCTCCGCTATGCTACAATCTATAGCTACCCACTCGGCAGGAACTTTGTCCAATTCCGTACCAATAGGCGTATCAACATCTGAAGAGTTGATGATAAATATCTTCTCGGCCAATATCTCACCCTTATTATTCATATAGGTATGGATACGAGCCTCTACCTGACCTCCCGGAGTACGATAACATTGGTTGACGATCGACACACGGGCGTCCTTGATGTTAATGAACTGATAGTCCTTTTTAGGGACCTCGCTTACAAGTCTCTTTACTCCTTTATCATCGAAGTACACGTAACACCCGTCATTCCTCATCATGACCGGATACGTCTTTCCGTCTATGACAACACCTGAGAAGTCATCTGGCGGAACGGAGAAACCCATGCTACCGAAGATGGAAGCCAGTCTCTTTAAATACTCATTAATAGCCGACATAATATCATATTTTAATTCTACTGCCTCAAAGATAACAAAAAAGGGAAGAGAATTGAATCTCTCCCCTTTAGGAAATATATGAACGCAAAAAAGGTTCTTTATTTCGGCTCGGTTACGATGGCCGAGCCAAGACCAGCGGCAGCACCGATCATGTTAATCATCTCCTGAACACCCTCATGAGCACCATAGCGTACACGTAATATCAAATTAACCGGATCATCGGCGAGATACTTACCGAATCCTTGAGAGTATCTATGAGGATTAATCGTGATCTGGAAGTCCACGTATTGAGCTGTTTGTTCAACACGGCTGTATTCGTTCATGAATGTCCGTCCAATGAAATCCTGATGTTTCGGGAATCCATTGAAATGAGCGTAGCCCTTCAACTCGTCATCCATCATATTACCGCCGACATGAGTACGTGGCGCTTTGCTGGACAGTCTCTCGAAATGAAGTTGATCCCACCAGATAGGAGACCCCTCGTCAAGAGAATCAGGATAACCTCCGCTAGCGCCAACGATCTCAACGCTATCCTCTACATAAGTCATTTTATCCATCAAGCACTCTGACGGAGATAATAACATTTCCTTACCACGGAAACGGATACCGCACTTGCAGTTAGTGCCAAGTTCCTGAGCCGACTCCAATTTCTTCCACATACGGTTGCGGTAAGACGCCGGAGCCTCGCTGGTGAAGAATCCCTCGAACACCTTGTCGCACTCATCACACAACATGTTAGTATATACCGTTGTCTGGAAGCTATGCTGGCAAGCCGCAGGAGTACCGTAGTCAGTGATCTCCAGTTCCGGGAAAGCCTGTTTGATTTCCTCCAAAGCACTGTTTCCACACTCATCATCCGGGATCGTGATATAATACTTCTCGGTGGATACCTTACAAGAACCACAAGCTGACCAAGAAGCGGTACGAACCGTAGGATTCTCACACATATCGGATGTCTTAGCCACATAGTAGATAATAGCCGTAGGATTGGCCTCCACGAAAGTAGAGATCTCCTCATCCGTCAATTTCTTGGAAGTAGCGGCAATATACAAACCTGATCCCTTGATCTGACTCATCTTATTAACCGTATCGGCTACAACGTTAGGCAATGACTCCACCGTAGTAGACATATCAACACCGTCATCCTCCAAGGAGATAGAATACAGATAACCACCCTTAACCTCGGTATAGTTAGGAGGACAATCCGTACATCCTTTCATGATAGAGATAAGACGTTGAGTATAATCAGCCGGTTTAGCGCCTTTCTTCATCACCTTATAACGTGACATGCTACCCTCGATAGTCTCACGTACGATCTTCAATCCTGGATATTGGGCACGAACCTCAGCCAACGCAAGATCATCACCAGTATCGCATACCTCCATACAATAGAAGTTCACGTCCTCCGTCTCAGGCTCAGTAGCCTCATTAGTGCATCTTGTAACCGGAATGATATCAATATAATCGGATAATTTACCACCACCGGCAATAGGTTGGTTCTTCATCCGCTCGATACACTTCAATACGGCGGGTAACAAATCAACCTCCTCGCAAGGATCACATTCCTCGCATTGATTAGGGGTATTGTCGCAATCATCCAAGAGGATAGCGTCAAAGATCTCAACACGACCTCCCTCGTAGCCAAGAAGCTCGAAAGCCCTGCCGGCGAGAATCAAGCGGATAACGATACGGTCGCCCTTGGAAACGGAGAAAGCCGTGTCGTCAGAGACACCATTGTATCCTAAGATAACGTCATCGACATAAGCGTGATCCTTCTTCGGCCAAGAAGCGTAAATCTCGGTGATCTCATTCAACGAGAACAGAGGCGTGGAAAAATCCTTGTCATATATAGAACGGGAAGCCGCTTGTTCATTACGACCGATACGGATCTCATAACGCTTGTCATTACGAGGCTTACCGGTAAAATCAATCACGGCCTTACAACCGTTCTCGGAAGTCTCCTTAGTATCATAAATACCAAGCTGACCTTCCTTCAATAAGATGGAATCAACATCCACCATCTTAGCGTGTGGGGGTACGAAAAGTACCCGGTCTTGCGGTCTGTGCAACATATTATCAATTTTTTAGTTCAAAAATCATTTACCTAACGCAAACATAATCATAAACAACATCACCGCAATAAAACATAGTTGGGAATATACGACAATACAGCCATATTACATTTTTTGTAAACATGTTATACTGAAAATGCTATTAGAATACATATATCCATAAAAACAGGATGAGATGTTTTTATGGCAAGTAACTTATAATCAACCACTTTCTGGAGTCGGATATTTCTCCGAATCCAGAAAATAATATCCGATTATATAATAATGCAATAAAAATCCCATTCACATAATTCTATGTATCAATATATTATAATATATTTTGGCAACAAATCCCATTTAATTATATTTGTATCGTGAATCTATCTATCACAGACCGATTCACGATGTAGTATAAATTAAAAATATAAAGTTATGAAATCAAATTTGATTTTAAAATCAGAAAGCAGGATGCTTTTAGGGAATCAGATATCCATAATGAGCAAGGATGGGTATGTATGTATAACTGAGGCTATGAGTTCAATAAAGAGCAAAAGGGAATCCATGGGATTATCATCAAGGGAAATTAATGACGTATTGTCGCAGCAAGGGTTCAAGGAGAAGATAAAAGCCCTAATGAGCCAGCTTGGATACGGCAATGATAATATCAAAAGTAAGCTGGATTATGAGAACCTTACGCTAAAAGAATTTAGAAAAGCTGGATTAGCCTATAGGAAGGGAGGTAGAGGGGTCCAAAAATGGTTTATAGATCCATACGTATTTATCACCATAGCCATGGAGTTGGATCCTGAAATATACGCTACAGTAGTTATATGGCTAACGGACGGCCTCGTGAAGAACAGGAACATAGCAGGAGATACGTATATAAAGATGAGCGGAGATATAAGATCCTTATTAGGCGACAATATAACGAATGATGATTTCAAGGGATATATATCAAGGATAGCCAAAGGCATAAATTACGTGGTGTTCGGCAAGCATGAAGAGGGCATAAGGAATTATGCCTCGATTACGCAAATGCAGGAGATAATAATGACACAAGGATATATATCCGATATGATAGAAAGTGGAATCGTTTCTAATTTTGACGGAATAATAAATTATCTCGGCATGAAGTGGAAGAAAAGATGGGGATCGAAAAATCCTGTCATAGATAATTAAAGCAAGTTAACAAAAAGCCTACCCGTTTCCGAGTAGGCTTAATGATCAAACTAATGGTGTTTATTTGAAAGAAGCCACATTATCCTTATCAAACCGATACCTCTGCAACTCATTCTCGTTAAGGTTGAATTGCTTGGCGACCATATCCAAAATCTCCTCCACCAAAGGATCGGGCAGCTCAGGATCGATGTCCGTGGACCGCTCACCGGCGGCGTTGATATACCCGGCCAGATCCACCCGTACCGGATTCCGGTAGTAGGTCATCCTGACCTCGTCTGTACGAAAGCCGTCCTCATACACCACGACCTTCCCGTCACCTATGGTGTAGAACGTTTCCCGATAGTCAAAAGAAGGCCTATTGTTATCATCCCCAAGAAGCTCATGAACATTCTCGTTCTTAGCCTCCCACATGACAAAATCTCCAACCTCACATCCTTTATAAGAAAACGCTCCTTTTATATTTGAGAACCATAAATAATCATCAGGAAGACCGAATGATGTCGATTCGGGATCATCAATATGACTAACCTCCTTAAGCGATTTCCAGTATACCAGAAGAGTTTGTATAGATCGGATGGTCTCATCATCCTTCCTATTAAGATAGTATCTTATCAACCTGTCCTGAGCCTCGTTGAACAAAAGCACGAACCTTCCGGGATCAAGCTTAATCCCGCCATTGGCGAGATTCTGCTCATTCTTCTGCAAAGACCTTAGATACGCTTCTTGGATCGTCATCGTTATTCCTCCGTATTAACCTTATCACCTTCATCTACGTCTTCCTTCTTCTTGACATCCTTAACCTTCTTGGTCTTATCGTCTATATTAGAAATAGACATAAGTTCCTCGTACTCATCCAAGACATTAGCCTTTACACTGATAAGATCTTTCTTGGTAGCCAAAAACTCGGCGGACGTACGGGTGTCAGGACCTATGATCTGACCATTATATTGCAAGCCGGATGGAGTCATATTGATACGACCGTTACGTTGAAGGACGTTTATGATACGATAGAACTCAAGAACTTCCTTGAAATCACCCTCCAATGACCGATCCCAGATATCAAGCAGATAATCGATGTTGGTCTTCTTCTCGTTCATCCAGTTTGATAGTGATCCGGTGTAATAATCATCCTCCGTGAAATCAGGACGGGTCACGATACCGATGTACAAAAGAAGGTCGATGACAGCCTGACGTTCCTTGCCACCTTTCTTAAGGGCGTCGATGAACTTATAGCTGATATTCATCTTATTGATCTCACGCTGCTGAACGAAATCCTTGGCGTTGTCTTTCTCAATGAAACAGAACATGGAGTTCATGAAAATAGGATCACCATCCATTTCCTGAGGAGTCAACATGCCAGAAAATACAGCCAGATATAAATAAAATAACTCAACGGTATTAGCCGTGTTATAAACCTTACCCATATAGATCTTGTCTTTAGCATCATCCCAAAACTCGAAATTGGTCTGGGAAAGATCCTTCTGGGAAATATTCTCAAAAGGCTTCATTATATTATTGACACGCTGATCAACCAACTTATCAACCTCATCCTTATCCATGCCATTATAACATCTTGATCTTGGATAAAAACCGGTATTGTAAACCTCTGAGAAATCATCCCACGGGCAACATACGTGAGTAGCATTCTCCGGGAACGGAGCCTTGGCTATATTGGCGTCTTGGAAGGCCTGCGGAGCGCTTCCGTCGTGTTTACCTACTACCTCATACAAGGTATCTGACATGATATTGAAGCCGTTTACCTCGACCAATACCTTCTTTGATTTTAAAATCTCTTTCATTTCCTTATTTTTGCGTTACTTTCCTAAAAAAAAGAGGAGAGGAATATCCTCCCCTCTAAAAACCAAATTACATATGAAAAAAAACTTAGCCGAAGTAGTTCGGTTGAAGCTCGATAATCAAGAACTTGCTGTTATCCATAACCCAAGCCGCTGAAGCTGAGTGGCACCAGAATTGCTCTTTCATGCCCGGCAAGGATGATACGATCTCATTACCGTTAGCTTTGTGTGCCCAACGACCATACTCATAACCCCACCACATGCTTACGCCTTCTGGCTTGATATAGAATACGTTGTTATTCATATTACCCAACTTAGCGTTAGCCGTATTAGGAATAGCGGAATACGCGTTAGTCGATCCAGCGTCAGTGATATTCTCAATAATACAAGAATAAGAGGATCTAGGATACATGCCATTCACTAACTCGCTACGATCTGTCATGTCAGCGTAATCCAAAGAAGGATCGTGCTCGAACTCTACATTTCCGATGCCGGGAAGGAAAGCTCCCTTAACCTGTACCGGACCTAAGATCATAGCATCATTAGTACCAGAGATAGGATTAGAAGGCAACATACGGTCACTACCCATACCCCAGCTCAAATTACTCAACGTAGTAAAGAAAGCCTCTCTAATCAACTTCTCTAAGTTAACCATAGCCATAGCTCCTACCTTGAACTTAATCTTACGCTCCGTAATAGGAAGATCTTGACGACCACGGAAAATATAAGCGGCAGCAGCCATAAGAGTATCCTTAGTAATACCCATCGGGCGACTATAGTAGATAGTATAACCACGGCGAAGCTGACGGTAGATACCCTCATTTAAATGGATAGGACCATTTTGATCCATGATAATACCACCTTCTTGCCACATCAACTGTCTAGCTTCCAGCTTAACCAACTCAGCCATACAGAATACCTCCAGCGTGGACGCTACCTTAGCCGTACGTAAATCAAGTCTACCATTAACAGTCTTGCCGATAATAGCCAAATCAGGAATATTACCCTCATACTCGCTTCTCATGGCATTCATACGACGAAGGGCGGTCTCCACGAACTCTGAAGTGCTATTCTGGGCGGCCTGCATGGACTTCATACCAGCATACATAGTGGTCTCACCCTCAACGCCACGGTGGTTTCCTAAACGGAATTCACAAGTCATAGAACCGGCCTTGTCAGCTCCAGATACCTTAGAGAACTGGGTACTGTACTCACCAAGAGCATGACCGATCTTCCAGTAACGGATACCCGGACGTAATTTCTCTTTAGGGAAGTATTTGGCCTTTCCGCCGATAACACGACCCCAATAACGCGTCAAATCACCTTCTGTTTTTGAAGGGATCTCACCAGATATAAGGATATTACAGCCGTTAGCGGCGTCATAGGTGATGACATCATAAGCCGTAAACTCAGAGGTATTCAAAACGATATCAAACAAACTACCGTCAATACCCGGTTTTAGATGATGACCTGAAGTATCCTCAGCCGTAACGACAGCGAATGTCTTTGTAACAGGTAAATCATAACGGAAAGAAGCTCCAATACCGTTAACGGAGATCGTAGCACCGTTATTAATCATACCCATATACATCGGAACAGGGTAGTTGGCGATATTAGAGAACAAGTTCAACAGACCTAGATGATTCTTGTCCGGATCCTCATAATACCAGCTCGCCAATGAGCCTAAGTTATGCTCTACGAGCGAAGTCTTATAGTTCTTGGCATCGGTGAAGGCGATAACGTTATCACCATTCACGGTAGCCGGAAAACTTTTTGTCAAAAAAGGGTTCATAATTATCTATCTTTTAATGTTATACACTCTTTGATCCACTTAGATCAAGGAAGTTAGCCTCTATAGTATCATTATCGATATTATTCTTATTTTGCTTTCCTCCCTTATTGCCAGAAAGAAGAGTGATGGTCTTCTTATTGACCTCCATCTTAGCCTTGTTAGTCTTCTGTTTAAGGAACTCGTCCTTATTCATCAAGAACAAAGCCAGATCAGCGGCCATGTCCGGATTCTTGATAGCCTCCGAATAAGCTTTATCTATAGCCGTATGACCTTGATTGTCTATCGGCTTGGTAACGAAATCGACAGCCTTACCTATCATCGTGTCAGTCAACTGGAATCCTGAGCTTATAGACGTCTTAAGACCTTTCTTATAGATCTTCATCTGCTCAATCAACTCCTGTTTCCTTTTCTCGGATTTTTTCTTCTCCTCCTCGATAAGGTTATCCATCTCCTTTTTCAGGATATCATGGAACTTATTGGCCTTGGACTCAATGAACTCATCGCCCTTGCCAATCATCATCTCCATATTATCCTTTATCTCGTCTTCCGGCATACCCAACATCTTATAATAATGCTGGATGACCGCAAGCTGATCATTCTTGTTGCTCATATCAAGGTTGTCCAAAGGCGCCTGAATGTTCTGATATTGGTTTAGAAGCTGACCTACGTTACCTCCAGCCTTATCCACCTCTATCATCTTCTTCATGAAGTCAGACATAGAACCGGTATCAACCTTATCCTTCAACAACTCATCAGCCTTATCCTTGATCAATCCCTCCACTATATCGAGTAAATCATCCTCTTTAGTGATAGTAGAAAGATCGACTGGCTTATCATCTACCATAATATCAAGGTTATCGATACTGTCGATGATACCTCTGGCAGCCATCTTCTCCAAGAAAGATTTCCCGTTAAACACTGATACCACGTTATTATTATCAGTACCGCCTTCGCCAAAGGAATCTGGGTCTGGGTTGGTAGCGTCGCCGCCCTTATCCCCGCCACCGTCAGCCGCTCCGCCGTCGGCAGGCTCTTCCTTGGAATCACCTATAGGATTACCATCCTTATCATATTTACCCTCGATATTATTCTTATCGCCATCACCGTCACCACGGTAAAAAAGTTCCTCGACACTCATGGTCTTAAAACCCTTAGCGAAATCACCCATGTCATTCATACAATTTCCTTTTTTGCTTTTTACAAAAGTATTATTAATCCAATTACCAATTAAATCAAACCCATTATAGTATATGACAGAATTTTACGCCAAAATGATTACAGATTTTGTAAAAATATTTACAAAACTTGTAATCAATTCTTGTTTATCATCGACGTAAACCTATCTGTATCAGAACGTTTGTTTCTAGCGTCTATCTCCTTTTCTTTTAATTCCAACTTCCTTTTCTCTATCTCCTCACGAGATCTTCGCTCAGCCTCGGCGTTAGCCTGTCTGGTTCTCATATCCTCTTCCTTGATATCAAGATCCCTTTCCTTTAAAGCCCTATCAGCCATAGCCTCGACATAATCCATGCCTTCAGAGTTGTTCTCGGTCCTAGCCGCTTGACCAGCGGCCATTATGCTCTTACCCCGTAAGTCAAAATTACCCTTGATATAAGCCAGCTCCTTATCCTTCTCATGCTCATCATTACGAGCCTGTTGATCGGCCTCAGCTTGCTGCTGGACAAGTCGCTGTTGATTCTGGTATTCTTCCTGCCTTACACGATCGGCGTAAGATCTAGCATCCCTTCCGATCTGATTCATCTCAGCCGTTGAGTTGGCGCTCATCATCCTAGTGATATCAAGTAAGTCATTACCTAACGTATTTGTCTGTAATATATATTGTTTCAAATTCTCCAATTCCAGACGTTTCTTGGAATTAGAGACAGCCATAACATTAAGATGACGTAACGATAGGCTATTATCCGTAAGACTGATGTAAGCCAAGGAAAGATCGCTGTTCCTGTACATCACGGTCCAATCGTATCCTTCCTTCTGGCATACTTGAGCCACGGCTAGATGAATATCCAATGTCCGTTTCTTGAAGTCATCGAAATCATTAAAGTAAGTCTGGGTCTGTAACATGGTAGCGTTAACCCCCTGTTTTACGCCCGTAGAACTCTCGTATCTGGTTGACTGACCCATTGCCTGTTCGGATATTCCTATCATCCTATAAGCCATCATATAGGCGTAAGACGCCATTTCCATACGGGATCTTATCTGATCCGTATTAGTAAGATCATATACACCAAACTGGTTATATATGCTACTCATCTGCGGATTCTGGTAAGGATTATTCGTATCATTGCCACCTACGCCCATAAACGAGACGGACTTCACGATCTGCATGAAAGTAGCTAAAGCACCCTTCTTGTCCATCATATCCTTATATTCAGTAGGCAAGAATCCAAGGTCGCCTAAGAAGAACTTACCGATCTCCTTCTCGGCGTTATTGTATAGCTGATTCATAGCAAGGTTATACATCATCTGGAACGGTTGTACGCGATCAGCGAGACTGGCCCCTATAAATCCAGAAACCGGAATGACATAATCATACAGACTGCTGTCACCATGTATCTGATGAGGTATTGGATCCCCACCGATATATATAGGCTTATCCATTAAATTACCTCCGGTGATCTTAACTCCAAACCTAACCTCAGGAACATACTCCAAGATATAGGTGTTCACCTCAGGATCACCAACAGCATCGGCCATAACCCTCTTTACTTTCTTTATGCCATTCTTCTCCAAGAATTCCGGGAGCAACTCATCGGTTACAAGTTCCTGATCAACCATTCCGGTCTCTGTCATATAAGTTATTAAGAATACCGGTTTCATGGATACCCAATATCCTTCCATAACCCTAAAAAGGCGAGAGTCTATCTCATATCTCTTACCATCGGCCATACCGGAGTTGAAATATCCAAAGGGATGGAAGCGGGGTAAGAAGCGGGGTTGGGTGTGTTCCTCCCCGTCAGGTCCGAAGGTATGGTACTCACCCATCGGAACGCCGTAGTAATCCTCAGCGGCGACTATAGATTCATAGTCATGGTATCCCTTCCATGGGACAACCTCATTCTCGTACATACCGGTAATAGACGATTTCTTTTTCTTCCAGTCATACCTAGCACCGTCATTAGATACCCATCCCTCATAATCATCGTCACCTCCCATAATCCGACGCTTGTCCTTGGCTGTCATCTTATGGCCGTATCTTGATATCAACTCGACACCCTCGTAATAATGAAGACGACCTACATAAGATCCATATTGCGGGTATTTTACATCAGGATGGAAAACCTCCATAGGACTCCATACCTCCGGACGGTAGTAATCGAAACCAACGAAATGATTCCGGAACATCTTTCCGCTAAGAAGACGGTCCCGGAAATTCTCCCTGTCAAGCTCATCCATATAAAACCGGCTACGGTCGGCCTCGATCGTATGATCCCCCCATACCGCCGCCTGCGTCTTCCATCTTGTACTCATGAACCTCTGGATATCATCAGGGGTCATAGACGCTTTGGTATGTTGGATTTGCTGAACATAAGCCTGACGCTCCTCCTCGGAATTAAACTCATTGTACGTAGGATCAAGACCGGCCTCTACAAGACGCTGATTAACGATAATATCCCACTGTTCTTGTATATGACGATGAAGTAAGTTTGACATCGTATCCTCATACTCACTTATAGCCATATCCCCTACCTCGTTAACCGTATACTTATCCTGTAGGTTTGTCAGCCATCCCTCAAAAGCGTTTACGATACCACCTATGATATCATAATGCTTCAAGAAAGAAGGGATTCTTATATCACTCCTTAGCTTCTGCACGTTCCTTAGCTGAGGGATGACATCCGCCATCTCCATAAAAGATAACTTACCATCCGCCATCAGATAATAGTCACGGTACATCTGGTTACGATCATACTGTTTCAACCCTATCGTCTCAAGAGCGTCCATACAATCCTCCTTCCATTTCCTGTTCTTTTTCTTCGTGGAAATAGCCTGAGGAGGTAATCCTAATAACGCTCCTTTTGCTGGAAACGAATGATCTCTATTAAACACTTCCATGATTATTCAATTTTATTTACAACAAAGATAGGCGTTTAATTGACATTCATTTACCTAAAAGCTCCTATAGATACCGATCCAAAGGCAGAGGCATATACCTCATGGTGTTTATAAGCGTCTTCCTTGCGGGCATTATTCATCTCCTCGATCTTCGATTTAGGCATGTAGTTGTTATCGTCAAAATATCTGGCGAGAACCAACGCATGCCCGAACGCTATTATCCTATCGACGTTCAATCCGGGCTTGTACTGTATTATTTCATCCAATAGGGCTATATCATCAATCAACTCAATACCCTTGACAGTTATATCAAGACCAGTCTGATCATCATAACCAATAACGAAATCCTGCCAGCAATAATCCACCACGCACGAGAATAGCAGGTTCTGGTTGCCGGGGGTCGGGTATAGCCCCAGCTTGCTGTTCTGCCGGGAGCCGGCCTTCACATACTTATTGGCTATTGCCTCACCAGCAAACAGAAAGAAAGACGCTGGCATACCGCTTTTACGGTTAAGATACTGCTCATACATCTGGTCAGCGTTCTCCATAAGACATATAGCACCATATCCTTTCTGAAGTACCTCGCATGTACGACAGAATTGGTCTATAGATGATGGGCGGGATACGTAAGAGGCAACTATTCTATAGGCATAAGGATCTCGGATACCAACACGCCTTTTGAATATATAAAAGGATCCCAATGAAGGAGTATCAGACTTGGCCTGCTTATACGGATCTTGGCCCGCCACATAAATAAAATCATCAAACCTATTGGATTGAGGCATCTCGAATATCTGGACAGGAGCGTCAATAACACCGCCGCTAAACGGGAATCCAGCCAGTTGCTTATTCGATTTAGTAGTCCCCAGTTTATTACCTGACTCAAGAAAGACATCACACAGCATACCGCTATATTGCCCCGACTCAAGGAGATCATTCTTATGCTTGATAGCGTACTCGACCGGGAATAGGTTCTGGGATGAGCTTAAAAAACAGTCGTCAATCGTAAATGGATAGAACATGGTATGAGAGGTATAAGCTACCCTATCTTTCGTAGATAGCTTCTTCCGTTCCTCGTTAAGCTTATTGGTACTAGCCTCGAAATCAGTAGCGTCGATCTTGATCTTATTAAGCTTCTTGTCATCAGGCTTACCAAGATAATCGCCCAATCCTATAGTTCTCTTAACACCGGAGTTAGCCATCTGACCGGGGACAAACATCGCCCATTTCCGTTCTTTCCATGTTTTCCCTTTCATGGCTCTCCGATTTAAAATATCCCAGTCCATGACCAGAAGATTGTATGTATCAGGATCAGAGAACATCTCCTGAGCGTCCTTGGATAGTTCCACCTCACCACCGGTACCAGCCAAGATAGGACTGAGACGCCAGCCATAAGGAGTGTCGTAGGACGGCATGGCGGCCGTGTACGGTTTCTTGATAGGTCCCTTACCTACCTCGTCGAAAATAGCCGTGGCTGGGGTCAGACCGGCAGTCTTCTGCGTGGATGTCTTCCTACCCATGTTGATATTGGCTATGGATATTATGGCATGAACATCACGAACCCCGTTGGACATACGCTTGCCTAAGGTGACACCAGAACTCCAATCGGTCTTGGTCCTGTTAATCCTGAAAAAAGGATGCACATGATCAAGACCATACTCACAATACTCACCTATATTAGATAAATCGCTATCGCTGAAACCTACCACGGAATGACTAAGCCCGATCGTCATGGTAGCGTTCATCTGAAGAAGGGATGACATGATAGTCGTATTATGAGATACGACAAAATTGGTGGTAAGAAACTGATGGGACTTATTATCGACCTCAATACAAGTAGCTTTATATTTCCCGTAATAATCTATATCGGATATCCTAAGCCTATTATGGGTCTTGGATATATACATATCATCACCATCCATGACGCAATAATATCCCATAGACCAGAATATTCTTCTTACGAAGGATATAATATACTCACTTTTGTAAACGACCTTAAAACGATCGTCACCAGTACTTATGCCGCAAGCTATCTTCATGAATGAGCTTATAAACAACTCTTTCTGTTTTTTGGATGAATAAATAATATCATCCATCTCCTTATTGCTTAACTCGAAGATCCTGTCGGTAGATCCACAAAGGAAAGAGGCGGTCAGAGACCCAAGGAGATGGGGCGACATCAGCCACCGCCGCTCGGGGAAATCCACGGCCTCCCCTATGTCTATGGTCATCTTCTGGAAGTCAGAGTGGATGATACCCATGGTGCTCATGACTTTATAATCACCATGATATTTAACCTTCCACTGATGTTGACCGCAACATACTATACTGCGCCCGTCCTCAAACGTAACCTTATACATATCAACGAATCCTTGAGGATATACGCCTACTATAGTCGTAAGCTTACCATCATCGCCATATATGATATCACCGATATCAGCGAACCCTATCTTCTTAGATCCATAAGGAGTATATATCAGCTCCGAGTCCAGAAGGGCCTTTCCAAAACGACGGGTACCGAACATCCCCAGCCCTTTCTTCTCCTGACGGGCACGTTGGTACATCTCAGCGAAAAACCATTCATTATCACGTAACCGGCTGATAGCAGGAACACGCTCCCCGTTTGGAAGATCTTGAAATACGGGAAAGAAATTAACATGCCAATAAAGCCATGGCGGGATGAACGTACCGTTGATAGTCACCCCGTTCTTGACCTTATAAGCCTCCTCCGTGAAGAACTGCTTAACATCATCATCTTGATCCTCCCAGCCAAACAAATCGTTCCACACTGGAGGATTCTTCATGTTTACATAAAATTCTGGACTCGTGCTTAACCCCATCACTTCATACTTTTTAATACGGACTCTATACCTCCAGACACTTGTCCCTTACGTTCCTTCTTCTGGACATTGCTGACACTCCTGTATACATCCATGATCCCACTCTTCTCCATATACGAGTCATTCCATACGTTGATCTTATCGATCAGCTTGGATATGAAATCGAACGCCCTAGCCATATCCTCAGGCTTCTCCTTATCCCATGGATGCTTGGCGATATACGTCTTGGCGTCATCCACGGCCTTGGCTATGACCTCAAGATTATCGTTTACCCGATCGACATCCTTACTCGTCGGCTTTCGTCTTCCCTGTGGCATTGGCCTTTATTTCCTTAAATTCGTTATACTGCTTCATAAGAAGCTCATAAGATTGAACAACACCTATCTTACTTACTTCCGTCACACTCATATCATGGAACATATCCTCAAGCTCCTTGTCAGCATATCTAAGACGTTCCTTGTCATCATAAAACACGAATCCAGACGTTCTGTCTTCTATAATGCTCTTGGCGGTGGACGCATATGTCGTATCTAAATCCAGATCCATACCGAAGCTGGTAGCCAACTGGATTATGAACATCAACCTAGAATTGACTTTTACAGCCTCTATATTCAACATCTGTATCTTATGGGTCATCTCATGAAGAACGACAAAATCCTCCTCTTTTATCAACGAAGATGATTTAAGGGCTATCTTCTTAGTCCTATCTTCAATATCGCTATACAGACGCTTGCTCTCACGCTTTATGGCTATCCAATGCCTTATATGAGTATCCGCCTCTTCTTTAAGATAATCCCTGATCTCTTTTTTGATATCCTTATCCTCTTCCATTATAATCACACGTTATAATCATTATTATTTAATTCAATCTCATCACTGATGCTTTGGTCTATAGACCTCAATAAATCTCTGGTACTAACATCCCGCAAGAAGCGGACATTACCACCATTAGCCCTAGCTATCCTCCTTAAAGCGGAGTAAAGTATATCACCCAACGAATATTCAGGCAACTCACGGCATCCGACTTCCATGACAATAAGGGCATGGATACGGTCATCTATCTTGCTTCTTACGAGATTTCTCACGGCATTATTTATAAGCTTCCCCTATAATACGTAGCGGGAAATGTTTGAAATTACGTTCAGGATCGTCCTTAGTATAACCCATAAGAGATAGATGTTTCTCAAAATGACCTTCCGTATATTTTGAGGTATCTAACGTCATCCTAAATATAATTCTATTCTCATTGTCAGGATGTTTGTTATATGATACATCTCCCATACATCCACATCCAAGATGATGCTCCTTGACATGGAAACCATCATTATGGGTGATAAATAACACGATTTCTATCTTATCACCTATTTTCTGATCAAAAATATTTAGATAAAACTCGCTCTCATCATCCGTCAGTCCTATATCAAAGGAATCGTTAGGGCACTCAATATTAAAATCGTTATGATCGGCTGTTATCACCTCCATAGCATTCCATTTGGCTTTCTCACCCTCCACGAACTTCAACGGGCATACCTCTGTCTTCATCCAAGCCTTTTCCTTGATAAAGCAACCACACAGCGAGCATGCCTGTCTTCCCATCAATCTTTGCAGCAATACCTTAGCTGGTAACTTAAAGAAAGCTATATTAGAAGAGTTCTTAGGACATTTCTTGCATAAATAAAGACGATTCTTATACCACTCCGGATAATCCTTCTCATCCTTAGGAATCCTGCCCAATAAACTGTCTTCCCAAGCTTGGGCTATTACTTGGGCTTTACCAATTGTTTGCACGATAATTATTTTTTAAATTGTTGTTGTTGAAAATCCTGTAACTGTTCCCATGTCATGCCATACCGACATTGGTACATAGCCTCATGGTTGTCACGTATAAGGGGATCTCCGTTCTTCAATCCCTCCATACCCTCTATCACATTTATCTTCTTATCCAGACAATCAAGCTCAATAGGCATCCTTTCGTCTGGATAACGATTACCCTCCTTGACATATATACGACGTATCTTATCACGTCTTACACGCATCTCACGGAGGTTGCATATAACATATCCGATAAACGGTATCCTGATAGATATATTATCGGTATATCTGGCGAGGTGATGGATATAAGATACGGATGCTTTCATGCACCATTCGACCTGTTGCTTGGTAAACTTCCCTCCAGATCTTCTCACCACCTCATCGACAATATCCCTGTCGAACGAAATAAGACTCCTATCCATCGATGTTAAGCTTATTTCTCTTGAATACGAATCCCATTACACGGGTGTCATCACCCTCCCCGTCAAGAACGAAATAATTACGTAGGCTTCTCATCTCAATAGACAGCTCACGGGTACGGAAATTTCCGTTCTTCTTGTCTACTAAAAAACCGCCACGCTTTAGCTCATTGTTAAGGACAGCGATATAAGATTCCTTCTGTCCATAACAATCCATATACTTGGCCCTGGTATCATCCGAGTATCCGTAGTTGATGTAGAAAGAAAGTAAGTTTATCGTCCTTTCAGTAATCAAGCTCCTACCCTTGGAATCCAGATAGCCGTTGCATATCCTTAAGAACTGCTGGATCATATCCAACCTAGTATCATAAGGCAACGCAAATACGAAAGCTTTCCTCTGTTCGGCCATATAAAATTAGTTTTCGACAAAACTACTTAAAAAAAATATCGTTGTCAAGAAATTATGCCATAATCAACATAATATATGCTGATTGGCATGTATTTACGAACATCCAAAGGGAAAAGGTGGTGGAAATGGAGGAGGAAAGCCAGATAAGTCCACCGTAAGCCACGGCAACGAGGTCAGTTGAGCACCGGCCATACATGCCTCCGAGCGGCGGTGGACAGCCCTATCCTGCCTCAAGGGACATGACCACCCCTTTTCCCTTTGGATTCCTTCTTGCTATGTTATGGGATATAAAGCCAAGGGAAATGGGAAGCCTTGGGCGATGGAGCCTGCCGTAGAAGATACGGACGGCCGGAGCGCAAGCGATCGCACAAGACCTCACTTTTTTTTCTTTGGCTTATGCTCCACCCGATCCCCCTACCGGGGTACCGGCTTCCGGTATAGGATACGGCTTCGTTATGGGATATAAAGCCAAGGGAAATGGGAAGCCTTGGGCGATGGAGCCTGCCGTAGAAGATACGGACGGCCGGAGCGCAAGCGATCGCACAAGACCTCACTTTTTTTTCTTTGGCTTATGCTCCACCCGATCCCCCTACCGGGGTACCGGCTTCCGGTATAGGATACGGCTTCTACCAGGTTTAGCCTGCGGTATCCTGCCTGACGGCACCATACCTTGGCGGTAAAAAGCAATGTTTTATTAAATAGAGACTTTAAGTGGAGTACACAGGAACTCGACGTCAGGAGAGGTTCTGTGTACGGATAGAGATATTAGAAAGTAGTATATGTTTATAGAGTTAATTATATTTAATAAATATACCTATTAACGCGCGCGTAACAAGTAGGTTGAGAAAAAACGATCGTTCACGCGCACAGCGTTTTACGAACATTACCTACCCTCCTTAAACAACAAATGGGCGACCTTCACAGGCTACCCATCCATCCGAATAACTTGTTTCGTATTGATGAAACTTGTATATTCGCAGCAAATAAAAATTATATGGAGACAAAGGTAGCACTTTTACAGAAAATGAAATCAAATTTCGATAAGATTCTTACCGAAGCATATATCCCAAAAGATATACAAGCAAAAAAAGATGAGCTTGGATGCCTAAGGCTTCCGGCAGGATCACTTGTCTGTCCAGTAGATTACAAACCTGTAACTAATAAGGACGGGAAGAAGGTTACGGCCGTAAAATACTCGAACAAGAAAGATAATATAAGAGGTTCCGGTATGGTTATAGAAAAGAAGTGTAAGCAGGTAACGGCTTATCTTTCTATCATAAATGTACAGAAGCATGTATTTTTAAGAAATAGGATGAGAGATGGTTACCGTGACCGTATCGAGATCAATACCGATGATTTTATAGATATCCTATCCGATGGCATAGCTTATTTCTGCTATAGGCATGTAATTGAAAATTGCCATGAGGATATAGACTATCAGCTAAAGACGCTTAAGGCTTACGCCGAGGGCGAGATAAGAATAGCTTTATCTGATATCATGATCTACTCGTATAAGGCTAAGAAGAATGAGGATACGAAAGAAATATTCGTAGGTAAGAAAAGATCCGTATACAAATGTCTGGATAAGAATTTAAGCTCAGACGAAAGACGGAATATGGCTAACAAAAGCCGGAAACTTGATCGGGTAAGAATCCTTTCCAAGATAATATTCAGGGCCAGAACCAGAAACGTACATCATATATACAAAGTAACTAAAAGAAAGACAGTTAAGTTCAATGTAGCATACCTTCTTAATGAGTTAAATAAGAAGCTCATAGGCATAGGTATGCGTGAAATATCTCAATCCACTATATACAGATACATAAGCATGTTCTTAGACATGTGTAAGAAGAATATATCCGATTTGTATGACGAGGTAAAAAAATACAATGGAATAGCGAATACCAAAGACAGAAAGAACGTAACTATCGGATGCTTAAGACTATTATACAAGGGGAAATATATGCATATCCTTATATCGACAGAATACATAAAAGATGTATTTTTAGGAGAAAAATCTTATGAGATGAGTAAAGCTGGATGATTTGAGTATCAGATATAAAATTTAATATTTACATATTATTCACATTTATTTTTAATAGTTAATTATAACTATTCGTATCTTTGTACCATAAATTTAAAAGATATGGTAAAAGAGGATTTTAGAAATGAAAACGACCTCCTTCGTCATATTATGACGGTGGATAAAAACGTAGAGCAGGGTCGTGCCTTGAAGAAGATTTTCACCACTAGGGAGAATCTGTTTATTACCGGTAGAGCTGGTAGTGGTAAAAGTACGTTCATGAGACGTATCGTAAAGTTCTTGGGTAAATGTGTTATTGTAGCTCCTACTGGCGTGGCTGCATTGAACGCAGGAGGGCAGACCATCCATTCGTTTTTCTCTATAAAGAACGATCCTTATATTCCTTCTATCGAGAGAGGTATGTTGTCTAATAAGGTGGATGTAAGTCCGTTTATGAAGAAGAAGATCAAGAATCTTGATACTATCGTTATCGACGAGATCAGTATGGTAAGACCTGATTTGCTTGATGAGGTGGCTGACGTACTTAGACAATGCAGGCGTAGCAAGGAACCTTTTGGTGGAGTTAGGTTGATTATGTTTGGAGATCTATCACAACTACCGCCTGTGGTGACGGCGGATGATTTTATCGACAAATATTATGAGAGCCGGTTCTTTTTCTCATCAAAGGCATTAAGAGCGTCAGGATTCTCGGTCATTACCTTCGAGAACGTATTCCGTCAAAAAGATCCTCAGCTTCTTTCCGTACTTGAGGATATAAGATGTGGGGTTATTACCGACGAGTCAAGACAGATATTGGATAGTAGGGTCAAGTATCCAGATAATATGGATAATACTATAATTATATGCTCAACTAACAAAGAAGCTTATGAGATAAATAAGACTAATCTTGATAAGATCAATAATAAGGTATTTAAGTTCGATGCTACTGTATTCGGGGAGAAGCCTGTAGCGCCTTGCGAGGATGAGCTTATAGTAAAGGTAGGGGCTAAGGTCATAATAACCAGAAACGGCAACGGGTATGTCAATGGCTCGATGGGTATCATAACCAGCATAGATACTGTTGATGAGACGATATATGTTCATCTAGATAACGATACTGAGGTGGAGATAACCAAAGAGAAGTGGGAGAAGATGAAGTATAAGCAGGTAGATGATTCCCTTGAAGGCATTTCTTGCGGCTATATAATACAATATCCATTAAGGTTAGGATACGCTATAACCGTTCATAAATCTCAGGGAATGACTTTAGATAATATATTCGTAGACATCAGCAGAGCCTTCGAAATAGGACAGATATATACCGCTCTTTCAAGATGTAGGTCTATAGACGGGCTTTATCTGAAATCAGTGCCTAAGGAAGATATGGTACTGCTAAGCGATAAGATATCTGACTTTATAGAGAAGGTGGATGAGAATGAGGGTGTTTTGAATCCAGAAAAGATATCTGATATCGGTAAGGATATGATCAAGAAACAACAGGATTTGTTTAATTTCGAGGAATACGGATTATAATGGCTAAGAAAGAACTTTTTTCAGACGTAGATGAGTTAGTATCATCTTTAAATAAAGAGCTTGGAGAAGGCTCGATAATGAACTTCGGCGATGATAAGCCTATAATATCCATACCAAGGGAAAGCACTGGTTCTCTGGTGGTGGACAAGGCCCTCGGCGGCGGATGGGCGGTAGGCCGGATCCATGAGCTGGTCGGGATGGAATCTTGTGGCAAGACCATGATGTGTACGTTAAGTATGATCGAGTTCCAGAAAAAACATCCAGATAAGCTGGTAGCTATAATAGACGTGGAGAACGCTTTCGATATTGAGTACGCTAGGAAAATGGGATTAGATATAAACCGGTTTTTGATCTCCCAACCAAGCTACGGGGAGCTGGCTATTGACATCACAGCCAAGTTAGTCGAGTCCGGGAAGGTCGGATTTATTGTCGTAGATTCTGTAGCCAATCTGGTACCGAAGAAGGAGATAGAGGGCGATATGGAAGACAGCAACATGGGATTGCAGGCTCGTTTGATGTCCAAAGCCATGAGGGTTCTTACAGGAATCGTAAACAAAAGCGACTGTGTTCTGGTATTCATCAATCAGTATCGGGAGAAGATCGGTGTTATATACGGCGATCCTAAGGTAACGACCGGAGGTAACGCTCTTAAGTTCTATGCCTCTATCCGTATGGAGATGGCGAGAAAGAAGGTTATATTAGGAGAGGACGGATCTTCAGTAGGTCATGAGGTTAGGATAAAGGTGCTGAAGAACAAGACAGCCGTTCCGTTCCAAATAGCAGAGACAGCCTTGTATTATGGCGTGGGGTTTGATAAGGAACTTGAACTTTTGAAGTTATGCGAGGAAACCGGTATCTTTATCCGTAAAGGATCATGGTACTGGTACGGGGATGTTCGTGTAGGGAACGGAGTCGATAATACGTTAAGTATCATGAGGGATAATCAAGAATTGTGTCAAGAATTAAGAACTAAATTGAATTTGTAATCATGGCAATAGGAGTAAAATTTGTAGACGTAATACCGTCCAGTGTAGAGAACGCTGTCGAGGTTAAGAAAGGGGATGTGAAGAACTATCTGTTCGTAGGTATTCCCATGAGTGAGTTTATTGGAAAGAGATATGAGTATGAGGGATTCATATACATGTGCCTACAGGGTGTCACCGGTGGCACGGAACTTGGCGGAGATATAGCCATAGCCGTATTGAGACCGGTTCGCCCCGCCGTCGGGCAGGCATCTTATCATTTGGTATCGTATACACCTCTTACGTATACGAGATCTGATGTGGCGATATTCCTTCGCAATGGTGATTTTAAGGTTGTTAAACGTGACGATTGTAATCTTATCTGATCATGGGAACATATATATCGATAAAATCAACAGTAAACGCATTCAGGTACGGGATTGATCCTATACCTGAATGGTTTGATAAGATATCCCAAAGAACCAAGGAGCTTGATGTGATGGTTGACGGTCACAAGGTAAAGGCTTTGGATATAATCCTAGAAAATGGCATTCTACGGGCTTTTTACGGTTATTATATAGGTATGTATCCGGATAACTCGATACAGGTGTTTAGACCTGAGGATTTTCATTCATTATATACCTTAAAAATATGAATATAGCGATAGGAATAGATCCGGGTATAGATACCGGAGGATTGTCCATGATCCCAGAAAATGGCGAGGTTAGGGTAATTATGACTCCAAGGATATCGGTTAAGGGGGATATAGATCTTAGGGCTATATCAAGCTTCTTCCTCGATGCCGCTGACAAGATCCAAGAAGAGGGAGGCGGGACGCTGGCGATCGCCGTCGAGGACGTCCACAGCATCCACAACAGCTCGGCCTCCAGCAACTTCACCTTTGGCGGGAGACGCCGGGAACCGAACGCTCTATTCGCTATGATGGTGGAGATGATGGAACGATACGGATCTCACCCGGATGTTAGGTTCATGTTCGAGGAGGTGCAACCAAAGACCTGGCAGAAGGAGCTTCATACGACAGCCGATCGGGTGTATACGGCGGCTAAGCTGGACACGAAGGCTACCTCCATCC